CCGTGTCATTACCAAAGAATGATTTCTTTTTCATTCCGTAACTTTTCGGTCCACCTTTATCATCAGTTTTTGATTTAGATGGTTTGTCGAAAATGTTTATCTTTTTTGCCTTTTTTGATGTATCAACAGGGTCTGGTCCATCTTCTGTATCATTACCAAAGAATGATTTCTTTTTCATTCCGTAACTTTTTGGTCCACCTTTATCATCAGCTTTACTCTTTGGAGCTTTAGGGTCTTCATGCGTACCTGCTTTTACTGCGGCATTATATGCATCTTTTGATTTAAATTGTACGACTTTTCCACTTTCTTTACTTCTCGCTTTAAAAGTTTCAGCTTCAAATAATTCTCTGAAGTATGTTTTTAGGTTTGCCATTTTTAACTAATGTAATGTGTTAATTCAAATTTTCCACTTTCCATTCCATAAATTGAAATGTTTAGATTTTTTTTCTGTGGTTTCCCATCTTTCAATAATCCAATGCTAAACGAGTGCATTTTACCAACACCTGGTCTCATTCTACTATATCTACCACCCATAGTGATTTCGGAATTCCAATCTTGCGAATCTATCTCAAATCCTTTTTTCTCTGCTTGAGTTCTAGCATAATCTGCTGCTTCAGAAGCAGTTTTGAAATAGATATTGTTGGGTGCTTCTTTTAATAAATCCTGTAATTTTAGCATTGAATTCAAAGTTTAGTATAAATATAAAATAATTTTAATTTACCAACTCTTTTAACAAATTATAGTCCTACTCTTTCCCAATTTGAGTTGTTGAATCCCGCATCTCTCTTAACAGGTACCGATAGTGCTCTATCTCTATCAGGGTCTCCACCATTGTTGTTGTTGATTAGAATTCTCTCCTCTCTACCGATTCCCATTACTAATTGGTGGTATCGAATTCCAGCGGTTGCCATCTGTTGAGTGGTGATTTCTCTCAAATACTCTGGTCTCGCAGTAGTTAGAACGATGTAGTGTCCCAAATCATACCATTCATCCATCTTTCTTTTAACTCCTGGTAGTACAGTTACCACCTCGGGGTCTAGTTCTTCAAATCTTACTTGCTCTATTAGTGTACCATCGATATCACTAAAAATAGTCTTAAATCCTTGTTCTTCTTTCATATTGGTTATCTATCTTACTACTTTACAAATGTACAAAAAAAGCTTGGAATTTCCAAGCTCTTTAGAAAATATCGGCGGATATATTTTACGCAACAAACATCCTTTCCAACTCTTTTTCGAGTCCCTCCACCACTATAGGATTGGAGAACTTAACCTCGTGAGAGATGTATTGATACAGAGCATGTTCGTTACTTTGCTCTGCTACCATTTTGTCAATGGCGTTGAACAACATATCTTTTGGAGCATAAAACACCACGTCGGAATTGACGGGGAAGTGAAAATCTACTGCACCTTTCGGTTTCCAATACGGGATATTGGAATCGGAATAGTTCTCATAATACTGGGCGGTTACTTGAATAGTACACATCATATCTTTAGGGGTTAAGGGGTTATTAATTAAATTCTTCAAATTTACCATCGATGAACATCACACCTACTGCGTAGATGGGTAGATACACATTGTAGTATCCATCGTTGAAGTTCGTAAGTGTAACATCCAACCATTCATTCATTACATGGTTATCATCACACCACTTATCAAATGCCACAGCATCGTTGTTTTCAGCAAAGGTTCGGATTTCGTTTAGGGTTTTCATATTATAGGGGGGTTGTGTGTTGAACTCTTATTACTCTATAAATGTATGAAATTCTGATGAGAATTCCAAGGGTTTCCTCAATTATTTTTTAAGTTTTTCCAAACATTTTGAACATACGAGGTCGGGGTCTTCATCATAGTATTCCATGAACCTTTTAGTATCTAATACGAATGTACCTCTATGGTTTCTATGTAGGTGTCTCCCACATTGGGTACGAGATGGGTGAAGTTTCCCATTCCCTATACTTGCGAATATGTGTGCCTTATAGTTCATATCTCTTATCCATTAATTACTGATTGATATGCTTCGATGAACATTTGGTTAATTTGATTATTGATTTCTCTATCTAACTCTCTTTGTTTCTTTCTTACAATTGAGTTTTGTATTCTAACAATTTCGTTAAGAACTTTGATGATGGAGTTTCTATCTTCTGCAATCACACCCACTCTCCACTCAACCCCATTTATTCGGAGTATCTCACCCAATTCTCTACTGAACTTTGATTCAAAATACTGAACCCCAGTCACTCTCTCACCACTCATTCTTACTAATCCTAGTTTCATAACTCTATCTCTTTTAATACATAGTAAAGGTATACAATCTCGTGCAAAAATCCAAGGGATTTCTCAATTATTTTTGAGAAGTTCCGATAAATTGGATTGTGTTTGCGATTCGTTGGAGGATGTGGGTAGGTAATCCCATTTCTTTAGCTGATTCCAACATTTCAGTGTAAAGGTATCCATCCCACACACCACATAATTGGTTATACAATTCGTTAAACCAAGATTCATTCTGGTCGATGTAGAAATCTTCTACCATTCGTAGGGTTTGGGAGTGGTAATCCATCCAATCTTGGTTGAATAATTGGTGTCGGTCGAATCTTACAATGTTCATATTAAGGGGGTTTAGGGGTTGAACTCTCATTACTCTATAAAGGTAGTAAAAAGCAACGAGAAATCCAAGAGTTTTCGTAAAAATTTTTTATTTATTTTTCAATTATGTTTCATTCCCTTACACACCCCATACCCACCACGAGCAGCAAGTCGATTGATGTTTATGGCAACCTCCATAGGAACGATTTGGATGGTGTTACCCGTTTTGTGATTTGTGATGGGTACACCACCGACCTTTTCTACGGAACTACACCCAACGCAATGCTTGTACCCATATTGTGTTAAACGAAGAGAGGGCATCCCGCCCCCACATTTCGTACATTGTATCATTTCTAATACTTTCATTTTTTCGATTTATTAGGTTCGGAAGTGAGCACCACCACCGTAATTGTATTGGGAATTTGCTTTCAGACGGGAGGTGTATTGAGGTGCCCATCCTTTTGAGTGATTACTATATTGCCTTTGTGAGGATACATTTCCAATAGTATCCCAGCTACTTTCCCATTTATTATCAGAAAGGAGGATACCATCTTTAATTTGAATAAAGGGACCCGAAGGGGAATCACCGAACGATTCGATGTTCTTTTTATCCAGCTTCCAAAAGATGTTTTTACGATTCACCTTATCTACCTCAATGAATAGAACCGAATGAACTTTTACTTTACAAACTCTAATAGATTTTGAACCCGTCTTTCCGTTCTTTGAGACACGGACTTCAACGATTTGACCAGAGAAATTTTCCATAGGGATTAAGATAAATGCCAGTTATATTTTGATGTGAGGTATTCCAAATCGGATTCTTCTTCATCGGATAGGGATTCGTTGGTATCGATTCTTCGTTGATACTCTTCAAAGGTATCGTAATCGGTGTTGTATTCTAGAATCTGGGCTTCTCTTATGGATTCTCTTTCTTGAGGGGTTAACATAGGGTTAGGGGTTAGGGTTTACGACTTATTACAGGGTAAATATAGTAAAAAGATGGCAAAAATCCAAGTGTTTTTGGAAATAATTTTTAATACTATCAAAAAAATTTAGGTACGACGCTGATTCCCCCAGCCCCCGCTGAATACCCATTCGTTACCATCCCAATACTCAAATCCTGGTAGTTTTGATTTATATTCAAAATCTTTGAAATAGTCTGCAATATAAAGATATTCATAATCATCCTTAAATAAATCAATTAAATAATACATCGATAAAGTACCATATGAATTTTTATGGGTTATAGCATTAGAAACTGAATATAAGATTTGATTATCATAAAAATTTACTCTACCCCAAAATAAATCATCCATAAAAAAATCAAAGTATTTGGAGAAAGAATACGCTTCTAAATCATTTAGAATCTTAATTTCTAAATTATTTGTTTGAGTTGTAATCTTTAGTTTACTTAACTGTTTTTTTCTCTTAATTGAAATTGGTTTGAGTTTTAATCTTGCAGATTTTGTTTGATACCATCTATCACCATAGGGAACCCACCCATTCTCAAACATAAATTGAGATGTTTCATTTTCACGCAATGATTCTAAATATATCAATGGGTTTTCTCCATCGAATACAGAATTATTGTGATTAAATATTAGTTTCATTGATTATGTCTTTATCGAATTTATTATATTCTTCCGACCGTTTTTTGTTTGATTCTCCTGATTCTAAATCCGTATGGTCATAGTTCATTATATCAGTATCAGGTGTGACCCATCGTTTATTTCTCTCCGCGGTCCATAATGTTGTGTTATATTTTCTGTTAATTACAATCTCTTCTTTGACCGTAAAAGATGGGTCATGCATTATAAGTCTATTGTTTGGTTGAATTGCAAAATTACCATTTTCCATTGCAATAAAATGACCACATTTGTGTTGTGATGGGAACTCACTCAATCCAAAATCAGTATCACTCATATCATCTGAAGACCCCCAGTCCAAAGTGAATAAATACCTTCCGTAGTATTGAACTCTTCTTCTTGAAGTAAATTTACAGGTTTTATTCTTTAACATCGGAAAACAAGTAGCACCCACATGATATGAAAATGAATCCCATAATACGAGTTCATCTAACTCCTGTTCCGGTGCATCTTCTTTCCAACAAAACGCGTGTATTGGCATTCTCCACCACAATGCTCCATCTTCCATAATAAAATGAAACAATGGTGCTTGTGCAGGTATTGATGACATCCCAAATATATAACAAGGGAATTTTTTATCAAAAGAATCTTCTTGATTTCTTAAAAAGTTTCCCCTTATAAATGCTTCAACTACTGGTATTGGGGTATTTAAATATGACATATTATTTTATGTGTTCTTCCTCTTTACAAACTTTTTCCAATTGTGATAAAATGTATTTTGGTTTTTCATTTAAAAATACATAACATCTCCATATTTTTTGTTTTTCAAAGTAAATATGTTTTTCCATATATGCAGGAATTGCAGCATTGGTTGGAATTCGTTTTACTGGATTATCAAAGTGAAGTGTGATTAAAACTGTAAGATTTTCAGTATCATCCCATCTTCTTTCCTGTTCTTCCAACAATCTCCACTCACCACGATTTAGGTATTGGTCTTGAAGAATAGAATTTAAGTAAGAAAATGTTTGTTTTAGGTTTTCCATATTATCGGAGAATGATGCTGCAGGTGCACCATGTCCTTTATCGTAGATGTTTTTATAATAATCATCCGCATCCGATGTTTTGATGTTGGGTTCTTTGTAAAAATCCATTGAACCTCTGTTTACATTCGTTGGTCTATTAGTTGAACGATACTTAATCCATAGTGGTTGTTCTAAATCTTGTGAGTAAAGTACTTCAAATACATTGTTTTTTACTTTAACATCCTGTGCAAATGAAAGGAATGAAACAATTAAGAAACTAATAAGGGTAATGGTTTTTTTCATATTATTTATTTAATTTATTTAAATATCTGGTGAAGTAGATGTATACCCCAAAAAATGAACCCGCTATACAATACAAAACGAAGTTCGCTTTCCATAAACTTCCCGTCAGTAGCAGCAGGGAATACTGTACGGCATCGAACCCAAACGGATTGAAGAATAGTGCCAGCATCAATGCCATATCTTTGTACATCAGTACTCTCGTACTTTTGTTCTTTAATTTGTTTATTGTCTTTACTATCACCTTCGTCCATGTATGTGTTTATTTGGTTAAAAATAGGTAACCTTTGGTATAAATATACAACCATATTATTTTTAGAGAATCATTCTCGAACCAATCAATATATTACTTAAAAAAGGTGAACCTGCGGCAGTATTACCACTCAATTTGTAGTTAATACTGAAACCAAATCTTTTACTGATTTTATAATCAAAGGAACTTCCTAATAAAAATCCTATATTTCTATTTACCGTCGTAGTTTTACTTACGGTATTGTACGCTATTGGTGATAACATAGTAAATACTTGAGGTGATATTGTTAATTTTTTACTATATTGATATGGTTTAGTCCAAAACCCAACTGCTGATGTTGATAAACTATATCCATACTTACCAGTTGCATCTTTAATTAAAAGGTTAATCACCCCCAAATTATAACCAAGCACTCCATATTTTTGAGTTGGTTTAATATGAGTATATCCTAATAAATTCATATAAGTCCCATTTAAATACGCAAATGCAGATGAATATGAATGTATAGTATTTAACTTGCCTTCTGAAAAATCTAATTTAGTATACCCTCCACCTACAATAAATGTTTTCAAATCACTCATAACAACAGCAGTTGCAGAATAACTTTCATCACCTGCCATAGATGCTTTAGATATACCTACTGTAGCAGATTGTAACCATCTACCATCCGCAGATTCTATTGTAGATAAGTCAGATGCTAATAACATCGGATTGGAAGAAACTGCTTTTTCTTTTTTCTTCTCTTCTTTTTTCTCTTCTTTAGATTCTTCTTTCTTTTCCTCTGATTTTGATTCTTCTTTCTTTTCTTCAGATTTACTTTCCGATTTACTTTCTTCTTTTGATTCGGATTTGTTTTCAGAAGATTCGGATTTGCTTTCTGATTTTGTTTCAGATTTGGATTCACTCTTTTGTTCCGATGAAGATGATGAACTACCACTCTTATTTTCGGAAGATGAAGATGAACTGCTCGATGAAGATGAACTGCTTCCACCACTATTCGATGATGCGGATGAACTACTTTGAGCAGGAGGTGGTGTACTACTTCCACTAGATGGTGCAGGTGGTGGTGTTGTAGGTGGTGGAGGTGGAACAACTACGGTAGATGCCGCAGATGAAGCAGCTGAACTTGCAGCTTGAGATGCTGCAGTACTTGCCGTTTGTGCCACTGCATTTGTAACTGTTTGTTGAACCACTGGAGTATTGATAACAGGACAAGTAAATGCTTCGTATGTAGCTTTAGTTGTAAATAACCAAGTTTGAATTACTCCCATTTGTACTTCTAATGGTGTAAAAGTTCTTACTTGATTATAAAATGAAACAGTAGCATTACCATTTATTATAGTAGTTGTAGCTAGTTTTGTTTCACCCGTACATCTATCTATAAATGTTTGGGTATAGGTTTGCCCTTCGGCTTTAAATGCCGTTATAAATGTAACAATTAATAGTAAAATGGATACTACCCATTTTTTCATTAGTTGTTTTGAATTCTACTTCGAGTGGGTTGATTATTTGTTGGAGTAGTTGTTCTTTGTTGAATTCTACTCGGTTGTAAATTTTGTTGATTAGGTCTAGTTTCTAATCGTGGTCTATTTGGGTATACATTATCAGTTGATGTTCTACTAGGTCTTTCTCCAATCGTAGTTTTTCTCTCATATCTTGTGGGTTGATGTGGTTGAACTCTGTTTGGGTAAACATAGTATGGAGGGATTGCTCTATATAAATATAAATTGCGATAGTTCCATCCCCAATCATTCCAACTCCAATAAGGATTATTACCCCAACCTAACCCAAATGTGTTAGTATTGCAATCACAATCTCTATAAACTACGCGTTGTTGTGTAGTACAAGATGTTAATAAAATTGTTGCAATTAAAATTAGTACAAATACAACTGCCTTTTTCATAGGTATATTATTTAGTTACCTATAAATATAAAAAAAGGGAGTATTACCTCCCTTTTAATTTTAATTTCCTTTAGATGGGAATCTAGTCCATCCATTACTCCAAATAGGTTTATCTAATTCAGGTATTACCACATCTATCTCCTTATTACTTTTTGAAAGTGCTAATGTTTTCAATTGTTCACTTGTCAAAATTGTAGTTGCCTTACTGATAAAGTTTAAGGTAGGATTAAATGTTCCTACTGAATTGTTTTCAAATACTGAAACTCCATCTTTTACAAATCCAGCAGTTTCATTACTTTCCAAACTTAAACCACCTTTCATCCATCCCCATACAATACTATTCTTCATTGTGAATTGAGTTGCTCTCCTAAATCTCAAACCTAAATTGTGGTTTGCTAATGCAGTAGATACATTCGGTCCAATCAAAATCATATTGTAAAGTTTTGGATGTGTATACGGTTGTGCAGGTGAACCCGTTCCATCGTTATCACATTCAACACCATTTCCGGCATCACCACTATCTACGAATTGTGGGTCTCTTTTTGCCACACCATTTGTGATTGTTCCAGTGTATCCAAAATCAAAATCAAAATCATCATCTGCGGTTGCGAATGCGTATAGATTTCTTGCAGATACCGTTCCACCAAAGAATTCAAATGCATCATCGTTAGCGTAGATAGTTTGGATATTCTCAACGATTGTTCCACTACCAACTCCACCTAATGTTAATGCATTGATTTCAGAGTTAGGAAGTGCTGCAATACCTGCGTATTCAATTCTTACATAACGAAGAACACCACTATTATCTCCATCATTTGTTCCACCATAAGGTCTACCAATACCACCTTCAATAGTTGGTTCTGATGTTCTATTGGTTTTTGCTCTGCCCAATATAACGATGCCTCCCCAATCACCAGGTGCTCTTTCTCCAACTGCTTTACCTGATGTAAATACGATTGGTTTTGTTGCAGTTCCTTCTGCTACAATTTGTGCTCCTCTTTCAATTACCAATGCACCCTTCTCACTTATATCGGATACGATTGTTGTACCAGGTTGAATAATTAGTTTTGCTCCATCGGTTACATATACATAACCTTTCAATGTCCAAACTTTATCCGCAGTTAAAGTTGTTGTTGTGTTGATGTTGCCAGTAAGTGTTGTTGAGGTTGGGATGTTGATTGGACCATCTCCTCCACCCAATTCTTTATCGCAACTCATTAATCCGAATGCTAAAATAGCTACTAATAGTTTTTTCATAATGTTAAATTTAGTGTTAATGAAACTGTTTGTTCGTTGTTTGTTTTAATTAAATCTCTGTTTTGTAACTTTTGGTAAAAGATTGATGGTTGAGCAAATACATCACCTATTGCCAATTTTAATTCTCCTTTTGGAAGTTTGTGTAAGAATGTAATATCTAATACATCTCTACTATTTTCAAAGATATCAGGATACCCCTGAAATCCTACTGCCGATATTCTATCTCCAACCCTATTATAGGTTATATTAAGGGTTTCATTCTTTTTGTGTATATTCACCCCACCGTTTAACACATAGGTTGACTGTCCTTGTAATTGTCTTTTAACACCATTCACTTCAACTTCGGAATTCATTATCGATGTATTTGCGTATATATCAAACCAACCATTTATCTTTTTTCTTGCTTCCAATTCAACACCATATAGGATAGCTGAATTTGGATTGGTGTAAGTTAGGAGGAGGTTGGATGGAACCGAACCATCTGCTACAATTTGTTCTATTGGATTGATGAAGTTCTTACCAAATAGGGAAAGTGAAACATTCTCACCTGTATTCGGATACCATTCGTATTTTAAGTCAGCATTGTATATATCAGTTTTCTCTAAATTAGAGTTACCCAATAGTTGTGCATTTCTAACAAAATCATAATACGCAAAATTAGCAACTTCTCTGAATTCTGGTCTTACTAATGTTTTACTTACCGAAAATCTATACTTTGTTTTTTCTTCGTTGTATGAAAGGTTTAAGGATGGTAATATATCCAAATACTCTCTATCTACATTTACTTTCTGTCCACTAAAATCTGCAGTTGATACATCGAATAAATTATACTCACCTCTTAATCCTGTGTTTAATTTCCATTTACCGAATTCCGTATCATACATTGTGTATAACGAACCCAAATCAAAATCAGCAGTATATCTATCAGTATTGTTTGTTATCTCATCTAACATATCAGTTGATAGGTTACGGAATACTCTAGCATTAAATCCTCGTATCTTTTTTAGGTAACCACCACCCACTTTAATCTTACCAAACTCTTTGTTGATATTACCATTCAAAGAGTTCTCATCCATCACACTCCAAAAACGATATGTATCTCTCCACGCAGTTTGATATGGTTCATCTACCCCCAATGATTTTGTAATTGGATTAACTCTATAATCGGGTTGTTCTCTGAAAGTGTATGTATATCCTACATTGAAATCTAATGTTTTAACTTTACCATCTAATTGAGAACTGATTACAACATTGTTAATATGATTTGATGCAGTAGATAAAACATTCTGCACATTATCAAAGTTATCACCAGTACGAGTTAGGTATGTATCATCGGTTTGGTAGTTCACTAATGTTTTCCAACTATATCTATTCTCACCCAAATAGGTCAAATTGAATAAACCATTTGTGGAAAACCTTTTTGTGAATAGAACATCTTTGTAATCATAAGCCAGTTCGGTTGATGATTGATAATCCTTTCTATCAATGTTATTTATTGTAAATGAGTTCCTTACGGTAGAACTGAATAAGGAGTTCCATTTTCCGTTTACATACCCGAATGATACACCACCATTTAAGTTCTGAATAGATTGGATTGTTTCAGTTGATGGATTATCAAATAGTTTAGTGTAAGCTCTCTTATCACCATTACCACTAATTCGGTATTTGTATGTAGATGGGAATGTGGAGGGGAAATCGGTAGCTTGAACTAACTTAAAATCTCTAAAAGTTGAAACCGAACCCCAACCACTTCCCGATGATATATTAAAAAAGTTATCAGATACTTCTTTAGTTGTTATCTGAACCAATCCACCTGCCCAATCACCTGGTAGATTTGCCGATGCTGATTTAGCAACTATTATGTTATCAATTAGTGATGTGGGGATTATATCAAATGAGAATGCTCTCCTATCGGGTTCGGTTGATGGTAGTGGGGTTTTGTTTAGTAGTGCTGAATTATATCTATCTGCCAATCCTCTTACTAATACAAACTTATCGTTTTGTATAGTTACACCACTTACTCTTTTAAGTGCATCACCCACATTTCTATCGGGTGTCTTTTTGATAAATTCTATGGATAATCCATCTGATACAACATTACTATTTCGTATTGATTTAACAATAGTTATATCATTTACTTTTTGGGATATTGCCTGTACTGTAACCTCTGTTAATTCTGTACTACTTTCTTCAAGTATTATATCAAAGGTTATGTCAGATGTTATATTTAATTCTTTTGTAAAATTCTGATACCCTATGTATGTTGCGGTTATGATGTATGTACCAGATTTTACATTTAATTTATACTCTGCATTTTCATTTGAGATAGTAGTGTATGTAGTTCCATCGGTGTGTTTGAAACTGATGTGGGAAAAATATATACTTTCCGTTTTGGATTTGGTTATACCACCTATGTTTATTTGTCCAATTGCTAAAGTTGGAATTAGTAGCAAAAATAAGAGAAACGATTTCATTAAGTTATTTAAGTTAGTTCCTCAATAACTATGAACCCGTTTCTCTAAAGTGGTTAAGCAAATGTTAACAAATAATTAAATTACTATTCGTTTATCTATATTGTGTTTTTCGTAAAAGTTATTAAGTGTTTTAATTAAATCAATAATCATATCTTTTGCTTCCTTTTGTGATTTCACATCGGCTCTTGCAAAAGTTGTTTTGGGTAAAATGGTAGATATTACTTCCCTAGCAGCCCCACCTGTTACTGATACTACTTTTTCATCAATAGGTTTCTTCACTGACATATAAACATTAATTTGGAAATATACCTTTCTTAATCATTCTATCCAAAATTCTAGCACAAGCAATATCCAATGCCTTTTTAGTTGCAATTGAAATAGTTGATTGGTTGAATTTTACTTCATCAACAGTCGCATCAGATAATAGTGTTAATTCTCTCGTTGTAGTTGCCTCACCCAATCCAGATGCTCCAAATACTACACCAGTCTCTGCGTTTGTGAAACGAACTTGCAAACCGATACGAGTAACCACCATATTCTTAACACCATCCTTTAAGTTTACGGTCTCATCTTCTGATATTGAATAATCGTAACATTCAATTGTCACAAAGTATTCTGCTAAATTGATTTTACCAAACCCATCCAACTGGTTTTCAGAAATACCAGCTTGAGATGCTTGGAATTGTTTAACCATTCGGTTCTTAATTTCCGTTTTATCTTCGGTAAATTTGAAACGATTGAGGTTTTCCAAGTACTCCATTGAGATGTTTGCTACACCCAAACCTACTCTTTTCTCTTTGAGTTCTGGATATAGTTCATACATCTCATCACTAATACCTGCTTTTAGAATTTGAATTGGAATTTGACGACCTTCGTAATCTAAAAATTGAGAGATGTCAATGGCAGTTTCAAATGATGCTTTGTATTGTTCAGTCTTTGTAGTTCCTACGGTTTGAGCTACCACAACACTGCTTAACAAACAAAAACTTAATAATGCGAATAATTTTTTCATACATATGTCTTTTCTTATAAATATAAAAAAAGGGAGAAATTATAGTTTCTCCCTTAAAATATATCTGCCCTTCCTACAGTTAAAAGATATATTTGTTATCCTTCTTCTTCAGATTTTCCTTTTTTTCCGAAAATCTTACCAGCTTCGGCAATACCGAATGAACCCAATGTAATGATTACGAATGAATTGAAAATAGTATCACTAATTTCTAGTGTATTTCCCATAATACCAGTTACAATATCTGCACCAGCAAATATCGCCATAACTGCGAATGAACCGAATCCAACGATTGATTTTTCGTTGTAATCATTGTTGTCTTTGAAAATGTCTTTAAATGCCATAGTTTTTAATTTAAATTGTTAATACTATGTAACCCATTTATCCCACCATTTCGGCGTCTTCGTCTTTAATCTTTCCACACTTCAAACACTCTTCATCCCCATCTCCATCTACATCACCCCAAATGTGTTCACATTGTCTGTGTGCGAAGTATTCATCAATCTTACCATCACCATCGAAATCTAAACCATCCATAGTTCCGTCACCATCCTCATCGATTTCAACACCAACTTTAGTTTGTTTTTCTTCAGTTTTAGGTAGTATTACTACATTTTCTTCAGCATTTTTAAACTCTGTAGTTGGTAACACCAATGGTGCTATAGACATTGGTACTATTGGAGTATTTGGCATATCAGCAGTATTACTTAATGATGTACCATCTTCCTCATCCATTTTCTGAACTAACATCTTATCCTTATCAGTATCACTAAACCAATAGTCAATGATTTTACCATAAGAACCAATGAATGCACCTAATAACAATAGAAGAAGTTCTTTCCATTCTCCACTAATTACGGTTTGGCCTAAAATAGCACCAAAGATACCCATAATGATGACCATAAAGCCACCCAATACAATAGCAGTGATGAACCATCTGCGTTTCATCATACTAGCTAATAACTCTCTAAATCCACTTGGTTTTTGTTCCATATTATTTACCATTTAGGGGCTGTTTCTTTGAACTCATCACCTTCTTTTTTCTTAACTGGTTCTGCAGCTGGTTTTTCTACAACTTTTTCTCTTTCGATAATTTTAGTTGTTCCACCACTGGCTGATTGTTGTTGTTCGTTTGAGTTTGTAATGTTAATTACTGGAGCAGGAGCTGCTGCAGGGGCTGGTTCATCTCCACCACCTGTTATTTGGGTAATACCCCAAGTACCTAAACCCATAACTGCGGTTGTTAGTACGCCTATAATTGTCTTTTTTAATCCAGACAATGTTCCATCGTTGTGACCTTCTGTTTCTTCTGACATCTTATTACTGTTTTTTGTTTATTTAATTATAATTTATTGAAATCTACTATTCCCAATTGATTATTTTTCAAATCAAATAAGCCAATTCTATATGCAGATGACGGTAATGCGGTGGTGTATACCTTTAAGATATTATCACCTACCTTTACATTCATCGTTTCTTTAGATACTACCCTATTGGATATATCAAAAATCTTAATTGTAACTGGTTGTGCAATATCTACTTTAACATTCATTGCAACTTCGGTAGTTACGAATGATGTCTCTAATTTGATGCCAACTGAATTTTGTATTTTCAGTTCTTCATTAACTTCTGTGATTGGTTGTTCGATTATAGTATCATCAATGCATCCACCCAATCCAAATATTAGTAATACTACTATAAGTATTCTTTTCATTTTATTTAGTTATTATTAATGTTTTTCCAATTTCGGTTTTCGTAACATCTTCCAATAACAAATATAAATATCGTTTTTCTAATGAATTCGTATAAATCTTCTTTACATTTTCACCAGAAGTTCCCTTAAATCTTTCTCTACTAATAACTTGTCCACTTTCTTTATCAATTAAAGTTAATGTATAAGTTCCATCGGACGGTAAATCGAAATGCATATCTTGACCATTAACCACTCTATTCTCTTTCAAACTAAATATTTTTTGAGTAGTAGGTAGTGGGGGTGTAGGTAATTCAGGTTCGGTACAAGATACCACAACTCCTACACAAACCAACAATATAATTTTTATCCACTTCATATCTTAAAATTGAAAGTTCGTTCCTATCATAAACATTATTGGATTTGCTTTTTTATATCCTGCGGTTTCTGATAATTTATCCCAAGTTGTGTTGTATCTGATATTGGTATTCAAAACAAATCTTCTCGTTATTTTCCAATCCATAGATGTACCATAATATAAGTCCAAATTGAAATCATTAAAGTATGCTAAATCGGATGCAGTACCATCTTTGAATACTTTGTATACATCACTCATAGCAAACATCTGTGGTGAGATATTAACCACCTTTGTTTTTATTGTATATGTGTACATCACCATACCTTTGTAAGTTATTTGGGAAGATGCGGGTAGTATTGGATATATGTTTTTCACCCAATTACCATTTTCATCAACAATAAACTTACCTTCCCATTTACCTTCATACTCCCCCCAAAATGATTTACCTGCGGTTAAACTATATCCAAATGTTCCCCACTTTTTAGTTCTAAACACATCTACTATTGAAAGATTAATATTCTTTTGAAAATCAAAATCGGTTGAATAAAATGTTTGTAGAGTAGTTGTTCTGTTTTGAGTATTTCTCGATAAACCATATCCTACACCATAATAGTTCCACGCGGGATTTATAGATGTTGCAAATGAGTGCCCCCACTGTCCGTTCATTGATGATTTACTATATCCTAAATTTAATGTGGTGGAAATCTGTCTACCAATTATACCAATTGATAGATTTGATGATGAAAGAACATCTTTTGAAAAATCAATATAAGATTGTAGTATACCCACATCATTCCAATCATCACTCTCTCCAAATAATTCTTTGGGTGATAGTTGTAGAGTATCTGGTGTTTGTGCGTTTGAAACAAAACCTATACAAAGTAAGGATAATATGATTATTACTTTTTTCATTATTTAATTCTTACTTTTAATTGTTTTCCATCTTTATTTACCGCATCAGTTGTTGATACTGATGTTAAACCTAATATATTTGTTGTGTTATTTAATAATGTAAAGATAACTCTATATTCAGTTGTATTATCCAACACCCCATTACCATTTGTTATTAGTGAACCGATGTTTATAAAACTACCTCTGTTGTTTCCATAATTAGTAGGATTACCTTTTGTTGTAAATTCTACCTTTTCAAATTTTAATTTAGTGTTATCATAATTTAATTGGAATTGAGTCCCAACTAACTGTTCTTGTAATGGGTCTACTGATAGAGTTGCAATCACGTTATTACCTACAACCTCACTCATTATTATCACATTTACTTCATTTGTAATCGTATTACCCATTAAACTCATAGTTCTAACAGAATTACCACTAACACTTTGTAATGCAGAATGAGACATATTAACATCACCCTTCCAAAACACATTATAGTTAAAACTATTTAGTAAAGATGTGGTACTTAAATTTATTGGTGAATATACACTATTAGTTGAATTAGGTTTCGTATTCCAATTTAACTTTGTAATCAAATCATATTCAGATTTTGGTAGTATCTTCATATAATCAGATAAGTTATTAGAACCATTTCCGATTATTTCTTCACCCACCAAATGTTGTATTAGTTTGTATGTATCTCTTTCATCAAATATACCATTCCCATCTACATCTGCGTTCATAAACTGAATACCACTACTAAACTCCAGTCCATTTTCATTTCCGAACAAACCTCTATTAGATAATTCTTTGAATGCAATGAATACATCTGATACCGTCACAACATTGTTGTATAATGATGCTACATTAGTTGTACTTAACTCTACTCCATGTGATTTGTAGTTTTGTGATTGGGTAAATGTAAACTCTGCTTGTAATCCCCAAAAGAAACTTGCTCTTCTTATGTTAGATGTGAATGATGAACCTGCAAAGTTAAATTCCGTTGGTGTATAAATCCAATAGGCAGCCCAATACATATCCTCCCATTGATATGTTACAGGTCCATCCCACAAATCAAATAATTTTAAATTAGTAAGACTATTTGGTGAAACACCTACTGGAAATTCTCTCTTATCAATTAGGATTTGGTATCTCTGATTTGATGTTTCGTAATCATACACCACACACCATTCAACTTGTCCACCGGATGTAGTTCCTCTAAATCCATTTCCAGCAACCTTTACGGTATCTAAATCAGATGTCATATCTACTCTACCCAATCCATTTAGAGTTCTACTTACATTAGTTGTGGGTGAATACTGATTATTACTTTGTGCTAATAACTTTGTGGTAAATTTAGTTTCATCTATACTCTGACCGAATGTAAAATTAAATTGTGCTCTTAATACATCTCCATTTGAGTGAGTTACACTATTGGTATAGAATTCAGTAAATGTTGCATCATCGGGATTAGTCCAAGTTCCATATTCAATTACATAAGGGTTATTCCAATTGTTTGATAAATCATTCCAACACGATGCACCATTCCATTTTGCTACTGCATAGTTCTCACTACCATTACTACCATTGGGTTCGCCACCACACCAGTTGTTATATACACCTTGAATGTTTCCATTAGTTTGTCCATTTTGGGTTTTCATCAATGTCCCCTTTTCAGGTCCAGCATCTATTACCCATCTACCATCTATAACTTCATCCGTTGCTGCGAACCACACATTTGTAGCAGGAACATTTACTCGGATAAATTCTTCTTCAGATGTAGATGTTATTGTTACTAAATACCCTTGTTGTCCTTTGAATGTTGTTGCCAATGACCTACTTCTCGCGTTTGTGTAAGTAGTTCTATCTGCAGTAGCAGTTAGTGGTCTATAAAAGTGCCCATTGACTCCATTGTAAAAAAATCCAACTGGGTTGACAGTTGCAGCCACTGATATTTGAACATTACCTTTTACTGAACCCGTATTTACTTTTAGGTTTGCTAATGCAATGTTGATATTAGCCATTGTACCAGTTACTACTAAACGAGTCTTATTACCAGGTAGAGTAAATCCACTTGCAGGTGATAATCCATCCAATCTATCCAAATAAAAAGTAGTACCAGATGGTGGGTTAACTAAACTGATTGATGCAAGTAGAGTTTCAGTTGCCCCAAATCCGCTTAATACGAACCCACTTGCATCTTGTCCGTTGGTTGATTGAGTAAATGATTTAGGGTCTGGTGCAGAAACGGTTTGAGAATACCCCTGGATTTGTACTAATAGTATAAAAATAAGAGCAAAAACAAACCGTTTCATAATCATGTTATTCTATTACCAAGTTAATTCTATTTCCACTTGCATCAACTGCGTCTGCTAATACAAAGAAGAATAAACCAGTAGTGTTTGTTAACGCAACTTTAGGAGTGAATATTAATTTATATGGAGTACCTTTTTTAATTCTTGCAGTTTTCAGCTGGTCAATGGAACCAAATGTCAATCTACCACCATCGTTGGTTGAGAAATTGGTTACGGTATTTCCTGCATCAAATATAATGTTATCCAAATTTAATTTATTATTATCATAATCCATAATAACTTGTAATCCTGCCAATCCTTCTTTTGTTAAATTTGTAGTTAATACAACCTTATTATTTTCCAAAGTAATTGATACATTTAATTTAGCAGTTTCTAAATCTTCGGTTTTATACGCCATTATAGATGGTACACTCATAGATTTTTTTAAATTCACCTCACCATTAATTGAATTTGTGAATTGTCCAGCTGCTATTCTACTTGCAATTACCGATGGGTCAGATGAATGTGACCAGTTTAAATCACCACCCCATGCAAATACCGCGTAGACCTCTTTGATTGGTGTATCAATAGTTACCTTATACTTTGGAATACCATCTAACCAACTTTGATTTAATAAACCACTAAACCATCTCCAAGATGTTGCAGTGTTTGTTGGTATAAATGCGTTTGTAGATACATCTTGCCCCATCACATACGCAAATGAGTAATATGAATCTGATTCATTAAATGTATCATCGTTTTTAGTAATGTTACCCACTTTCTTTTCCAAATTAGAGTATGTAAAGAAGTTTGGAGTTCCACTAATATCAGTTTGTGAATGTCCTAAAAAGGCCTTATATGAATCAGATACTGTAATTACATTGTTCATCCAAGCTTTTGATGATGCAGGTGATACAAATACACCAACCTCATCCCCAACTTTAACTTGCGTTGTGAAAAGTGCTTCACCACTCGAATCTAATGGTAATTGTGCAATTGATTGTTGTGAAAAATCAATAGTACCATCCGTTTTCAACTTCATTAACTGAACATAATGGTCTGTAATAGTGTATCCTTGTGGGAATAAAACTCTAACTTTAAATTGAGACGTGTTACCCGTTACATTTGTTAATGATAAATTCGTAGCATTACGGGTGATAGGTGCGATATTTGCAGATGCATCACTAATAGCATACGCCAAATCCAACTTATGAATATCGTTGTAAGTATTTTGGTCTTTTAACACAAACTTTTGAGTTGCTATATCACCATTGATTGCAGCATCGGTTCTTTGAACGGTTAATTGTCCAACATTCCAATCTGAATTTACTGCATACCCCCAAGGTGTAGTTTGATATTGTTCATATAAGCTAGTAGCTGCCTTATTTGGAGCTGGAGTGAATTTGTAGTTATCCCATCCAGTATAGAATGTTTGAACTGAATTACCTTGTGAGAATACCGTACTATTTGACACCATTGCCAGTGCTTTGTTATTAAACGAATATCTCAACCAAAAATAACGAGGAGTTGTAGTTCCTCTATCTATGGTATATTTTACAGTCAGAGTATCACCAACTTGATAAGGAGGTGCTGGTGTTACGGATTGTGATACGGTTATTTGACTGAAGGATGCTAGCGATATTAAAAATACCGCTAAAAACAATAAGAATTTTTTCATTTTATTTTTCCTCAAATAGATTAGTTATAAGTTTTTCCGAAGCTTTCTTTAAGGCGTTACTTAAAGATGTTTGGTTGAACTTACCACCTTCATCTACTATGAGAGTTGACATAGAGATTTCGGATGATGATTCTTCAACCATAACCTCTTTTGCCTTTTTGCCATCCTTATAAAGTGTTCCCTTTAATCTGATGACAACTTCTTCTTCATTTTTGTGAAATACGGAGATGTTTTTCTTTGTTGTTAAAACATCTAAATATACAATTTGTACCTGTAACTTATTTGATGCCGACTGGGACAACCCCAATCCTCGTTCTTGTAAATACTCTTCTAGTACGTTTTTAACACCAAATTCTAATTGTCTGTTTCCAGCTAATTTTCCAATTTTTACATTGTTTGTTACTGATTCAACCCAAATATGGTCATCTGCATTATACCATATGTTATTTGGATTATCTTTCCATCCACCATCAAGTTTTATAGTAAGCCATCTAACAATTGCAGCAGTTGTTTCTGTTTTACCAGTAAACTGCAAATAGACCATATAAACTTGAAAAGAAAATCCCAGTGCTACTATTGAAGCACACATCCACAATACTAGGGATGCTAAATAATTACCTATGGTTGGTAAGGCAACTGTTTTTATATAATTCATAAAGATTATAGTTTTTAATTAAAAACAAAATTAAATAACCTTTATTGTACTACATATAAATATGAATATTATCCTAATAAGTGATAATATTCTTTAAAATGTTTAATTCTATCTGCTAATCCAATTGTACCACCATTTACTCTTTTAGTAATAGATGTTACTACTGCATCAGTTGAACCACCATCGGCTAATTTGTTTAATCCATTTTTGGACCAGAACCATGCAGCTGATAATAATGCGTATTTTCCACTTACCACATCAGGATTGGAAGTAATATTTTCTCCAATTGCAGTACCAAATTGAGTATAGTTATCCTTTCCTGTCAATTGGATATATCCTCTACCTCTAAACTTATACCCATCACCACTTGCTTCGGTTCCGTTTGCCATACGATTTGCATATACTTTATTTGCAATTTTTTCTGGTTTTCTTTCGTAAGGTAACGCAGATTCCAATGTTGGAAAATATTTCTTAAAAATACCATTCAAACCTTTTGCAGAATAGTTTAGATTTTCTTGTGTTGCTCTGAATCCGCCACTTTCGTGTCCACATTGTGCCAAAAAGTGTGCCAATCTCAATGGAGTATTGATTTGGAATTTAGCCGCAGTATCAGGAATCATTGAGATTACTGCATCAGGAATATGTCCTTTTAGTTTTTCCAACTTCAATGGTCCTGAAGATACAATTGGTGCAGATGGTGTATGTGTTGGTGCGTTTCCTCCCATTATTTTTGCCCAAGTTGCCGGTCCTACAATACCATCGGGTGTTAAACCATTTTTTGCCTGCCATTCTTTTACGGCTGCTTCGGTTTTAGGTCCAAAGTTAGTTACCGCAGGTGAAATACCTAATTTCTCCTGCATTAATTTTACGTTTTCGTTGTTATCTCCTTTTTTAAGTAGCATAATTATTTGAGTTTAATATTTGGTTACAACTTTATAATCAAGTATAGATATTGGTTTGACGATGATTTCGTTCCATAAAGAAGTTTTATTTTGTTTACATTCTTCCCAATTTCTACAAAGATTGTTCTCATTATCAGGATAAGAGAAACGGAATAAATTAGCTGCTCTGTTTCCTTTATCAGTTGCGAACGATTTCACATCCGATTGAAATGCTGCTACCAACTTACCTTTTAGTTTAACCAAAACTTTACTTTCAGGTCTAAAAAACTCTTTCTGTTGTACGGTAAAAGTTGATAACGCGTAAGTGTAACCTGATTCTAAACTATCTACCAAATTTTTCATACCTTCCGGTGATGTCCAATGCATCGTTATAACTTCAGTATCGGAGTTTCCGTATGTATCTTCAGTAAATTGTTTATCTAATAAGATATAGGGTTCAATTGCCCCTCTACTTTGAAAAAATGCTATCTTATCGTTTTCTATATTAATAATGTATTTTGAAAATTCATCCTTCAACCCCCAAACTCTATGGTTTATAAAATCTTCTATGAAATCCAATACATTCTTTTTTGTAAGGTCTGAATATAATTCAGTTTCAACATATAATTGATACCCAAAATATTTGTTTATTAGTCCAACTAATTGAGAGTTATTATCAACAATACCACCCCTCACATCATATCCATCGTGTTGGAGTTGTAAAAATTCATTAGCAATAGCTTCCCACTCACTTATAGTATGGAAAGTTGCTTCTGGTTTTTGGTATCCTCTAACTGGGTACATATTTAATATATATTAAACTTTGTATTTCTTTTTTAATAAGTCTATATGACTATACCCAGCCGTAGAAACTACTTTATATCCTTTATCTTCCCACTTTTTCATCTTACGAACTAAATTTTCATCTCTTGCATCATTAAATGCAACCTGAATATCATTTACTTTTGTTGGTTTATCTCCATTATCTTCTGGAAATGCCAATCTATATAAGGTATTTCTATCTCTTTTAGTTGGTTTATCGAAATTTTTAATTGGTGGAAGTCCAGCTTCTTTAGCTGCATCTTGTAAAAATTGTTTACCTTCATCATCCAAATAATCTTCAGCAGCCATGTCATCCCCTTGCCCAACCATACTGGCCCAGTTACCTGCTAATACAACATTATGTGGTAATCCTGTTTTATTTTCCTGATATTTGTATAATTCAGATTGGTCATTATATACATCCATCTCATCACCATCCCAACTTTCATTTGTAAAATTTGGATAATGCTTTTTCAGTTCATCGTGAATAAATTCTTGTTCGGAACCTTCTACATAATTACCCGCACTATCTCCACCTTCTCCCATAAATACAATTTTAGTATCTTTGGGATATGTGTCTTTAACATCATCTATTACTTGTTTAGCACCTTCGATATTATCGTGTTCTACACCAAAAATAGTTGAACCCTTTTTAGTTTGGATTGTTCCCATTTCTTCTCCTTCGGAAGAAACTCTTTTAGTTAGTTTAGACTTTTTTTTTTCAGCGGTTGCTATTGGTGCTGGTCCACCTGCTGCTCCCGTATCTGCTTTTTTGGCTCTGATACCAATCTTTTCTGCAAATTCATTTGAACGCTTTACCAATGGTTCGATTGGTTCATCAATGACCCTAACTTTCATTGGTATTGGGTTATCAGGATTTGCAGCATTGTGTGCTACAATTGCAGCCCATCTATGGTGTCCATCCAATACATACCCATCATTAGAAACGTAAATAGGTGCGGTTATCTTTTCGTATGCTGGGTGGGATGGGTCAGCCAATACTTTACTCATTCCTGCCACTTTTACTCCCACTAATTCACTTTGAGTTGCTTTTAGTCTATCTGCAGGAACTTCTACTGGGTCTGATACTTTAACACCATCTTTTTCCAACATTTTTTTGAAAAACTCTTCAGTATCTGCCTCTCCATTTTCATCTTTTGGAAGTTTATCAGCAGGTGAACCTGGGACAGGAGTACCTTTAAATTGTGGCATATCCTCACGAGGGATACCTTTATTACCATCACAATATAAGTTAGTTCCTGGAATAGTTACTTTACATAAATTGAAGTTTGGTGCTTTTTCACCTTTAGCTTTTGCTTCAGCTCCCAATTGTGCCAACTTATCTATAACAGTAGATATTTGTTGTCTTTCGATTGGGGTTACTTGTGAAAGAGATTTAGCCGATGTATCCATCCCTGGCATCAAATCCTTCAGCTTTGGCATTCCACTATCCTTTGGAGTTTCAGCCGATGATTTAAAATCCCCTGCACCCAGTTTTTGTCCTGGTTTAGTTGGTGCAGTGTTTTTTGGAGTTTGTTTGGATTGAGGTTCTCCTTTTGGTAATTGACCGTTATTAGATGCTTTAGCTTGCTCAATCTCTGCAGGAGTAGGTTTGTCATGTTTATTCGGGTCCATTTTTTGAACCACATAAACATTACCAGTTTTTTTGTTTTTTACAACATCTTCTTCCTTTAGTAGTGATTTAAGCTTTATCATTTTATCTACCTTGTCCTCTATATTTTTTAGGTTTCTCTTCGTATTTTGAGTAGGATTTTTTGGCTACTCCAGTTTTCTTTTTACCAAACGAAATCTTTCTAGATGATTCTGAACTACCTTTCTTCGCCATCGAATATTACTTTTTAGTATTTGCGTTTTTGTTTTGAGAAGGTTTTCTACCTCTACGGGCGCCATCTCCTTTAGCAGCACTTACCACATCTTTAGATTGTTTTACTACCTCTTTAGCAGCGGTTGCAACATCTTTAACTTCTTCTGCAATTCGTTTTGCTCGTACTTTTACTTCTTCTACTTTTTCTTCAATAGCATCTGGAATTAAGTCTCCATCTTTATCTTCATATATCTTTGTTTTTTTAAGATAAATTGTAGTTGCTGCAATTACAGTTGCTAATACTAAAATAACGATAAATGTTGTCATGATTTTTGGTTTATAGTAAACGATTTATTTTAAATATAAGTATTAAATTTTTTTGAAAAATACTTGTCCATAAAATTCATAATTTTTATGAACTGATATTTCATCTCCCACTTCAATAGCTTCATCTTCATCTCTGTAGATGGCATCGACTGGACATTCAGGTATACACGCACCACATAAGATACATTCTTCCGGATTGATATAAAGTTGTCCTCCTGGAAATAATTCTTTATTCTTACCCCCACTACCAACCTCATATCCCATTCCCGTAATATTAATTGGTCCATTAATACAATCTACTGGGCATACATCAACACATGCAGTATCCATACAATCAACACAACTAGCGCCAATGATAAAACTCATATTTTATAACCAAGATGATGGTGAAATTGAAGATTTTGATTTATCAACAATTGTTCTTTCCGAAAGTGGTGAACCCAAAGGTCTTTGATAAATAGTCTCACCCTTATCAGGTGATTCGTAGATATATTTGCCTTCTACTAATTTCATATATTCTTCTATTTTTTGTTGATGTTCGTAATACAATTTTCTAACTTGTTTACCCAATTCCATATCGTTTGAATACTCTTTAACTAATTCAATTACCTCTTTCATAGTGCTAAATTTAAATATTTTTCCAATAACCAAGATGATGATTGAACTTTATCACCAAGCCCCCATACCGAATCAATTCCTAATAAATCACACACTGAATTTTCAGGAGTAGTAGTTTCGGTTCTATCACCACCATTACCAAATGCAACGGCACCTTTTGATAGTTCACCATGTTCTCTTATATACTTTCTTCTGGAAGCATCGATAAAATCAACTGCAGTATTATCTAAATGGTCCTTTGGGTTCATAACATAAACCCAATCTACATTTTTAAGATTACTCATTATGAATGCTCTTTCTTTTTCATCCATAAATGCTTTACCTTTTTTTCGTTTTAGCCATGCATCATTATTTAACCCAATCCAAACTTCATCTGCAAGTTCTTTTGCGTTATTGATACATTCAATGTGACCTTTATGGACCGGGTCAAACCCACCACTAATTAAGATAACTTTGTATTTTTTAGTCTTCGCCATATAATGAGAATCGTTTAATTTCTTTCTCTACTTCCGCTTGCTTAACTATTTCTACGGTTCCTTTTCTTGCTTCAATATAAAAATTAGTATCTCCATCTTGTTGATACCATCCTTCTAACGCGTCAGTTAGAGATGGGTAAATAGTTTTTTTAGAACCATCGGCAAATACCCATCTATCTCCAGGTGGTACTCTTTTAAGAACGAGTATTCTTTCTTCTTTAATTTCCTTTTCCATTTTTTATTAAATTTAAAACATCTTCTTTTTTATGATAACTATTCAATAACTCTTTAAATAATTTAGTATTATTTTTTAACTTTTCACCGTATTTTCCCATAAGATAACTATGAATCAGATTATTATCATTTAATTTATATTTTAATTCTTTTAAGAAAATTGATGTATCAATCACCGACTGTTCCATAGCTGAATACGATAGAATACCATCCGCGTACCCAACCGTTTGTGGTACTTCTTTTTCTTGATTATAAAATTCACAATTTAAAAACCAAAACCCCATGTCAACCAAATGTTTAAATAATTTAGTTGGTCCATACCAAATAAAGAAAATTTCTTCTTCTGAAAAACATATAGCTTTTAGTGTTTTTTCGGTAATATATTGTCTACCATGCATTTTATTATCCGGATTTTCTTCATTTCCGTTTGAATGTAATGTTTCAAAAATTACATTACAAACACTAGTTGTAAAATCTAGATATGATGTTATGTGGGTATTTCCCCAATGACCAAACAAAGTGTATGGTTGTAATAATAATTTTAAATTGTAATCATTTGAGTTATATGATGTGAAATCAAATTGTACTATGTTTTTAATTTGTAAATATAAATAATTTCGATGATTTTTGTGTGAATTAACACCATCAATTGGCTTATGATATATTCCTAATAAATTATTTTTTTTATCAAATTTGTAATAATTTAGAAAATTAAATCCATACTGATAATAGAAATATATCAAATTAAATATGGGTTCATAATAAAAATTAGGATGCTCAAATGAAATAGATGCCGAAGATAAACATATATTTCCGGCATCTAAATATTCCTTTAAAGCTTGATTACTTACATGATAATTTTCTACAGTTTGTGTTTGTATCAGTCTATCAAATCCTGTAAAATTCTTCCATTCTTGAAAAGTATGAAATAATCGTATCTTATAATCACATTCCTCTATATCTTTATATTTATGTGAAAATATGTACTCATCATTTTTATAAAAAAATGAAAAAGTATTTGAATCATTTTCCAAATTAAATTTGCCATCAGAAAATGCGTATAGTAATGCTATACAATCTTCATACGAACAATATAGAAGACCTATTTTCATTAAAATACTTCAATAATTCTAGTTTCACTAACTTTTACTACTTCATATTCTAAATTAACACCTTCTGATACAAATTTGTTAACCAATTTTGCTTCTGCTTCTGTTACCGAAAGTGCATCTACTAAATAGTTTTCTTTGTTCTTTTTGATTTTACCTTTCGCATCTTCTACTTCCACTGCTACTAGTACTGAATAAAACTTTGCCATAATTTTTGTTTTTTATTTGTTGTTTGATTTAAATTTTTACATTCCGAAACCACCTTGTGGTAGTTGTTGTTTTTCATCTTCTTTACTACTTGCTACTACACATTCTGTTGTTAATAGTAATGATGCAATTGATGCCGCATTTTGAAGTGCCAAACGGGTCACTTTTGTTGGGTCAATAATACCTGCTACAACCAAATCCTCAAACTTTTCAGTTCTCGCATTGTAACCCATATTACCTTTACCACCTTTAACTTCGTTGATTACAACTTCTGCTGAACCTCCTCCGTTTTGTACAATAGTTCGTAAAGGTGCTTCAATTGCTTTTCTTACAATTAGAATCCCAGTATGGTAATCATCTGACCTTTCAACTCTTACATTATCTAATGCAGTTTGTGCTCTAATTAAAGCAGTTCCACCACCTGGAATAATACCCTCTGCTACCGCTGCTCTGGTTGCGTGTAATGCATCATCTACTCTATCTTTTTTCTCTTTCATTTCTACTTCCGTAGTTGCACCAATGTAAAGAATTGCAACACCACCTGCTAATTTAGATAATCTTTCTTGCAATTTCTCCTTATCGTAATCAGATGTAGATTTGTCAATTTGGTTTTTAATCAATTCAATTCGTGCTTTAATATCTTCCGATTTACCAGCTCCGTTGATGATTGTAGTTGTATCCTTATCGATTGTAATTTTTTCAGCTCTACCTAATTGATTCAATGTTGCTTTTTCTAAACTCAACCCAACCTCATCCGTAATCAATGTGCCACCTGTGATGGTTGCAATATCATTTAAGATTTCCTTTCTTCTATCACCAAATCCAGGTGCTTTAACTGCTGCAACTTTAAGAGTTCCTCTCATCTTATTAACAATAAGAGTTGCCAATGCTTCACCATCTAAATCTTCTGAAATGATTAATAATGGTTTACCTGTTTGTGCAGTTGCTTCCAATAGTGGTAAAATCTCTTTCATTGCAGAAATACGTTTATCGTAAATCAACACATAAGGTGATTCTAACTCTGCTTCCATTGATTCTTGATTGGTTACAAAATAAGGTGATAGATACCCCTTATCAAACTGCATACCTTCTACGGTTTTAACTGATGTTTCAGTTCCCTTTGCTTCCTCTACGGTAATGATACCATCTTTACCAACTTTCTCCATTGCCTCTGCAATCATAGAACCAATAGATGAATCATTGTTGGCAGAAATAGTAGCAATTTGTTCAATCTCTTTGGATGTTTTAATTGGTTTTGATAACTTTGCCAATTCATCCACAACGATATTAACTGCATCATCAATACCTCTCTTTAAATCCATTGGGTTTGCTCCCGCTGCTACATTCTTCACTCCTAATGAGAAAATCTCTTGTGCAAGAACAGTCGCAGTTGTAGTACCATCTCCTGCCTGGTCGGCAGTTTTGGAAGCAACTTCTTTTACCAATTGTGCTCCGATGTTTTCGATTGGGTCTTCTAACTCAATCTCTTTTGCAACTGATACACCATCTTTTGTAACATGGGGAACACCAAATTGCTTTTGTAGAATTACATTTCTACCTTTAGGACCTAGCGTAACCTTAACGGCATTTGCTAACTTGTCCACACCTTCTTTTAATCCACTTCTTACTTCAGTGTCAAACTTAATAATTTTTGCCATATATAACTTGTTTTTAATTTTGTTTCAACGAATATAATAGAAATATTTTAATTTTCCAAGCTATCTCCCTCTTCTTATTCGAATTTCTAATTCTTTTAAATAGGATGCTTTCCATTTATGTTCAACAGATATAGGTCCATGTGGAAATTTACTTAAATCATATTTCCAAATAGAAACACAATCCCTATCTTCAAAAATATGCTCAAATTTTTTAGATTTTTCTAAACTCATTGATTAAAATATTCTGAATTAGTTTGTATAATGTAATCTGCAAAAGATTTATGCATTCTGGTTGACCAATGATGGTCACCCTGTACACCAATTTCACCATTCGTTTCTTTCCATACATCATTCAATGATTCCCAGAACCCTAAATTATAAGTTATTTCATTCTTACCGATTACACATCCTGCACCATACTCATCTGTCCAACTATAATATAATAATTTAAATGGTACATACGATTGTACTGATTTTAAAATACAATTCCAATTATCTACAAATGCTTTAGACGTATTTATCATTTGAGATATGTTCGCAAAATTAGGTTCTTTATCAGGTGCGTTGGGTTGAAATATTTTTGGATTGATATAATCTAATGGAGATTCCAAACGCCACTCTTCATCAGCCATGAGTGACCTGTCTTTTGTAATAGATGTATACGCGGCTCCTCCAATCATTGAATTCATGTTTAAATTCGATATTTTATTAGCGGACAAATCATCGGACCATTCTACATCTACATATGGGGTTTCTAATGGTAATCTAAATCTACTCAATGTTGGTAACATTAAAATAACAATATCATTTGATTGTATTTTATGTAATTTCTGTAAAAATATGTCAAATATAGTTTGAATATCTCTACTACCACGCGAGGATACATAATAATGCTCACCAATAAATTGCTTACAAATTTTAGAAATCCAAGCATTTGGGCCTCCGCCTGTGAAACTATCTCCTATAATCCAAAGTTTTCTATTATCCATTTTGTAAATATAGTAATAAAAATTAAATTTGCCAAGTCCTTATACCAAATTTATTCCAAGTAAATGGTTGATGATGCCCCATATTTAATTTATTTAACTCATTTATCACTTTATATTTAGTATTAGTTGGACAATAGAAAAACATAAATCCTCCTCCTCCTGCTCCACTTATTTTTCCACCAGTGGAACCTGCTTTGATTGCTGTTTCGTATAACAATTCTATTTCAGGTGTACTGATTCCCTTTGCTAACATTTTCTTTTGTTGAAATCCGTAATCTAGTATTTCACCTAACCCATCTATATTACCCTTAATTAAACAATCCTTTATCATTTTAGCCTGCTCAACTAATGCATGTAATGAAAGTAAAGATGTTGTATTATTATTGTTTATCTTCTGTAATTGTTCCGTCAATACATCAGAACTATTTCTAGTAAAGTTTGTAAAATAAAGTAAAATGTTATTTTCCAATTCATCTTGTACTTTATCTTTAATTCTGATTGGATTTACAATTACGTCGTTTCCTCTAAATTCCATATAGTTGAATCCACCAAATGCTGCCGCGTATTGGTCTTGCTTACCACCATTTTCTTTCAATTCAACTCTTTCAATTTGAATTGCCATTTCAGCAATATCATATTCTCCCAATGGTAAGTTGAATAATTCCATGTAAACACCAATTAAAGAAACTATAAGAGTAGATGAAGTGCCTAACCCACTACCTGTTGGTACATCTTGATTTGAAATTATATCACATCCAAATGGTTCTATATTAAATCGTTTACAGATGTGATTGTGAGTTGCTTTAAAGAGTTTCAATCCGTAAGAACAATCCAATTCATCACTGAAATCGTGCTCTTCGTATTCATCCTTATTTACCCATTTAAATGTAACTTTGGTATCATCCCTCAATTCTAAAGAAGTATGGGTAAATAAACGAATAGTTGTATTGATTACTGCACCGACATGACTTTTTGTATATGATGGCATATCGGTTCCTCCACCTCCAAAACTAATTCGAAATGGAACTTTACTCCTATATATCTTCTTCTTCATCGGGTATTCCATTTTCTGCATACCAATTTTTTACGTTACGTTCTCCTACTAATAGGAAAAAACAATTATAACAAAGTGGTCTAATATTATCCAATACCCTATTGTTTAAATTCCCATCCAAAAAATCAATTAAAAGAGGCATTTTACCATCTGTAATTCTTTCTTCACTAAATCCGCAACTAGAACATACCTTTGGAACATACCCACTATCAAATAATTTATTTTTAAATTTATGTAATGGATATTTTAAATGTTTTCCAGCAATCAAATCATCTATGTGATATTTTTTATTTCGAATAGTTTTGGTTCGTTCTATCCCAACACCAAACGGATTTTTTAAATCTTCAAATATACCATATAATTTAGCATACTTTTTATATGTGTTGTAAGATACACCCAATACTCTAGCTGCTTCAAATGCCGATTTGGATTGAGCCTGTGCTGCTTTTATTTGAGATTCTAAAATTGGTTTTGCACCTAATCCTCTTTTTGTGATTCTAATTTCAAGATTAGGAAAAAATCCATCTGTTTCATTTTCCATACTAATAACAATTAAATATATACATATAAGTATATCAAAAGTTATTTTTTAGAATCATACAATATGTTTTATTAGATTTTTAAAAGTATCATCAACTGAATATGATGTATCTAAATTTATAAAAAATTCAATTGGTTTTTCGTAATCTAATGCGAAAAAATCTTCCCTACCTCTAATTTTTTTTGTGTGACAATAAATTTCTTGTACTTTACATTCAGATTTAAGTTGCTCTCTCATTTCTCTATATGGAGAAACTAAACTAATCACAACATCATTGCCACAATTATCCAAATATTTAGCAATGTCAAATGCTTTTTGAATGTTACGCTCTCTTCCTTCTTTAGAATAATCTTTGTTAGGGAATACTTCTCTCAATTGGTCACCATCTATGTGAAATACAGATTTACGCCAATTCTTTTTATCGGTTTGTAACCACATTTGTAACTTTTTAGCCAAAGTGGTTTTTCCACTTCCTGGTTGGCCTGTAAATAGATAAATCATAACTTATTATATAACAACGATTTTAGTTTGTTTACGTTTTCTTCTTTTGGAGCTGGAGGTGTTTCATGTTTAACGTGTCTAACCTTTAGTGCTATGTTTGGATATTTTTTAGATAATGATTGAACTGCTGATATATTTTTATGTGAATCGTCTATAAAAAATACATCGGTTACACCATCTTTTATTTTATCTTCAATCCAATCTGCTTTTTTCTGTGGATTTGCATCTGCTAATGCAACTACATATATACCAGTTAATCCAATATCAGCTAAATATCGTTTGATTGGCATGTAAGCACCTCTTGCAGTTAGTATTACAATTTCTGAACCACCAACTCTTACGATGTTTTTAAGTAATCGTGTAACTCCTTTAATTTCCTGTGGTTGGTTTACTTTATCAAAATCAGAAAAATCAAATTTATCACCTTTTTTTGGTTCATACACTGCGTACTCTCCAGGTGTCAATTTTGATTTTTTTCCGTTTTTGTGTGTAATGTATATGTGTGAATTTGTTTGAACTAAAGTATCATCGAAATCAAATACTCGTAACTTATCGGATTTAGCTTCGCTTAAAGAATTAAATGCAAATGCGTTTAATCCGGAATATACTTTTCCGAACTCTACCTTCATCCCATTCCACATTACTGATGTAAAATTATTAACCATTTAAAACTTGCTTCTTTGTTTTTGGTATAGCCTTTTCTAACTTATCATTTTCTTTAGTTAGATACTCCACTTTAACACTCAATGCAGCTACTTCTTTTGTAAGTTGTAATACCATATTACGAAGTTCATCTTTTTCTCTGGATGACTCTTGTAATAAAGTTTCTAATTTAGTAATGCGGTCTTTGCAATCATGCTTAATAAAATCATCATCTCTTTCTTTCTTTTGAGCTCGTTTCTCATAATAACGAAACGCAGATGCTCCACCTAATACTGTTATTGCGGTGATTAATACCGAGTACATATTTTCCATTATTCTCCGTCTAATTTATGGAAGCCAGTATTGGCTTGGTTAATGAATTGCATTGCTTGTGAAATGTGGTCGGAAATCCAACCTGGAAGATTCATTTCTTTAGTTCCTATCTTGCCTTTGAGTTCGTTGGCGTTTTTTATTATATCTTCCAATTGACCCATAGCCATGCCTACTTCGTGGTCACCGCCTGAATCGGCTTCGTTAAGTTTATGTTTAAGTAATTCTGTCATTTTATTAAACACCTGCTCCCCACCATCTTCTCCTAAACGATACGCTCCTCCCAGCTTCTCATACACTTTGATTTTATGAGACATTGGAATATTTTTTTCATTTACAGCTTTCCAAGCTTTTGGATTGGTTACTTCAAACTTCATATTATATTTGTTGTATATACTGATATAAATATAAATTTTTATTTAATTAACCTTTTTTAACAGATACAAAACTTAAAAAAGCATATCTTCCATATCCACCAACTACTTCTTTAACCTCATGGTATGGATTGTGTTTTGTAAAATCTAAAACTGCTACATTTCCAAATAATGGTGCAATTGTTTCTGTATCGTTAAATACTAAATTGCCACCCCATTCTGGATTATAATCGGAATCGTTTAAATAAATTAATACAACGCATATTCTACCATCAACATACCCATCTTGATGTTTTTTTAAAAAAGAACCAGAATCATAATACGTTACAGAAGAATTATTATCCAATTCGCCTTCAATACCATATAATTCTTTTACTATTTTATCTGCTAATCTTTTAAAATCATCATTTATATCTGCGTTATGGAAATAATACCATTTTTGAAAAGAAGCGGCGGACGGGGATAAATCCATTTTGGATGAAATTTCATCCATAGTGAGTTTGGCGGTTTCCCAATTTGTGCAATCCTTCTGTATTTGAATTCTTCCACTATTAAATTCCGATTTAAATTCATCTTTAGCAACTCCATCTACACGAATTCCTCTAATTTTATTTTTTAAATTTTTTGTTTCATTGCAAATATATCTTGAATAATGTTCTAAATCTTCCGAAAAAATATCGTAATCTTTCATATTAAAATATGTGTATCCTTTTTCTTGTAGTTGTTGTTTAAGTAATTCCATTTTAATTTATTTTATTTAATTCTTTTTGAAATACAGAGTATGATTGTTTTTTGAATTCTTCTTTTCTATCAATTCGTTTGATTATAGAATCATAATGAGTTCTATTTCTATAAATATAATTTTCACAAACAATATAGTTTTTTAATTTAAATTGATGTATGTTTGCACCTGATTGATTCAATTTTTCAATACCCCACATTAAAAATGTGTCATCTGGCCCGTATGCTCCCATCGATTCCGGCAATGGTATTCTATCTAATAGGGGTTTTGATAAAAGGGTAAACCACCCAGCTCCAAATTTTGTTCTAGGTTGACCTGGTACATTATTAAAAACGGTTTCCAATCCAACATCACCCACTTCACCACAATCTACAAACGGATTGTTTGTTTTACAATAATCCAATGGTTTATTTAAATAATTAGAATTAACTAAACAATCCCAAGTCGTATCCCAATACTTAACAATTTCTGGTGTAATAAAATATTTATCAACATTATCAATTACATCAATTGCGTTTTCCATATAAAACAATATCCTCTCATCAAAACAAATATCAGTATCCAACCAAATAAAGTGAGTTGCATCTTTACATTCTAAATGTGCGTATCGTTTGGTTTGTAGTGCACCGATAATTTCATCTCTAATCTGATATGTAGATTTACCAGCCCAGTCAGTTAATGATTTTAGTGAATTAAATCTATCTATAAAAAATTGCTTATCTACTTTAGAATTTTCCCAATCAAATAGATAATCCGAAACTGAAAATGAAATATAAAATTCATAATTATCACCATCTATATGTTTAGATGCTTTATTCAAGTCGATTAATACTCTCTCTAAATCATCCAATTCATGTGGCATTACGAATGATGTAATAACTATTTTTTTCATTTATATTTGTTTTCTATTAACTTTTTAAGTTCTTCATTTCTATCATACTGATGAACTAACACATATGGAATTGTTTCGTTAATTACCATTTCGTTTTCAATAAAATATGTTTTCTTTTCAAACCTTTTATCTTTTGATAGAGTATCGACTTGTAGTGCAAAATCGGAATTTACTTCAATTTTGTCTTTTAATAAACTATTATTAACTATTAAATTCAATGCACTTTGGTCGGTGAAATGTCTCGTATCTCCAGCTTGAGATACTAGCCAATTCAACATTAACAAATCTTTTACTGATTGATACTTACCAGCAATAACTCCAACATTTGCAATAGTTTTTCCTTTTATAGATTCCCAAAATATAGGTCCATATCCCTCATGTATATTTTTGTGTGCCCAAGGTTCGTTTTCATTAGTAATACATTCTGATGCAACTATGATTTCTGATTTTAAATTTTTAGATAACCATTCTGTTGGATTTAATTGCCATACAATATCTCTAACATCAGTTGTTATAATATGCCCCCATTCTCTTTCATCATTCTGTAAGAACCACCACATATCAATCAATCGTTTCATATGGGGATGTCCTTGTAATTCAGCACCATAGCATTCCCAACCCTTTGCAGAAAGATATTCAATGGTTTCATTTGGTAGGTTGTAACATATCATTATCTTATCACCACCAAATCCACAATCGTTTAGGGATTCAACATATATCTTAATTTTTTCTGGCAAATAGTTTGCTATAGCCGATATAACCAAATCTTTCATATTATGGAATTAATAATACATCTCTACCACAATCAATAGAACTATAATTAAATATAGTTTCCATATCTCGTATTAGTTGTTGTTCCGCATCTTTATACCAATTAGTTTCAAATAATATGTATGGTCTTTGATTTGTGGTTTGCATCCAATCAAACATACCACGTATCACCTTAACATCATATCCTTCTGCATCTATTTTTATAAAATTAACTTTTTCAATTTTATTTTCAGCTACCCATTCAGAAAATGTTACACAATTTATAGTATACTTTTCATGTGAATGTATTTCCATTCCCTCTTTATAAATTTTATTGTAACCCAAATTTTGATTAGATGCTAATATTGTAACTTCCGAAGTTTCATTCCCTAATGCTTTATCAACTATTGTTATATTTGAATATTTTTCAAATTTATTTTTACATTCACTTACCAAATATGGTACAGGTTCAAATAATATTACATTTTCTAAAAAATCATATCCCAAATCATCTAGTATCATTTTACTAAATAATCCAGTATTTGCACCAACATCTACAAATGCATCGCCTTTGTTTAGATATGATTTTACTAAATCAACATTGGCTTGTATTTCGGGTCTTAACCAATTTTCCCATTCATTTAATTCCATATTATTATAATTTATTTTCCGTATTTTTGCCAATCGTTATGCATGAATAATCCTTCATTGTGGCCAACTTTAAATGTAGATTCGGCCCACCATTTTGCTATATTACCTTCCAATGCGATACCATCTCCGGCAAATTTATTTACTACATCTAAATAAAATTGTTTTTTATATAAACATGGATTGTTTGTCCAATTACCGTAACGAGATGTTGTCCAAAACATATCTTCTGTTTTATTTATATAATCACCAAATTCAATATCAGGTTCACACCAATGTAAAGAATCCAATAAATGTGGAGATGTACATTGTGAGTTATCATCATAGTATGTTAACTCTTGTCCTTGATACCTAAATGAAAAATGTGGATAACCTGGATTCTTTCTGTGTCTTAAACGAACAACATCCATCCCCATTTCAATTGCCTGATAACTTTTCTTTAATGTGTTATATGTGGTTTCCCTATTTTCAATTAAATTCCAATCATGCTCCAATACCAATACATAATCCGATTGTGCGTTTTGAGTTAGTTTAATAAATCCTTGCCCTATACCTACGTTTTGATTCAATCCTATGCAATCTAATCCAAAATGTTTTGCAATTTGATAATCTTGCTCATTGAATTCTTGAAATAATATAGTAGTATCGTTTACCATATCAAACAATCCATTGTTATAATATGTGGTTAATGTATCAACTAATACTTGCCCACTATTCCAGGAAAGTATTCCTATACTAATTGGTAATTTATCCATGTACAAATAATTTTAAAAAGTTAACTTGGTCTTCCATTTTTCTAGCATCCCATTCTTTCTCATCCGAAGTTGTACTCATTTCAGTTTCAACTTTGAAGTTTCTCAATATACCTTTTGGTGCTGGATTTTTATCTTTTATAAAATTATCGCCATACCATATTTTAATATTTTCTGGAATGTTAATCCAATACTTTTTATGCAACATAATGAAACATCCCCATCCCCAATCATTGATTCCAGATTTCCAAACATCTATGAAAGGTCCTCTTTCTTCATCAATAGGTTCTTTGTAATTACCTTCACCCATTCCAATAATACCATACTGGGAAAGAACATCTTCGGTTATTACTTCAAAAATATTTGGGTCAAAGTTAATATCATCGTTTAGTATCGCTATACTATTATTTTTAGCTAGTTTAACTCCTAAATTCCAAGCGGGGTTTACATAAATGTTTTCTTCTACTTGAACTAATTTAACTTTATCTAATCCTTCAAAATGTTCAAAGAATTTGCCGGCGTTATCTATTAATATAATTTCATCTACAAATTCACATTTTATCAAATCAAATAATAGTTTTCCAATTCTATTTGATTTCCAAAGTGTTGGGATTACTATTGAATATTTTTGCATAATTATTTTTTAATAATTTCCAATATGATATCATCGTATCTGTTTTTGTTTTTTGTCAAATCAAATACTTTATATACATAATTTAAACTATGTACCTCATCAATTAATTTATTTAAATCGGAGTTGGATTGAATGTCTTCGATAATAAGTTTACCACCCAATTTTACTTTACTGAACCAATTTTTTATAGAGTATATTTGACTATCGATTGTATGTGGTCCATCATCTATTAGATAATCGATTGAATCATTTTCAAACATATCTAATACATCTTGCGTATATGCATCTGCTTCTATAATCTGTATATCTCCCATTTTTCTAATATCATCCGCCATACCTTCTGGTAAATTATAAAATGGGTCTATACCAGTTATTTCCGAATTTATAAACCAATCTCTTAATAGTTTCATAGAAGGGCCTCTATGTACGCCTATTTCCAGTATTTTTAATTTATCATTTCTTTTTAGTGTAAATTCTTCCGAATAATACCCATTTATATAGTCGTGTGTCGTTCCTTTATCACTTTTAATTTCAGAAACTTCGTAAAATTCAGCAAATGTCATAATTTATTTTTCCAAAATGAGTAAATACCTTTATCAAGCTCGTATGATGGCCAGATAAATTGTTCTCTTTTAGGTTGATGTGATGCCCAAACCCACATATCCCACAATCCTTCATCTAAAGAAGTTTTATGTTCAAATCCTAATATATTAATTGATTTTTGAAAAGTTGGAATTGACCTTTTAACTTCGTGTCTACCCTCTTTATAAACAACTTCACCACTACCTATGATTGCTCTCAATAATGAATTTGCTTTGTTTATACTCCATTCCTCAATACCGCCCAAATTAATAATTTGTTTAGATGCTTCGGGTCTAATTGCCGAGTTCCACAATGGTTCTACAATATCATCTACACAACTAAACGCTCTGGTTTGTTCACCATCTCCAAATATCGTCATTGGTTCTCCATTTAAATGCTGATACATCCAAATACCCAATACATTTCGATACTTGTCCCAAATGTTTTGATTGATACCATACACATTATGTGGTCTGATAATACACCAGTCTAAACCATGTTGTTCTCCTGCAATTTGTATATCCATCTCACATCCATATTTTGCAACTCCATACGGGTCGATTGGTTTAGGTGTGTGTGTTTCATCAAATAATCCACCTTCTCCATGACCATATACTGCAAGGGTTGAAGTGAATATCAATCGTTTAACATTATGTTTAATACATTGGTTAACTACTCTTGCAGTTGCAACCAAATTGTTTTCGTAATTATATTGTCTGATAAATGGTGATAACCCTTCTGCTGCGTATGCTGCAAAATGGAACACATAGTCAAATTTGTGAATTTCAAAACAATTTTCAATTGGGTGTGTTACCAAATTCATTTGCCAAAATTCTACTGTTGGGTTTACATTTTCTCTATATCCACCACTTAAATCATCAATTCCAACTATATGAACTTCTGGATGTTTTTCGGTTAACCAATCTGCTAATCTACTACCTAATAGCCCCGCTACTCCCGTTATTAAAACTTTCATAATTTTCTATTAATTTATTTACTACTTGAATTTGTGTGTAATTATGCAACACTTTCATCATTCCGTTATGTGCAATTCTTTCCCTTTCCTCTTCGTTTTCATTGTAATAGTTCATCTTCTCTATACAATCGAACATCTCATCGTAATATACAATATCTTCCCCTTCTACAAACATTTCAGATAAACCAGTTTCATCTGGCAACCTATCAGTTAATATCATCTTACCACACGCCATTCCTTCAAAGATTCTACGGGTAATTTCTTTCCATCTACTATTCTGAATTACTATTAAACCAGTATTCAAAAATTCCGTATGTTCTTTAGGTCCTAATCCATTTCTATTACCAACTGCTCCCTCTGCCCAATTTGTAAGATAATCTAAAAATTGGGAATTTCCAAGTCCTCGTGTAGTTACTGCAACATATTGTGGTTCTAAATTCATTGGAAACTGAACTTTAGTATCTGCGAAATGATTTATCCATTCAGCATTTATACCTCTGTTTCTATATTCTTGTGCAGATTGTTTATCGGGTGTGATTGTGTAATGGAAACGATTTGCTTTAGGATAATTTCTTTCAAAGTTTTGTGGGTCATCACCACTTTCTTGTATCCAAAATGCAGGAACTAAATCCTTATTAAGATATTGTGAATCAAATCTACCCCAATCCATAAACAATACGATATCTGTTTGTGGTTTGGAATTTACCCAATTCTTTAAATCAGTATCATTTGTTTTGATTATTTGAGTTTCCCACCCTCTTTCTTTAAATTCATTTACTAATGCCAATGGAGTAGACCATACTTCCCCATCTCTATAATCGTATATGAATGTTATTTTATTTTGCATATTCTTCTCTTTTAAATAAAACCTGATAATGATTAGTTACTTCTAAATTATATGGTGAATATGGTTTCCAATTTACACCATTTTGAATATAATCGGTTTCTGCTGAAAACCTGTTTGTATTTATATTTTTTACATCTATCGTTTTCGCGTAGTCCGCTTTCATCCACCAAAAGTTACCAGAATATATTGTCCATTTTCCAGCATTACCAAGTAAGACACCGTATGTATTAAAATCAGTTTTTTCAAATAATTTAAAAACATTTCTGGTTTTTTCTATATTAAAATAATTCATAAGATGTCTCCAAGATGCAACATTTGTGTTTCCTTGTTTGGATGCACCTTTAGTATGAAAATACAAAATATAATCCGAATCTGCAAATTTTTCTACATCTTTTTGTATTAATTCCAATGTAACAAATTCATTACCTCTCGCTCTGACATCCCTTACATTTTTAAATTTAGTCAACAGATGGTATATTGATTTATTTTCTTCTGCAAGAGAAATCCCTATATTTAAAATATAGGGAAAATCAAAATGTTTTTTTAATAAAGAAATCTGCTCTTCCACTATTGATTCTACCCCGTCTATTGCGTATATGTGATAATAGACGTGTACCATTATAGTGTATCGTAATAATTGTTTTGTCTTTCTTGCCTATCAATTGTTTTTGGATGTATAATACAATACACTTCATCTGATGGGAAATTGGTGTATGATTGAAACCCAACAATTCTTTCATGTACTTTACCACTCCAACCAATTGTTTCTGGATTGTTTTTGTAGATACGAGTCTGAACATCTGGGAAGTTAACCCATCCTTTCTCATTAACATTCCATCCCCATTTTTGAATATGTGCTTCAGTTAATCCTTCGACTGTATTGATTCTCGGAACTACTATCAAATCCTTATCAGTATTAGCTTCTAATAGCTCTTCCAAATTATAGATTAAATCATTTGATAGGTACTCATCGGCATCTAATTGAAATATCCATTCACCTTTACAATGTGAATTTAAAAAGTTTTTCCATTGTGCAAAATCATTATCAAATTCAGATTCAATTAAAGTGATGTAATTTGCATTAGCTTGCAATTCTAAATACTCAATCATTTCCGTAGAAGATTTTGGAGTATCTAAAAGGACTACTATTTCCGAATTTTCACCTTTATAGTTTATCAGTTGTGTAATTAACCTTATAATTTCTTCATGCTCATTACAAGCCGTTATTGCGTAACTTAATTTCATTTTAATCTTCGTTGTGTTGAATTTTTATATCATCTAAACCGTCACCAGTTGTATATGGTGGATTATATGTATTATTTGTATAATGCCATGCTGAACCACTTGGGTATCCATATGTGGTTGATGTACTCATACCATTGGGTGTGATGATTGTACTAATACTGCTACCTGGTGTACTTGCAATTGTTATACCAGGTGTTGATGGAGTTACAAATCCAGGTGATGGTGCCGTTCCGTTTGGTTTGACACATGGTATCTCTACATTTGGATAATAAGTGTGAGGTTCTTGCCATCTTGGAAATGGTTGTGTATTTGGAACATCCGCTCCAGTATATCCAATGGGTTGTGTATCGTTAACCTCTGCCAATTTTGCTTTTAGTATATCCCACTGCATTGGGGTAATGTTATACTGATGTACTCCTTCAGTAAATCCTTGTAACCAAATTACAAATTCTTTTGATGTCATAACTGTGTATTTTCGTTATTTTGTTCTTTAATAGTTTTTATTGATTTTTTTACATTAGGAGTCAATCCTTCAATATCCATTTCTAATTCAGTTATTCTACCAAACCCACTTATTTTATAAGTTCTATATGCTTCATTTGTTATTATAGGTACTTTAGAAACTACGGATGAATAAAACTTTTTTGCACCACCCTTCATTTCTAATTTATCTTCATCTTCGTTTACAAATTTACCAAAAAATCTTTTTACTAAAGCCGGATTTATATTTGATACTTTAACTGCATGAACTACTCCTTTGGCTCTAGATACAAACAAAGTGTATATAATTGGTCCATCACCTATAGAGTATGATTGCTTTGTACCATCTACATATTCGTATTGCATTATCATATAGAATTTTCCACGCCTCATTCTTTCGGGTGATACTGATTTATCACCCTTATCTATGTACTTGCGATATATACGATTATATGCTGACACTACTTATTTAACATTTTTAGTTTAGGTAATTGCAGTTGTTGAAACTTTGGTTGTATCTTACTATAAATACCATATTGATTCAAAATTCCATCAAACAATTTAGTCATTTTTTCCAATCCAAAGTTTTGTTTATTTTGTTTGCCCAATTGTAAAGATGCCGTTTTGTATTTTTCATAGTTCTTATAAACATCTTTTATAGATGATAATGCTTTTGAAATGTTTACATTAAACCATTGTGATTCTTTTAATAAGAATTGGTCTGCTGCTGATTCATGTACTGGTTTTAATTCACCTTCCAATAAAACAGCTCCTTGCTTTAAGAAATCCAAATGTCCACTCCAATTAGATACAATTACAGGTTTACCCGTCAAACTGAACTCCAATAGGGGTCTACCAAACCCTTCACCTTTTGTGAAGTTTAACATTGCTTTTACTTTCGGATGTTCATACAATCCGTTCATTTGAGCAGGTGTTAAATCACCATGCAACAAATAGATTGGAACTGATTTATAATCATTACCCAATACCTCTCTAATTTTTTTAATAGTGGTTTCTCTATCCATTACAGAGAATCCTGCTGAAGATGTTTTAAGAACCAATGCGGGTTTTACCTTTTCATTTTTGAATGCCATTGCGAATGTTTTAATCATCATTCCCACATTCTTTCTATCTTCACCCAAATCACCTCTTAACCAATGTCCTACAAATAGGAATGCAAACTCTTCTTTGATTGAATCCAATTCGGTAATATGCTCAAAGGTTTTGGTTCCAAAATCAGCTTCATCAAATCCTTCGAAGAGGATTTCAACAGGTTTTTGAATTCTGTGTTGTGCAACTAATTGTCCACTTTGTTTATCTTGCTCATTATATACCGTATCTACTAAACTTTTCTTTGAATGTTCGGATGGAACTATAATTAAATCCATTCGATTGCATCCATGAATCCAATCTAATGCACAATGTGTAGTTTCAATTGCTGCAGTAATTCCAATGTTATAAAACCCTAATGGTTGAAATTCATTTGGAACTGTAACTTGAATATAAATGTCAGGTTTTTCTGTAATCTGTGGAATGATGTTATCTACCGCCCATTTATGAAATTCATTATCATAATTAAGAGCATCCATTGGGGTATTCCCCCAACGAGTGCTAATAATTTTAATATCAAACTTATCTAATTTATATAAAGAGTGTAACAAATCTCTCGCGTGGTCACCATACCCACTTCTTGTTGCAATTGGTGCCTGAAATACTAATGTTGGTTTCATATTATAACTCTATTAACTTAAATTTTTTCTTTGGTTTCCAATTTTCAAATGCACCTTCCATACCATCTGATAGTGTTTTACACATTGCTTCTCTGCTCAACAATCCATCACCTAACATCCACTTTCTTCCTTTTAATGCTGCTGCATCTCTATCTTCTTTTGGAGTTAAATACCATTCCATAATCAATGGTGATATATCTTCGAAATCAACCCTATCATCAAAAATATAAGGAGTAGGAACTGAACCCGTGGTTGAACGAACTGGCCAAATTGGTTTAACCCAATCTCCCCAAACTACACCTGCTTTTTTATGTCTATCATGTAATGAACCTATCTCTACATAATCTTCTGCGGTTAGTAATTTTCCAGTTGTAATATCTCTAAACCCACATTGGTCTTGCAATCCACCTGTTACCGTTACAATAATTGGAGTTCCTGCCATTACCGATTCTGCAGTTGCTAATCCAAATCCTTCGTTAGATGCTACGTTAATTGTTACATCTCCCAAATTATAAAGATAATTCAATTGTTCTTCTGTATATCGGTTTGGAGCGAATACTACATTTGTTTCAGATGAACAACACTCTGCTATAGTTCTCGGTAAATCCGTTCCATGCTCTTCAACTGGATTAGTGTGCATCAATAAACATACTTTACTTCTATGCTCTGGAGCTAATGCCTCCACAAATTTATCAAATGCAAGAATTACATCAATTGGTTGTTTTCTACGAATGTTTCTATTATTCCAATATAAAACAAAATCGTATTCCTTTTCACCAAAGATTTCTTTTTTGAAATCAGCTGGTACTTCAACTGGCTTATACAAATCCGAATTGATACCATGCGGTACATAACTTACTTGCCAATCAGCAGGTGGTGTCCAATGCTTTTCTTTATCCCATCCCCAAACTCTACGAGTAATCCCATAAGTTTGCTTTGAAATACATCCAATCCAATCACAACTTTCGTAATAATCTCTATTGTATTTTGGGTCTGGTAAATCATCCCAAATGTGATAAAAGAAAAGGGGAACTGATTGACGAATTTCATGTTCAATTTCATACAACCAAATCCAATATCTAGGGTCAGTAAAGTGTAAGATAGCATCAGGCTTTTCTACCATCAATAATTGACGAATAATGCCTGGATTACCATAACCATCTGATGGGTAAATTTTTACATTCGCATCTTTTACGCCAGTTTGTTCTCTAACACTTTCGTTTAAATCTAAAATCTTACCTGCTTCTGGATGTTTGATTGCTGCACCTAATTGAACCCAATCATATTTATCAACCGTTCCCATAACTAATTGTTTGGAAACATTAGCTATACCACTCGACATTCGCAAGTCGTCCGATAATAATAAAATCTTCTTTTTTGCCATAACTCTTTTTATAAATAATTATTGTTTTTTATATTTTTCCATCACAAATTCCTCTTTGTTTAAATTCACACCAATCACAAAGTTTTGATGGATATTTAGGATATTTTGAATCTACATTATATTCACCACTCTGGTCAAACACATTATTAACGAATTCAGTAAACCCTTTCCATGCCTTATTCATAGATGGTTTACCACTAGCAGGTACGTGTCTACTGATACGAGGAATGTTATAATCTGTATTTTCGGATACCTTACGCTTTAAAATAATAAATTCTACATCTATTATATCTTCTGATATGTTTAGTAATTCTGCGTAAAACTTTTTGTATAAAAGTAATTGAGTACTTTTAACCGAGTCTGCTTTTTGGGTTTTGGTCCAGCCTCTAGTTGAGGTTTTGAAATCCGTAATACGGTATCTACCCGTTGATTTACTTCTAACAATAAAGTCAATGAATCCTAAAAAGTTTACATTTTCTGCAATTTTGGTATTGATTGGTTGCTCTATTGCAATCAACTCATCATCTTTTAATGAAAAAAAGTTGTTGAAATTTTTAGACTTCTGAAAGTAATCTAAAATAAGATTACCATCTTCTAAAAACTCAACTAACTCTTCTTTGGAACATATTGGATTTTGTCCTTCGTTTGATTCTTTTAAAAAGGATTCTCTCATTTTTTCTTTGAGAAACTCCTTTGTATTCATATTCTTATCTGCTTGCGATTTAGAAATACGCAAACATCTACTTAAATATTCTTGCAAAGTCTCATGCATTGCAGAACCAAATACGGTGTGGATGCTAGATGATGATTCTCTCAAACCATCTATGTAAGCCAGTTTGTATTGATGGGGACATGAAGACCACATACTGTATTGGGAAAACGAAACTCTTGCCATAGTGTGTTATTTAAATACAATATACACAATTTATTTCGTTTTTCCAAATGTTTCTTCAATATAATTTTTTAATATATCAGTCCAAATGTCACACGCTTCTAAATTTGGATGACCTGAATTTCCTTTAAAATAATGGTCACAATCATTAAATTCGGTAATACCTTTATCAAAAAAGAATTTAAGCATTGCTGGAATTTGTTTAAATATGTAATGATTACTAAATACATTATTTATTAAATTTTCATTAATGACATAACCACCTTCTCTTCTAGTAATATACCTTTCAAAATCTTCAAAATATGTTTTTATTTTAAATTCTTCATTTATGTTATCAGAATTAGATTCTTTTAGATAAAAATTTCCGTTATGCTCAAATGGTTTATGGTCATTTATACCATCAAATATTATGTAAGGATATCCTTTTGATTCAAAATAAGAAGTTAGTGATAGTATATTTTGAAATGTTTTATATAATGCAAATGTTATGTTGTTGTATACATAAATCAATTCATCTTTATTTTTATAAATCCATTTTGATGCACCATTACCATCTTTAAAAGAATTCATATGTCTCTGAAAACATAATGGAGTTACATGCCATTCTTGTGGTGGGGTTCGCATATCATCATAATAGACATGGTATCTCAAACATTCTGTTAATTGAATAACAAATAATGAATTTTCTGCAATATCTTTTTTGATTTCGCAAAATTCTAAAGTTCTCCACGTAATGGTATCATTTCCACTACCACCTTTACCTATATTCACAACCTCTAAATTTAGTTTTTCTCCTAAAAATTTAGGCCATGCTCCTTCATTTCCTAGCATATGGCCTTCCGTAAAGGAACACCCATTTGCTACCAAATATTTTTTACCTAACATTAAATCTTTAATTTTAGCTTCGTAATTTGTTTTTTATCAACGGCATATTTCTCACATACATATTTTATATGCTCTCTACCTTCTCTGGTTGCATATAGGACTTCAGCATAATCTATTGCATGTCTTTCTGAACAATCGTATTCTTTCTTAATTAAATCAACTAAAAATGATTCGTATTTTTCTTCTCCCTTTCCTTTGATGTATTTTAGATAATACTTGCCTTTGGGTATGATACTGATATACAACTTATACATTTCCCTCGGTTCTAATGTTTGAGTCAAAGGTAATATAGTTGCAATCAGTTCTACCCATTCTGGTTTCATAGAAAGAAATCTGTTAATCATAAAGTTGCTCCACGACTTAACATCTTCCTCTGTAAGTTTATCAAAATACTTTGGGTCTTGCTCCGATGTGATTGCAGCAATATGGTCAAATAGTTTTTTTCCTGCCATTATTATACTATTGATGGTGGGGTGTCTCTTAATTCCAAAGGTAATAACTCTTGCAATGCTTTTCCACACTGGGTACAAAGATACATTTCAATTGGAATGATTGAATCTTGTGCATTGCCAGTCATTATTTTACTTAATTTTTTAAATCTATATCCTGGCATAAATGTTTTATTTCCACATTCACATACCATATCTCTCGCATCATTTAGGCTGACACCATTCGGTAATCCTTGTTCCATTATTTTATAATATTTAAAATTTGAATAATTGTACTCATAAACACTATTTCTTTATCTACTACTAATGCATCTTTGGATAATCCTTCTGCAATAGTTAAGATTACATTGGCAGTATTACCTGCTGCGTATTCATCAACTCTACTATATAACATAGAATACATTTCCGAATAATCGTTTAATCTATTATCAGCAACTGCTTGTCTGATATTCATAAACATATTTCTCTTATCATCATTTGCTTTTAACAAATCTACCAATTTTGTTTGGAAATTAGATTCAACCATAATTTGATGGTCTACTTTCAACTCTCCTTTTGCAGATTGTAATTGGCAAGTATTTAAGATTCTACGAATATCAGGATAATATGAACTGATAATATCAGCAACATTCTTAACATCGTATTTGATTTTTTCAGCATCTAAAATTCTAGTAACCTGAATTGCAACATCTTTCTTTGTAGGTGGTGTGATTGCAAATGTTTGGCATCTACTTTTGATTGGGTCAATAATCTTTTCGTGATAGTTACACGTTAAGATAAATCTACAATGTTTAGAGAATGTCTCCATTAAGTTACGCAAGATTGCCTGTGCGTTTGGAGTCATATAATCAAACTCATCCAAAATGATAATCTTAAATCCTGCAAATCCCATAGAGGATGCGAAGTTCTTCACCTTATTACGAACTGTATCTACGTTGTTCTCATCCGATGCGTTGATAATCATACTATCACATTTGATTGTATTTACAATTAGTTTTGCAAGTGTGGTTTTACCAGTTCCTGCTTTACCATGTAATAACAAATGTGGAATATCATTATTATCCAAATACTGCTGAATGGTTTCCTTTACGGTTTCATTACCTACATATTCGGAAAGTGTTTGTGGGCGGTATTTCTCCACCCACAAACTATGCTCTCTCTTACTAATATCGTTTTGAAAAAAGCTCATAATAATTAGTTATTTTCTTTAGATTTTTCTCTCTCTAATTTTGATTCTTCCGAAATTGGTCTTGGGAAGATTGTGAACTGCATTCCATTTTGTTGAAAATTTAATCCTTGTCCTTCTATTGGTTGGATTCGTAATGTTAATGGTGATGGCTCTGAATTTTCATCTGACCATGCAAACACTATAGGCTCATTATTAAAAAATTGAAAACACCATTCTACATCTGCGATTGGAGTTGCTTCAGATACACCAATAATATCTGCATCCTGATTTTGTAATTTCTCTTCCGGAAATAATTCTAATTGCTTTTTCATTGTATATAATTTATTTTTCGTAATTTAGTTTATTTTTTTTATATTTCAAAATTTTCTTTAATATATTTGTATAGATTTTTTGCGTATTCTTCATTTTGAAGTGATGTTGCATGTGTGTGACTATCTTTAAAATTTGGATAATCACCATCAAATCTACTTTCATCGGTATATTCCGTCCCAACAAATGTACCATTCCAAATAAACGGAATTTGTTTTGATTTCAAATAATAAGTTATTAATTGGTGATTTTTATACCAATTTATAAAATCTTCTTTATCATTTGATGATGCAATTTTATTAGCCCATATCATTCTACCTTCTTTTTCTTCATCAAAATATCCCCAAGGATTTGGGTGGTATGGTTCTACATCACCATTATCTCTGTAGAATTCTCTCCTATGAGGATATGTGTACATCACCAATACTATTGATGGTTTTAATTCGTCTACCCAAGTTAAAATACTTCTGGCAATATAATCATTACTTCTACCACTTATACCCAAATTTAAATCAACACCATTTGGTATCATTCTAGATAAACAATGTGACCAAGTTTGTCTATCATGTACACCTATTCCTTCAGTGTGAGAACATCCAACTGACATTATTTTCAATCCTTTCTTTTTAGGTGAATCACCTCTAAATCCTAACTCATTGAATGTATAATAACAAGTTCCAGCATCTGAACCGTTTCCTAATAATTCTTTATTCTTTCTTTCTTTTAATAGCCACTTATAACTTGCTATATCAAATCCATTTGGATTCCAAAATTTTAAACTTTCCATAATTAAAATGTAAAAAACTTTTTCGCAGTTTGTGTTTCAGTTGATGCTTTTTCCCACTTCAATGCTTTATAAAAATCATCTAATTTGTTTTCCAATTCTGCTTTGAAAATCATATCTCTATCTACATATTGTTCTACGAAGTCCATAATCTCTTTTGGGTCATTGTAATCTTTGAATGCAACTGTATCTAATCCTAATGGATTTTGCTTTAAATACACCCACTTAACCTTATCACCATCTCTAATTGGTTCGTGCTTAAACGGACAGTCAAAGAATTTCAACAATCGATTGTATGATATACCTGCTTTCACGTGTGCAGGAGTTCCTTTCTCAAAGTTAGCAATCTGTAATCCACTATCTTTTCTCCATTTACCATTATCGTATTTACTTAATTCCTTAATGGCACCACCCTTTGCTATTTTATTAACAGGTAAAGTCATCATACTCTTTTTGAAATCCAATAACTTCTTATCAACATAATCATTATCTTTTCCCATAAGAATATCCTTTAACATTCCGGACATATAATCCTGAAATGCTTTTGGGAATGATGAACGAACTACATCCAATCCTTTCACATCCAACTTATCACAAGGGATACCATTTTTCAAAATCATCCATTGTGCGTATCTTTTCTTTGCTACCCAAAATCCTGCTTTACTGATATATTCCTTCTTAATTTCAAATCTGTGTTTATCTTTTGGAATACAGAAGAATCTTTCCGCTAATAAATCATAAAATGAATTAAGGAATGATTGAGTTTCATCGGCTATAATGTTGACCTCCTGTGCCATTCGGTTTTGGTCAAATGTCTTATATTCTGGATAACGATGTTTTACCAATGGTTCTGCCATCATATAAATGGAATCAGTATCGATGTATACATTATAATCTTCTTTCGTACCTAACTCCTTATTATATTTGATGTTAGCCATTTCTGCAGTTTTCTTAATTACAGTCTGACCCGTAATCGTAACTGCCTCTGCATTATCAATATCATAGAAACGGAATGCTGGTAATCCCAATACTCCATACATTGAGTTTAGAAGAATCTTTTGTACCAACTGTCTTTTAGCATAGAATTCATACTTTTCGGTATCACCTGCTTCACCATATTGTTTTTCTAATTTACGAAATTCAACCCTCTGCTTAAACCATGTATCCAAAATATCTGCAATCAATCCTGGTTTATCTTGATTATACAACACTCCGTTTGCAGCTACTCCTAAATTACTATCTTTGATTACATCTTTTAATTCTTCTTTGGTGTAATCATATGTATCACCACCTGCACCTACAATCGTATACCTATCATTTCCACCTCTAACCCAATGTTCGGCATCCCAATCTTTAATCTTTCCAATTTTGGTTTCAGGTGAAATGTTTAGGGTCATAATGATTGATGGATATAGAGATGTTAAGTCCAAGTCATAAATCCAATCATACTTTCCAACAATGGGTTCTTTTACATAAGCTCCGATAAACTTCTCTTCGTTATTATCACGAAGTGCCTGCATCTTTTCTTTCCTATCCTTCGGTTTGTTTGGTGCTACCAACCCTTTAGTTTTAAGATATGCTAAACATGCTCCCTCCAAATACTTCGATGAAAACATATAATCTTCATACGGAACAAATCCTGCGTGGCAAATCGCTCTACATAATTCAATGAATTGAAGTTTCTCATCCATTGATACAACCAAGTCCACATCGACAATGTTATATTCAATAAACTTCTCCAAATCATTCTCAAACAAATCATCCAAACTTCCTTCATACTCAACCTTACCTCTACCCAATTCTTTGGTAGCAATGTGATTTAGAGTATAGGATGATTCTAACCCATAGTTATAGTTCTTATAGAGATTGATATAATCCAAAATAGATACACCCGCAAAACTCCACTTCTGTCTGTAAGGTGAATAAAAGGTTTGTCCAATCGGAGATAATCTTTTAGCATGTCCTTCCCCACATACATTCTTAATACGATTGTAAAGATATGGAATATCAAAGAAGTCAATGTTCCAACCTGTTAAAATAGTTGGATTGACTTCCTCATAATAATTAAGAAATGCAATTAGAAGATTTTTTTCATTATCAAAAATATGCAGTTTGACATCTCTACCATCTTTACTGAATTGTTTTGCATTGTTTTTAACTTTCCTTGCTTTATCTAATACAAATACATCGTACAATTTAGTTACACCATCATGTGATGCTATTGCAGTAATTTCATTTTGTGCAAATTGAGTATTAGGCAACCCACTAACCATTTCAACTTCTATATCAAAGGTCATTGTTCTGTTTCCTTTTGATGGAGTGTCGGAATCGTATATATCAACTAATACTCTAGTGGTTTCGGGTACATCTGATTCAAACAAATCTTCAGCTTCATCCTTTTCCCACTTTGAAATACGAGTCAATCTATCACCATGCATTGATGTATGCTGACCGTACGGGTCTTTCTTATATGCATACTTTCGATATGGGAATGTTTGATAACCATTTTTATCATCCCATAGATGGATAAGATTTTGGGTTCTTTCGTAAAATATGTTCTGATACATTTGTTATTTTTAAGGTTTGTAGAAAATAAAGATTGGTTCATATTTGTAGGATGTACCACCTATTTTCATACTATTTTTCACTCCACTCAAATCAACTCCAGTCATTGGAGACATTGTCATTCTCAACTTACCTTTATACTCCATTCCTAATTCAACCAATATATCAATTGAATCTTGTTCTAAAGTAAACCACTTATCAGAACCAACTTTAATATCGGCAATGTTCCAACAGATGTATCTATCGTTTCGTAAATACTCATACGCGGTTGTTAAAGTAGGTAGTAGGAATCCATCTCTCCAACTATCGTAGTTATTGAACTTCTTAAATGATTGAGATTCATCATCTGAATATCTCTCTCTATCAAAGTAAGGTGGTGATGTAAATACAAAATCTAATTTACCTTTGTATTTCTCAAATCTGGCATCTAAATGAATTATTTCAGAACCCGTTGTAAATATTTCATACGTTGATTTATGCCCCCAAAATGGATTTGCAGCTCCAGGTACTTTACTATTAAAGAATTCACCTAAATACTCATACCTAGTCTTTTGAATTTCAGGAATAAAATTTTCAGTATTTGGGTCATTACCAATATAATGAATATTTCTATCATCCACACTCAATGCACCTAATATCCTACCACCCCAACCTGCGGATGGGTCATACACATTGATTACATCTTGCGTTTTAATGTGTTCTGTAAATCTTTGATACAGATACTTCGCAGTTAGTGGTGGAAAATTTACTGCTGCCTGTGTTCCCATACCAATACGGAATGCTGCAGTTGCTTCTGGAAAGATAGTTTGACCAAACGGATATGTTTTAATCTGTATAGGTTGTTTTGGAATATCAACTAAATTGTCAATATTATCTCCCCAATCCGCAGTTTTAAGTGATGAGATATTCTCATACTTTAATATACCTGCTTTGTATAAATCCTTTACTTCCTGTGCAGTAATTGGTGGAGATGGAACTTTACTATCTGCCTGTGATAAACAAAATCCATGTCCTTCTTGAACTTCACCCGCTGCCCATCTTTCAATCCATTCCTTACCACTCTGAATATGTGAGTTATGAAAATCTTTGTGATTTAAGTGTAGGGTTTTAGAAAAACGATACATACCATCTTGCCTAGTCAATCTTCGCATTTGCTTAATAAACTCTGGCAAATATGCATCATCTACAAATATATCATAAATGGATGGTTTTGGTTTATCGTATGAAGAACCACCAATACCAGTCTTATACATTGCAGGAAAAAATTGATTTACAGGAGTAGCGAATTTATTGAAGTTAAAAATTACTTCATTACCATCATCATCTCTTTCTTCAAACTTATCTACCTTATAGGTTTGTAGTTTAGAAAAGTTTTCTATGATTTCCGCTTCATCTATACCAATTCTTGGAGGTGCGTTTGTAGCTGCCCATCTTTCAACGGCAGTTTTACGAAAGAATGCCACCCACTCTCCAAATTTAGTGAATGGCATTTTCAATACATCTTCGTATTTAAGATTTATTTCAGGCGAATAAATCCAATCGTTTCTTTCGTAAAAATACTTCTTTGTATAGTTGAAGCTCATTTTATGCGGTTAATTGTACTTCTACCAAATAATAGTTTGCAGTGAAATCATCAATTTTGAATTCAACGTGCGCCAATCCTGAAGTAGATATTTTTAATACTACCGAAGTAGCTTCTTTGTTTGCAGAGAAAATCTCTTTGAGATACTTTGCGGAGAATGAAATAGGTTTAACTTCTTCACTATAATCTTTGTTAACTGAAAATTCAATTAGAGTTGAATTTACATTTGAATAACCTAATACAAGTTTCAATTCACTATTCTTTGTAAGAACGGTAAATGTGTCTACATCAGATAGTGCGTTTTTAGCTTTGATAAATTTGTCAATAAATTTACCATCAAATGCGATTTCAACATCAAATTCTGGTAGAGATTTCAAATCCGGAACTGATGGAATAACTGCTAAATCCGCTAATTGGAATTGAGCTTTTGTGTCATCACTTTTGATAAATAGACTTACAGCCTTTCCATCAACTTGCTGAACATCCAGTTCAACATCATCACCTACAACTGATAACAATTTTGTCAATTGAGATGTTGTGTAAATACCTAAATTAGGTGTTGTTTGCGTGAAATTATCTAGTTGAATTTCACCTAATACCGTCTTATCATCGGAGATAAAACGAGTAACCAATTTCCCATCTGCTGCTTTCCATGCAACCGATTCTACTAATCCTGCCAAATTGTACTTTTGGATAAATCTTGTAATTCTTGTTTTGTTCATGTTTTTTAAAATTTAATTGTTTACGAATATAATATATTTTTTTGGTATTTACAAGTCATTATGGTTTTTTCCATATCCATACTGGCTCACAAAATGTTTTGTTTTTTGCTTCTTCCGCTTTTAATAAAGCTTCTTCTGTATATCTTTCCTCATCCCCTTCTATAATTGCTCCTGCACCTGCTGAACCTGGTCTCTTTGCCATCTCCATCCCTAAACACCCTTCATAGATACCTCCCAATGATTTGATGTAATCGTTCATAGGGTTTGTTATTTCTTGGTATCCTTTACCATCCCCTTTGGAAGATGCATATACATCTGCAATGTTAATTGCTAAATACCCACCCTTTCTAATAGTAGGCCAAACCTTTTCGATTGTTTTATGTAAGAATAATTTATTCCATGCATCAATGTTGTTGTATCGAACCCAACTTTGGGTATCGTCATAAGAATATCGTTCAACATTGAAATATGGGGGTGAGCTGAAAACAATGTCAAAATAATCGGTGTACTCACTATAATCCATGTCTTCAGCTGGTGAGCAATGGAATGTGGCTTTTTTATCCGTTTCGAAGAATCCGTTATTCTTTCTATAAAATTCTGCCTGTTGTTCATAAATTGGGTGATTTTCTTTTCTCGGGTCAATACCCACATAATGTTCTCCTTTTTCAGATGCCATAAATCCACACAATCTATCTCCCCATCCCGCCGATATGTCTAACACATTTTTTGCACCTACCATATCGTAAAGTGCTTTGGCAACATTGGGTTTGAATTGTGAGCAAATGTACTTTCTTAAACTCAAACAAACTCGCAGTTCGTTTCTTCCTACTTCATCAAATTTAAGAGTGTATAACCCACCCATTAAAGACGTCATAAAATCCTTACTTGCCCACGTTCTATGAGGACCTGGCGAAACGGTGCCGTCTACACTCCAACGATTTGCTTGTTGAAAGAAATTGGATGCAGAGTTACCAGTGTTTAACCTTTTTACAAATTGCTTCTTACCTCTGAATGTTAAAGGATAATTACTTTCCGATGCTTTACGAGGAAACCACTCACCCTCTTTAAGTAGTTCGTTGTAACGAGTTCCTTTGAGAGCAAGGTATTCCTTTCTAGCTTCGGTTTCTGTGATTTCGGCATACGGTAATTCGTATTCCATACACAATTGCGCAAGAGAGTCTTTTACATCATCTCTGTCAAAAGTGCTTTTAATATAACTCCACTCTTCACTATTGATGTGAAGGTATGGAGCCATATTTTTGAACTTGTTAAAGTATTCTATATACATAACTTAATAATTAATTATTCTGTAATTCCGTAACATAAGAATCTAAAACAACATTTCCACTTTTAAAAGAATAACTGCTATTATATTCAATTTCAAAATAAGAAAGTACAATTTTTAAATTTTCTCGTGCTTTCTTTGCGTTGTTGTAATCTTCTTCTTTTGCTTCATTATCGCTATCTTCAATGAATTCAATCTTTCTTTTATTTAGAGTATCATTGCAATTTGCAATCATTTCTTTCCAAAATAAGTCAAATGATTTTTGATTTAGTTTAAATTTATGTCTATTATCTTTATTAAACTCAAATATCCACATTTTATCACGAAGAACTCCACCATCCGAATCAGCTTCTAAATGCCCAACATCAAATTCTTCAACTTTACGAAGTATTCCATCACGCGTATTAAAGATTTTAAAATTTGATAAATCGTTATTTTTTATTTCTTTTTTAAGAAAATTTAAAAATTTCAATCTTTCTTTTGAAGTAGTTGATGCATCTATATATTCTAAATCTAAAACTGGTTTTACAACATCAATGAAAAATGTATCTATAACTGCATATATTTTTTCGATATTACCACCTTTAAAATGATATAATGGACCAAATGTAGGCGTATCATTTCTATCATCTAAATCCGATGCTCTACATACATCTTTCCAATCATCAATATTATACTCAAATTTAAAAAATGATTTAGGTCCTTCATATAAATCAATTTCAAAATTCCAAACAAAATCTAACCACTTTTGAGTTGTAATTTCAATAACTCTATTAAGCACATCTGTAATATGTGTTTCGGATAGATTTTTGTTTTGTAATACAAAATCAATAGTATTTAATAATATTGGATAAAGTAATTCTTTTTGTTGTAATCTCAACTTATTAACAGTACCTAAATTACCAGGTTTATCTATACCAATATTTTTAAGATATTCTCTAATTATTTCGGTTTCCTTTTGTAAATGAGTATTCCATAGTTGAATTATTTTCTCGTTATTTAACCCAACATTTTTTTGTGAATTTTGAATTCTATTATATCCTAATGTAGCTTCAACCATATTAAAAACTTTTAGAAATTCGGATTCTAATTGCTTTACATTTCGTTTGTTTCTTTCGGAATATTCAATATATTCGGCAACAGTCTCTTGAACTATTTTAGTTCCTTTATCAAACGGCCTAGCTAAACCATTATAAAACCAATTTTGATAACGCTTTAAACCATAATCACTTTTAATATCCGCACCATTAATTTGAATTAAACATGATGTAAGAAAATGATAAATGTATCTATCATATTCATTATATTCAGAACCATGAATATTATCATTAATTACTCTAAAAAATGGATTGTTTTTATCAGATTTTGCAAAACATGCGGATAAAATGGCTGGTTTATGTACATCTCTTGGATTTTTACTATTATCATATACTACATTATCATGCCAAGCATCTTTTACCATAGTCATTGATAAATTCACATCCGATTGTCCGGCACCTCGTTTACCTTCTCTATGATACGATTCACTTTCACATCCATTACTTTTTCTTTCTAATATTACATTTGGTTTTAAATCAAGAATTGAATTAATTAATTTAAAATATCCATTCTCTTTTAACCAACTAACAGTTAAAAATTGATTTTTTGTAATTACAAAATCATCTTTAAAAGCACCTAATGCTAATTTTAAAAGATTTAATAAATCTGAATTTTTACCGTTTTCCCATCTATTAGAATTTTTAATATATCTGTTTTCAACTTCATTAAATTCTCCTTTTTCATCAAGAACTTTCCATACTTTTGAATCGGTAAAATAACTAAACCATCTCCATACTAATTGAAATTTACTTTCACCATCCCATATACCAACTAATTTAAATTCTCCATAAGTATCTGTATTTATTTTTAAAGTTGGAATTGAACTGTGTGTAATCCAAGATATAAAACCATCACTAATACTATCGTAATCCCAAGTAGATGTTCCACAATCTTCGTTCTTATTAAGAGTTCTTATTACCGAAGATTTACCCCTTTGTCCTTTTGATGGTAAAAATATTGTTGTAGACATTACAGGTTTTACATTATACTGCACATCTCTAAAAGATATAGGTTCATAATGAAACAGTAAATCTCGATAGGTTAGTTCTTTCAATGTTCCCCACGTACTTGATGAGTTATTGAAGTTTTCTATTACATTTCTGATTTGTTCTTCTTTGGTGAGAACGATACCTGATAGATTAGCTCTGTCTAACAAAGCCTTATCAATTTTTTTTGAGTATCTCATAATTCTATGAAGTTTAAAAGGTAATTCAACCCGTTATTAATACAAATATAAGAAAAGTATTTCGAAATATCAAGCACTTTCTCATTTACTTTTTAAGAAAAAATCCATCTTCCTCCAATGTTCCAAAATAGTATATCTCCATCTAATTTTTCAATGTTATCCGATAACCATTTCCACTGTTTAATATCCCAAAATTGATTGCAAGGAAATGGTGCTTCAAAATTATCTAACCTATCGTTAAATCCATACTCTGATTTTTCAATATGAACATTGGTTGGGTCATATACATTGTGTTGTACATACGTTCCTTTGACCGTTCTGTAAGATGAAACACAAGTACTCCAAGCGTGTCTATCTGGTTTTTCCCAAAAGTTATTCCTTTGCCCTACGAATTTTTTAATCAATCCAGATGATGTTACTCCCTCACCCGATGAAACTACTAAATGTTTAAAATCACCCTTTTCTTCCAAAACCCTTTCCATCTTTTTTTCCATGTAATCAACATAGAAACCATCGTTGAATGCATAAGGTAATAACTGCCATTTTCCTACCGATGAATTTTTTAATTGAGCATACATTATATCCTGTATGTTGTTTTGAATAGGATTGAATATCGTTTTGGGGTGTAGTGTTTTAACCTTTTCTATTAGGGCCTGGCTGATTACTTTATTGTCAGGATACGAATATATGAAGTCTATCCCTAACTCCTCACATATCGCAGCTAATGCCCAACCAGACCAACTTCCGTTTACTACCAAGTGGGTTAAAGGTTTTGACCTATCAACATACTTATCTACTAAATTATAGATTGCTTCAATTTTTCCCCAAGGTGGTAGTGATTCACCATCACCCATCAAATCATCTCGCTTAACCCAAACCTTTCTACCTTTCAATTCATACACCTCTAATGGTGTATTTGTATTTAAAACCATACTCTTTCGTGTCTTTTTAGATGGGCATCTTCTATAGTGTTTTCTTTACATTTATCAATTAGTTTTTTCAAATCATCTGCAAAGTTACTATTAACATACCCACCAATCTTACCTTTAATAATTGGTTGATTGTAACTCCAAGATACGTGTTCATAATATCTGATGTTTGGAAATTCTGTTATTTGAGGTCTATGGTCGGATGTTAGCATATCAAAGTGTCCTTGCTTTAACTTACCACTTGCTATGAAATTAACTAACGCAGGATTACTGATTACTTCTCCTCTACTAATAGAAATTATATCAACTTCTTTTCGTATTTTTGAAAACAATACATCATCAAAATATCCCTTTGTACTATCATTTAAAGGTAGTGTAATTACAATAGTTTTAGCAAATGCTAAATATCTATCCACTTCTTCTTGTGCAGTTTTGGTATTAACAACATTGAAATTTCCAATGTGTTTTTGTAACTCTTTACTGATACTACCGTTACCAAATATCAATACCGCATCATCTTCTTTAATCTTATCTTTAATCCAATTTGCACAAGGTACTGCAGTTGGTGATAATGCAACAACTCCGATGTTCTTATCTTTACAATCTTTTAAGTTTACCATATCCACACCATGTGAACGACAAACTATCCATTCTAAATTTGGATACTTATTTAAAGTTTGTTTGCCAATCTTTGAAAACTTAACAGAAAGAACCTTAACTTCTGGATATGTATCTTTTGGTCTTTCGTATGCACCCAATACTTGTACATTCGGTAATCTTTCTAAAACGGATTCTACAATATCAGCTTTATCTTTTAATAATACATCGTTATACATTTGTAAACTTTTTAAGGGTTGATTTATTGTCATATTTTATAAATGATTCATCAAAGTATTCTTTGATTTTATCTTTTTCTTGCTTTAAAAAATCGGTATGACATCCAACTTGAAATGTTTTTTTAGGTCTCCATAGAATTTCATCCGATATTTCACCCTCAAATGATTTCCGTAAAAGATATTTCATAATTTTTCCCCTACCATTTGCTTCATCTCTATATCGTGTTGGTGTTTGTAATCCAAATTCAACTAAAGTTTTATCTAAAAACGGTGTTCTTAATTCAACAGTACCACCATACATCATTGCTTTGTTTGTTCTAATCAAATTACTTCTATGTAACTCTCTTAACAATTGAACTCGTTTTGAATGATACAATTTTGGGTCTTGCCAACTCCATCGAAATACATCTCCGTAACTTGCAAATATCTCATCACTACCTTCACCACCAAACACAACTTTAAAACCACGATTGTCAATTTCTTTTGCCAAAAACAATTGTGCTACTGCTGGAGATATTTGAGTCCACTTCCAATCTTCGGATGCGTAAATTGATTCTTTTAATTTATCAACTATTTCTTCTTTGGTAACATTTACTTCTATTAACTCAATACCAATTTCTTTACTGAATTCTCTTGCGTAATACAAGTCATCTTTTAAGTTTGCTTTTCTTGTGCCAGATGTTACATTTACAACAAATGCTTTTAGATTTTTAACACGCTTACTCAACAGATATGTAATAATTACTGAATCTATTCCACCACTTAAAATTGTACAAATAGGAACATCTGCTATTAACTCATTATCAACTGCTTTGTTTAATAACAAATTCAATTTAGATGTATAGTGTTCTAATCCTAAATCATTTGAATCAGTATCTTTTTTTAAGAAGTCATTGAAATTAAAATAAGTGTGGGTATGTGTATCACCTGTTTCCAAATAGTAAATCATACAAGTACCAGGTGTTACCGTTCGTATAATTTCTTCTTTTCTATCCTTTGAATTTTTATTTGCGTGATGATAATTTACTTTAAACGAATCCGTTAATGCTTTTATCTCACTAGCAAATGCTATTTTTCTATCAGCATCTTCCAAATAATAAAAAGGAAGTCTACCAATAAAATCTCTTCCTAAAAATAAAAAATTAGATTTTCTATCGTATATACAAAAACTGAACATACCATCCAATCGTTTCATAAAATCAATTGGTTCATGTCCAAATTTTTTGTACATCAATGCCAACAATTCGGTATCTGAACTTTCTGTTTTTGTTTTGTATTCATTTCTTAAATACGAATACTCATCTATTGTATTTTTCCAAAGTTCTCCATTGAATACAACAACAACCTCCCCATCCACATCTTCAAATGGTTGGTTTGCTATTTCAGAAAGGTCTTGGATTGACAAACGATTATGAGCCATAAACAATCCGTTTAATGGTTCAATGACGGTAGAGTTATCCCGTCCTCTATGTATTATTTTTTTAAGAGATAACTCTACCTGTTCTTTACTATTAAATGCGTTTCCGCCGATTATTCCACACATAACTATTTTAGAAAAATTTTACTTTAAGTGCTCATTTAACGCATTCATATATGTTAATTTAGAAGATACACCAGTAAATCTTTCAACCTCTACACCGTTCTTTTCTATCACAATTGTTGGTACTGAACGAATTGAGTATTTAGTTGCTTCATTATATGCCTCATCCACATCATAATCTTCAAATTTTACATTTGAAAATTGAGTTTTAACTTCGTTAATTACTGGTGCCAATGCTCTACATGGACCACACCAAGATGCACTAAATTTCTTTACTGTTAACATATTTTTTATTTTTTGGTTTTCCTTTTAATTTTTCAATTAACTTAAATTTTCTAACTTGCTTTAATTTTCTGTCTAACGGATTTTCGTTTTCTTCAACTCTATTTAGCTTTTTTTCTAATTGAAGTAGTTTTTTAGCTACCTTTCCTTTGTCAATTTTGTTTTCACTCATAGTATTGTTTTTTAATTGTTTATCCTTCACAACTTACACATTCTGGGTCCATTGCCTTTGCTGCAATATCACCTCTTAAAACTGATTCGGTTCTCATATAATATAATGTTTTTACTCCTTGTTTCCAAGCTTCCATATGAATTTGATTAATCCACTTTGGTTCTGCGGTTGCAGGGAATGCCAAATTTAGGGAAACTGCTTGGTCGATATATTGTTGTCTAACACCTGCTTGTCTTACTAAATCTAATTGGTTGATTTCTTTAAATGTTTTGAATACATCTTTAACTGAATTACATCTGTGTGCTCTTTCATCTATAGATACTTCTTTACATTCAAGTAACTTACCATCTGAAAAACAGTAATCATCTAAAAAGTCCAAATCTTGTACTGAACCACCATCTGCTAAAATCTTATCCCATACCTCTTTGGTATTTTTTCCAATCTTACGAAGTACTCTTTCCAATTCAGGATTCTTTCTAATGAATGTACCCTTTGCAGTTTGTTCTGTAAACACATTTGCTGCCCAAGGTTCAATACCACTACTAACATTACCACTCAATTTAGAGTTTGATACCGTAGGTGCTACTGCTCTCAAATGTGTATTTCTCATACCACTCTCTTTACACCATAGTGGTTCACCATATTCACTAGCTAACCATCTACTTGCTCTTTCAGATTCAATCTTTAATTGAGAGAAAATCTTACGAGTTTCAAATTGAGCTTGTAAACCTTCAAATGGTAATCCTTTTTGTTGTAAGTAAGTGTGCCATCCCAATACACCTAATCCTAATGCTCTACCTCTTTCTGCTGAACGAACTGAATTCTCAAATCCTTTCATATTTTTAGCTCTTTGGATAAATTCTTCCAACACACCATCTAAAAATATAGTAGAAGTATATATCAAATCGGTATCTTTCCACTCATCGTATTTAGCTAAATTCAGTGATGATAAACAGCAAACAAATGAATGTTGTTCATCGGTGTGTAGAACGATTTCAGAACAAATGTTGGTCATATGAACTTTCAATCCATTCTTTTTATACATTTCAGGATTTGCTTTGTTTACATTTCCCTTGTACATAATGTACGGTTCACCAGTTGCTTTTCTTTTCTGAAGTATCTTACCCCATTTTCTACGAGCTTCCGAATCACCTTCTTCTACCTTTCTCATAAACCTATCACTAACCACAACACATTGATGTAAGTTAAGTGATTGACGATTCACATCTCCCTTTGGTTCTCTGATTTCTAAAAAATCTTCAAAATCCTTATGTTCTACTTTAATGTTTACCGATGCTGCTCCTCTACGAACTGAACCTTGATTTGTAGCAAGAATAGTTGAATCATAGATTTTAGCAAATGGTACAATACCATCGGATGTTCCGTTACCAGTAATTTTACTACCTGCTGGTCTAATCATATTGATACCAATACCAACACCACCACCATGCTTTGCCAACAACATCAATTCTAAATTTTTAGAACCAATTTCATAGATACTATCACCTACATCAATACCGAAACATGAGATTGGTAAACCTCTATCAGTACCAGTATTTGATAATACAGGCGTTGCTAAACACAACCATCCTTTCCAAATGTAATCAAAGAACTTTGTTGCCAATTGTGGTTTCTCCAATCTTTTAGCAACTGCCGTAGCAACTCTCCAATATGCATCCTTTGGTTTTTCACCAGCTTGTAGGTAAGTTTTAGATATAGTTTTTACATATATCTCATTATTTCCCCAAGATGGGAAATCAACATCTACTTCCCATCCGTATTCTTCTCCGTAATTTCTCATAATCTTTTTTAAAATATATCATCCCAATTTTCACCTTCTCCTGCCTTTGAATAATCAGTTGGTCTGATTGCAAAGAAGTCGGTATGTGTAACACCTCCCGTAAGATGATAAAACCAATCCAATTCAGATGCTTTCTTCTCATCAAACTCAAAGTAGTCATCTCCACCTTTGATGGGGGTGTATCCCAATTCTGCTAACTTCTCATTAACTCTTTTTGTAATGAATTCCTTTAGGTCATCTTTTTTAAGATTCTCCAAATCACCCATTTCAAAAATTTTATCAATGAATTTATGTTCCAAATCTCTAATAATTTCAGCTGCTTTGTAGATATCAGCTTTTGCTTCTTCTAACAATTCAGGATACTCTTCACACATATGCCTGAATAACTGGCAACCCATCTTTGAATGTAGTGATTCATCTCTAACACTCCACTTCATTTGTTGTCCAATTCCTTTTAATAAGTTTCGCATTTGAAAACTATAAAGAACTGCAAATGATGAATAAAGTGCTACACCCTCTGTGAATGCTGAAAATATAGCAAGTGAACGTGCTACCTCAACTCTAGCCTGATGATTTGTTTTTAAATCTTCAGGTGTCCATTCGGCAGTTACATTGGTTAGTAATTCAAATCTTTCTTTCATAACTTCATCATGCATAAAACCTGCGAAGTCATCTAATCCCAATGTTTCATTTAGATAAGAATATGCAACTGAATGTATTGTTTCTTGAGAACCAAATGCCATTGCCATCTGACGGATTTCATGCTTTGGAAACCATTTAGTAACCATACCAGTCCAATAATCAGAAACGGCACATTCGGTTTGAGCAAATCCTAAAAGTATATTACCTACTAAATGCTTTTCTTCTTTTGTTAAATTCTCATTCCAATCTTTCACATCCATCTGCATTGGTATTTCAGTATGCAACCAAAATGCCTGCATTTGTTTCAACCAACCCTCATTGTAATAATCTGGATATTCGAATGGTTTATATGGGATTCTTTCTGTAAATAATTTACTCATATTTTTAATTTATTTATGTTTTGAATTGTAGGTATAACTATCTAATGAACTTACAAATTTTCTATTTTCTTTAGAAAACTTTATACAATTATCCCATATTCTCAACATACTTTTTGTGTAATAATTTTTTCTCTAATCCCTCTCCGTTTTTACTATCTTTTGTAGAAGCCATTCCATCAATTGAAGTTGCAGCGTATACATCCATAACTCCATGAAAGGTATCAATCTTTGCAGGAAATGTCATTCCATCAGGTCCAAATCGATTCTTAACGATGTGAATACGACCTGTGTTTGATAACTTATCCTTTGTTTTTCTACTAACACTCATAATAAAATCAGCAGTTTGTACTTTCTTATACGAGTCACCAACCGAATCAGCCTGAATAACTTCGTGGTCAATAGCTGCTCTATTGGTTTGGGTTGCAGTCCATACTGGTATTTGTGCTTCACCACTCAATCCTCTCAACTCTTCATAGATTCCACCCAATTCAGCATATAATCCATCTCTATTACCATTACCCGATTTCAATAAGTCCGCGTAATCGATGATAATCAATTTAGGATTAAACCCAACCTGTCTTACTTTTTCAATATGAGCAGCAATTGTTTTTGCTGATGCAAATTGAGGTGGATAGTATTTGATACGAACTCTACCTGGAATCTGTTTGATTTTACGAATAATCTCATTCTTTCTTTCCTTATGCTCCGATGTTTGGATACCTGTAAGAATTGTTGTGTATCTCTGCCCTACATAACTTTCGGATAATTCCAAAGTATAATGTAACACATCAATTCCTCTTTCCAATGCGGAACACGCTATTTTAGATAAGAACCAACTTTTACCAATACCCGATGGTGCCATAACTACTCCTAATTCTCCAGGTCCTAGTCCACCATCCATTAGTTCATCGATAACATCCCATCCAGTTGGACTAGAATCTCTCTTAACATCCTCCATAATGGATTCAAAGTTTTCAATATAATCCAATCCTAAATCAGATTCTACACCAACTTTGGATGCCGCCATCATCGTATCTATAATCTTATCGTAGTTTCCTGCTTTGAGCAAATCTACCGATTTTAGAAGGGCATCTTTAACTTTCTGATTTTTAGCAAATGTAAGGTATTCTTTCTTTACATAAGGTAAATCTTCTGAACCAACCTGTAAATATACATTTTTAAGTTGGTCAACTACCGTTTGTTTTAAACCTTTATCATCTATAGTTCCTACTTTAATTTTGAACACTTCCATTGTAGGAACTGCTCTGTACTCATTAAAGTAATCTAGTAGAGAATTTATAATCCATTGATTTGCTTGCGATTCAAAGAATGTAGGTTTAGTAATTTCGTTTACCTGTTCAAGAAACTTGACATCTGTTATAAGAGAAGCAACAACTTTAGATTGATACGATTGTCCATACTTTACCAATGTATCTACTGCTTCCATTATTTTTTACGTTTCTTTCTTGCTAATTTTTTTTCTTCAATCGATAATTCGGCTACTTCCGCAACTACTTCGGTTTTGATTGGCTTTCTTAACGCTTTCCATTCTGATTTGGGTACGAACACCCAACCATATTGTAACACTTTTAAGTCTGCTTCTTCTTCTTTTACTCTGCGGATTTCTCCTTCTTTACTTTTGATACACTTCATCTGTTCCGTGTTTAATTTAAATTATTTAACTACCATTAAAATTTCCGATTCTCTTAATAGGATATATTTGTTCCCACCAATTTTAATTTCTTGTCCTTGATGGTATGGTGGGAGAATTACTTCATCACCTACTTCAACATTCATTGGAATCAATGTTCCACTTTGCGTATAAATGCCAGGTCCTGTTGATTCTACCTTTGCTCTTTTTACATCTTCACTTCTTACTGAATCGGGTATAATAATACCACCTGCAGTTTGTGAAACTTCTGGTGCTAATTCTGTTAGTAGAACTCTATCTCCTAACGGCTTTACTAATTTGTTTGTCATTTTTTTAAAATTTTGCTATGTGAGAAAATGTGGATTGTAACCAGTCCGTAACATTTGGAAACGAATCCAATATACGGGCTTTCAATCCTACTTTTAGGAATTCTTGCTTACTGAACTTTGGTGGTGATTCTTCAAATCTATCTATAATTTTCATTCGAAGATTACCACTAAATGTTGGTTCGGATAGTTGAAACAACTTACGATTTCTTTTTAATAATTCCAAGTTATTTTCAAACAATTCGTGTCCTTTTACCTTTTTTGGTTGCGAGTTAATGTATTCTAACATAGAATCAGTAGTATGAACTTCCTCATCTGCTAATATTGGAAATGCTTTAAGAATAGTTTTCAATCCTAATCCTGAAATGCCCTCTACATTATCGGATTTATCACCATCAATTATTCTGAAATTGATAAAATTATGTGGGTGAATACCAAATTCCTCAATTACTTCGGGAATGTTGTAGATTTTCTTTTTAGATGGTGAATATACACTTACGTCTTTGTTGACTAATTGAATGAAATCCTTATCGGAACTCATTATTACAACCTTTTCGTTTTCTTTCTTTAATTGAGTAGCAATATATGCCATCACATCATCGGCTTCAATTCCATCGTAAATCATAATTGTAACAGGTAGAACCGAAAGTAATTCACCTAATGCCGTCATTTGACGTTTCATAGATGCACCTTCTTCTTCAGGTGTCATTTCCATAGATGCAGCACGATTCAATCTCATTTTGATTTTATTCTTGCCTCTCTCTGATTTGTATCCGGAATATATTTCCTTTCTACTATTAGAGCCACCTTTACCGTCAAATACGATTACAACTCTTGTGGGGTTGATTGTTCGGATGGCATAGCCGATACTTTTTAAAGTACCGACTATTCCTCCAATATGGTCACCATTTTCGTTAAGATTAGGTGCCGTTGACCAGGAACGAATGAAGGTATTAAGACCATCAATAACTAATGTTTTGGAGTTACGATGTAAATCTCCAAAATCATTATGTTCCCTATCTATTTGTTTTAGTATATCTAAATACTTTTTGTTAATCTGACTCATTGGCTTCGTCCGTTGTAAGTTCAACTTCATCCGAATTGGAATTGTTTTTGTATAATAAAATTGTTGCTTCGCAAATTCTACGATAGATTTGGTCTTTTAGTTCTTCATCCTCTAATAATTTTGCAAAATCTTTAGATTGGAATTTGATTTCTTCACCACTTTCAATATCGACGTATGAATACCAAGCTCCACCTTGCTTTAATAATTTAGCATCTTTCATAACTGCTAACCATCCTCCGTAGTTATCAATACCTCTATCAAAGAAAATATCAAAATCTGCGTGTCTTAATGGTGGTCCCATTCTGTTTTTGATAACCTGACAACGAACCTTAATACCTACGATTCTATCCCCTGCTTTCAATTGCCCCATATTCTTCAAACGAACTCTAACAGATGCGTGAAATGCCAATGCCTTACCACCCGATGTTGTCCACGGGTCACCGAACATTGCGTTCATCTTCTGTCTCAATTGATTTGTGAATATAAGTGCAATAGATTGTCTACCAATCATATTGGTAATCTTTCTCATTGCTTTGGAAATGATAATTGCCTTATCAGTTGCGTAACCATCCTTACCATAATCGGCTTCTAACTCCTTATGTGTAGATGCTGCTGCTACTGAATCCACAACGATAGTTACTAATCTATCTTTATCACCTTTACGAACTTGCTCAATAATTGTTTCACATGCTTCGAAAATACCTTCAACGGTATCAACTGAAACATATAGGAGTTTTGAAACATCTACTCCAATTGCTTCTAAAAATTCTCTACTAACTGCGGTTTCCGTATCAATCAATACTGCTACTCCACCTTTCTTTTGGGTTTCGGCAAGAAGATGGGCAGAGAGCAGAGATTTTCCACTCTGCTCTAAACCCGTAATCTCCGTAATACGTCCAACTGGCAATCCACCATAAGGTCGGTTTGAGATTGCTACATCTAACATTGCGTTTCCGGTAGATACCCAATCCTTTACATTGGTAGGGGCATCTCCACCCTCATCAGTTAGAAAGTAAGCAATCTTACCATCCTTATTTTGTTTGTTTAGAGAATCGGCAAGTAAACTTGCTAAATCTTCTTCTCTTTTTGCCATTATAATTTTTTTTAATTGTTAAATAAATCATCGAATGCCGATGCTACATCTTCTTTAAGAGGAGATGCTTTTTGTGCAGTCTTTGGAGTTTCATCTTCCCACGGAAGTTCACCAATATCTTGCGAACCACCCATATCGGTAGATACGGTTGATTGTTTAGGTTGAGGTTTTGCCGCTGCTAATTCCTCATTGATTGGGTTTCCACTACCATTAGCTGGAGCAGATGGGTTTAACCAATTTTCCAATACACCCTTCAATTCATCATAAGATAATTCAGAATACAATTCCGTAATTTCTTTCTGTGCGTTCAACAATTCAGTTACTGCATCTGCATCTGGTAAGATTTTAGATGTTGCAGGTTTAACTCTGATTGTAGTTGTTGGGTATGCTGCATTTGATTCTTCTGCAGATACTACTTCCAATACAATATCACGACCTGTATGTGGGTCTGTAATATCACCATAATCAGGGTCTGCAATATATCCTAAAATATCCTGATATACGGTCTTACCGAATCCCCAAAATTTAACACCTTCACTCTCCTTACCTCTTACGATTACAGGTGCGAATGTTCTTAATTTTGGTTCCATCTTCTTACCTGCTTTCCAATCATCAGTGTCACCAGTTCGTTTAAGTTTTTCTGCAAACTCTACGATTGGGTCAGGTCTACCAAATGAGATAGGACTCAAATAAGTTTTGTTGTTAATGTTGTAGTGAAAATACAATTCGATAAAAGGATTATCCTTATTGAATTTGTAAGGTACTAAACGGATTTGAGATTTTCCGTTTGCCGGTTTCCAAATTGAGTCCGACTTCTTTGTGTTGTTTTGAAGAGAGCTAAATCTCTTGAGTGCTAATGAAATGTCCATTGCTTTTTTAAGTTTTAAGTGTTAATAAATTGTTTTAAGTTTGAAGGTTTTATCGCGATTCCCTTATATCTAAATATAACCTTTTTACTTTTGTTGTAACAAATATACAATATTTTTGTTACATTTCCAAGTATTATTTTGCCCACTTTCCTCTACTCACTAATTGAGAAATTACGGAGTAAACTGCTAGGTCTTGATAGGTATCTTCGATGGTTTCACCCACTTCATCAGGGTGTCCTAATACTACCAATTGTTTTAATCTGTTGATTTTATCATTCTTTCTGAACCATAGACCACTCAATGATAATTTAATATCTTCTTTAGTTTTAAGTTGTGTACCTACTGAAATATTTCCAGGTCCATAGTTTCTTTGCTTTTTACAAAAAGTAGCATACATTTCATCCAAAATGTTTTTGAATTCAAAAGTCATTTCTGGATAATTTTCTTCACAATACTCAATTGCGGATTGTTCTTTTTTGGTGTTTAACATAACTTATTTTTTAGTAACTTTTTATTTATTTTATTTTTTAATTTAACTCCTAAAGCACACATTTCATACTCCTCATATTCTACGAGGGTTTCTATGTTTTCATCCAATAAATTTAAAAATTCTTTACTCTCAATTGCAAGCATAATAACAATCGAATGTTTGATTATTACATGCGCAAAATCAACGCGTGATTTATCGTTTCGAATTCCGAAAGAAATCGAGTCAATAATTGCTTTAGATATTTCCATTCTATGAGTTTGGAAAATATCTACAGGGTCTTCAACATAAATTTGGATAGGTTTAAATCTATTTTTTTTCATACTATGAATATATGAAAAAAAAATCAGAATTACAACTCATCTGTGTTAAAACTTTTAAAAACTTTTGTAGGGATTTTTTTGTATCCAATCGAAGATGTTGTAATGATGCAATTTTTAAATTCATCCCAATCAATCATATAAGAATTATCCAGTATTCCACCTGTCTTTGATTTAACTACTTCGTTGAGTGCATTGATGGTGTATATTGTATTTGATTGTTTTTTTCTATGAACTAAAATCGTTTTCCATTCGGAATCTATTGCAGAAGAACCTTTCTCTACATTAAACGTAATGTATAGTTCTCCCTCATTTATTTTATTTTCTAGTACAAATACGTTTGGATTTGTAAGTATATACTGATTTAGAACGAATTCTACCGATTTATTTAACTCTCCCTTTGTGGTAAAAAGGCATAATAACTGTGTATTCATCTATTTTTGGTTTATTAACTTTACCGATAAATATAAAATTTCAAACCAAAAGTGATTTATTAAGGATAAACCTGTCTATTAGCCTTTATAATTTCTTTAGCAAACTCGTCATTTACCACCATTTCAAACTTAAATTGCCCTCCATAATTTCTACCATCTTCTCTAATATCTATGTTTGCAATAGGTATAACTCTACCTCCAACTTTAACTTTAAATGCAATAAATGGTGGTGGTCCAGGTTCTGAAATTAATCCTTGTTTAAATTCTTCAAAATCACTTGTACCAAATATAACTTCCATTGTACTCTTATCCAACATATATTCCCCTAATGCAATACTTTCTTCACCATCTGCAACAGATTTTAGTGGAAATTCCGTTTTAACCTCATTTAACATACCATCTCTCAATCTCTCATTGGTTGTAATTGCCTTTACCGCCTCTGCAACATAATTAGCATGGTCCGCATCCATTTCATTGATAAAATCAGTAGCTACTTTAGATGATTCTCCTTCTCCTTTTCTTTGTAAAGCCCGTATCCCTTCAAATAAAACTTTATTCTTTTCTCTACTACCTTTTCCTTTAAGAGTATCAGCCAGTGCAGTATCGAAATCAATACCTTTTTCTTCCATTGCCTTTTTAAAATCTTCATCTTCTTCGGCAAGTTGTCTAATAGCATCTGCGTTTTCTTCGCAGAATTTTGCCAGTTTCGCCCTTTCATTTTTTGCAAACATTTGAGGGTTGATATTATCAGGAACATCATCTTTCCCCAGCCATTCAAAAAACTTACCTGTTCCAGAATTAAGTAAGTTAACTTTTAGATTTTGTTTTAGAGATATTTCTTCCAAAAGTGGTTCTCCGTTTTCATTCTCAAGTCGTATATAAATGTCAGTTGAAAATCCTTTATCACCATAACTACCTAATCCAAGTGATTCAACATCAGATTTGGTATCCCAAGATGCTGCGGTGATTTTATGACCTGGATATTGTTTTTCTACTTTTTTAAGTATTGCTTTTCTGTTGTTTGTAGCAGCCTTTAACCAAGTTTGATTTACAATTCGGGTACCATCTTTTTTCAATTCTGGATTCTGTGATGTTAATGCTTTTATATGTTCCGATACTGCTGATTGCATTTCATTCCACTCATCATCACTCATCGTACACGCCATCATCGTCATCAACTCACCAGCTTGAGCTGGCAGTTTACCAGCTCCACCTGGAAAATTTGAAAAGTGAGAAATCTTTTTTGCTGCTCCGACATGTTGTGTATTCATCATTCTCTCAAACAATTTCAAATATTTTTTAGGAAATTTTGGATTGTTAGCAATACTTTCTGGTATTTTAAATGGTGGTGGTGGAATCGGATTTGCAAACTTTTTATTTTTTTCAGCAAATTCTTCATCATTTGGGTCTAAATCTTTTTCAAATTCTTCAGTTTCCAATGGATTTTCCGAACTTAAAGTTTTATCCTTTCCGTTTACAATTCGTTTTTTAGGTTCTGTTTCGGTTGGTTCTGTGGATGGCTCATCAAATACACTTGCACCGCCACCAGTACCGAATACGTTTGTACCTTTAACTGGCTCTTCTTCATCGGAAGATGGAAGTTTGCCACCACTTTTTTCTTTTGCCTGTTTTATTTCGGCAGGTGTTGGTTTATCGTGTTTGTCTGGGTCCATCTTCTGAACTGTGTAGATATTACCAGATTTTTTACTCTTTACAATATCTTCTTCTTTAAGAACACGTTTTGGTTTTGGAGTATTTTCTAGGATGTATTTGAATACAACGGATGCTCTATCCACCAATTGTTGTGCAGATGGAATATCTCTTTCTCTTAAAAGTTTTACCAATAATTGTTTATGTGATTCTTTTGTTAAATCAGGAATCCCTACGTGAAATTTTAATTCGTCTAGTATTTCATCAAAATCTGGATACATATTTTATCTGTGTTTCTGTATATCTTATAAATATATAATTTATCCTAAATGAACCAAATTATTGTAACTGGTTCCTTCATCAATTCGAACGGGAAACCCACCCTTTTCCATAATGGTCGGTAAAAGTTTTAAAATCCCCTCCCTCTCCATCGGATGTGTATCTATGAGAAACGCATCATAGGTGTATAGAATCAATTTCGATTTCATCTCACTCATTTGGTTTAGGATATCACTCATCTTTTTATAATTCACTTCCGTTTCTAGAGCTTGTAAGAGATAATTAAATACCTTTTGTTCAGTCCCTCCTTCTATTTTAGTGAAATGAATTTCCCTTCCGTATAGGGGTGTTTTCAGAACTCCGGAGATTACGAACTTTTGGTAAACCTCTTTGATGTATTTATCAACGGTTTGAAAAAACGGTATCTCCCTTGCGAACGAATCCAACCCCCCATAGAGATACTTAAAGGTTAGAGCTTTGGCCGTTTCGTAATCCGTTCCATAAAGATTGGCAAGGTGTTGGTGAGCAGTTTCTCCTTTTGGAAATTCATACCCTACGATTTTCGCAATCAAACGGATGTGGTAAGACTCGTAATCGAATTGTAAGAGAGTACCCCCATCAAAACGGCTAACAAAACAATCTCTACTACCATCGGATTTGTTAAGAGCGGAGTAATTTACATTAAGGTGTCTATTGGATGGTCTACCTGTAGTTGTGTATGGATTGTATTTCGTATACACTTTACCATTATGTATGTGCTTGGGAGAGAAACTAAATCTATCAATAAATTTTTCCTCTTCGACTTGTACCCCAGCCCCCTCCAGCCTCCCTAACTCTTTTATGGAATCTGAATAAATACGATACCAACTCTTTCTGTTTTTTATATCAGGGATTGATTTTAAGAGTTCGTACCACTTCATTAGCGGGATACAATCATTCAACTCATTATAATCGGACCTATACCCCTTAAAAAGAGTTTCTACCCATTCAGAGAAATTAAATGGTTTACCATATTCTTCGAAGTAGACCCATTCATAATCTAACCCTTCTGATTGAATGTATCGGTTTCCCAAAACCAATGTATTTTCATTACAAAGTTTATGTATTGGAAAATTTGGTAAGGTTGAAGCATCAACATGATTGAAATTTATTATACCATCATCGGTTTCAGTTCTGTAATACAGAAACGATAGATGCGTACCAAATTCATGTGCTTTGGGTGAACTCCACACTGGTATCAATAATCTAATGTTTGGATTAGATTGGACAAAAAAATGTAGGGTATCCCTATTTTCTATTAAGTTCATACCCTACAAATATATAAAATTTATTTCAATAATCCAAGTTATTCTCCCCAATGGTTTTTACGAAGTTCATATACATCGATTGGCTCACGTTTCATGTGATTACCTTGATTAAAGTATGCTCCTTTTTTTAGATATCCACCCAAAAAGTTTCGTCTAAATCTATTTGATTTATTTGGTTCTGAACCATGAATTGTGTGTGAGTGAAGTAAAACAACTTCTCCTTTACGAAGATATCCTTCTACTTTTCTAAAATCATGTCCTTCTGGCATAACACACGGCTTACCTCTTTCGTTTCTCCAAAACTTTGGATTACTCTTTGCTCTTTCCTCATCAATTTCAATCGGTAAGACTGGTAATCTGTGTGAACCTTCGTAATTCCAAACTGCTCCGTTTTCGGGATCGTGGTTATCCAACGCTAAAGCAGTATTGATAATTTCGTTATGTTTACAACCTGTATAGAATCCATTTTGGTGTTGGTCTCTACCCAATTGTCCTGGTGGTTTGAAATATGCCCAAGTTTGTAAGCCTATCAACTCCCCCTCCATCAAAAACTCCATTGCTTCAATCAACTTTGGATGGACAAATAATTTTTCTAATTTTGATGATAATTTGTGTGGATATGCAAATGGGTCCCATTCTCCCCATTCATCACCATTGTCTTTAGTAGTCAATGACCGTTCTTGACGTAATCTTTCTAATTCATCATTAATTTCATCACATTGTTCCTCTGTAAGGAGTTGTAATACGGTCCAACCTCGATATCTCCAATCGAAGGTCATTTGTTGAATTTCTTCTTGTGTAAGATGTTTAAATGCCATAACTATTAATTTGTTCTTTAGGTAAATATACTATAAATATTTTTTATTTCCAAATTTTTAAATAATTTTATGATTTGTAAAATTGTGTTACATTTGGTAAATACAATCCTATATTTTTTAATGTAGTAGATGCAATGAACAAAGATGATTTATTTGAATCAATGATTCCCTTATCGGTAATATCACCTTTTTCATTATAAACTGCATTTAATGGTCCTGATATTCTCCATCTAACGATTTCAACATTCCAATTTGGATTTTCATTTAATTTTTGAAATGTATTTAATGAAATTTCATATACAAATCCGTTTACATCGTTTGCTTTTTGTGCAAAATATCTATCTATACTTCCAATTGAATAATCGTCTTCGGTTGGAGACGGTACAATCGTACTTGGAGTAGATAGTGGATAAAAAGTTTTATTTTTAATTAAATCTTTATACATATTAATCTTCTTCTTCTTCTTTAACTTCAATTCTATAAGATGCGACAATTGTAGTTTTCCAACCATTTTCATCTAATCCATGTTTTACATTCGTAATTTGAAAATACCCATTTCTGTTGTATATTTCAGGAACTCCATCTATAAGGAAATATTCTCCAGAACTCAATCCAGCAATTCCATCTATTGCTAGAGTTATTTCTAAAAATGTTAGAGCAGTGGTTCCTTTTGATTGTTTTCCTATTGTAGATTGTATTAAACTTTTATCAGTATAAATTAAATTATTAGCAGAAGTTTTACTATCTTTATTTGATTTAAATTTAACGAAATTTTGACTCAAAACTTCATTCATATTTGTTTTTTCCTTTTCCCCATCTTTGTTTTCGGTAATGTTTGTTACACTTCCTCCAGAAGTTAGAATTTTATTCCATTCATCGGAATCTTTTACCAATTTAATTTCAAGAGCATTTATTGAATAGTATCCATCAGCATTTGGTGTTCTATAATTAATAGCATCTTTATATGTTCTACTTGCATTTGTTTCCGTATCTTCAGTTTTATCCTTTTGAATATTATTTATTGCAAGTTGAGATGAATATAATGCCTGTGATTGAGCTAAAACATCTAATGCCATATCAAACGTAAATTCTTTTACGATAGAACCCTTTGCACCTATTTTAAATCTATATTTTTCAACAGGTGGTGGTGGTGTTTGTAATTTTCTATCAATTATAGTATTAGTTGAAGAAGCGTTTGGATTATCATCTGGTTTACCGATTTCTAATTCACATAACCCAAACATATTATCATTAATCAAACTTGTTAAAGCATTTACAATATCAGCTTGAGCGTATGCTTGTGAATAAAATTGTACAAATGTGGACCATTTAACAAATACATTTAAAAGATTACCACTTATAGATGATAATGAAACAGTTTCAGATGTGTTAGATTTACTGGTTAATGTTATGTTTGTAGCTTCTTTTCCATTTGAAATATTAAAACTATATCCATTTATCGGCGCATCTACAAAACTTCCGCTTTTATCTATTATTATTTGTTCTTTTAAATTAGCATCAGTTACTACTTTTATAGATGGTAATCGTCCTGGTAATATAAAATCTGATGTAGTTGATATAATATGTGGTGATGAATTTACTGGTATAATATCTTTACCATCCAATGTATACGCCGCATCTAAAATGTTTTTAGATTGTTTATATACCTGAATATTATTTAATATTTTCATTAGTAATCTAAATGAAACATATTGTTCTTTATTAAATTTAGTATCTTCCTGCTTTTCGTTTAAAACCCCCCAGTTAAAAAATTCATTCTTGTCATCTTTTTCAGTTATTACGTTTTCAAGTGGTGGTTCATTCATATCCGCAGCGATTTTTTTAACCCAAGATTGAAATCCTGTTACGTTTGGGTCACTTGAAGGTTTACTTCCTTTCGCTGCTGGTTTTGCTTGTTTTACGGGCATCCATAATTGCAATTCATTTCCTGCGGATACTTCTAACATTATATCGTATGTACCATCTTCCTGGGGACTGAATGTGTAATTAGTAACATTCCCTGCCATGTAATCATACTCATAGTTAGTTTCCTCTATCGTTTTTAAATACGCCAATCTAGCCTCTCTATATGCGTTATCTTTGTGAGAAAATATTTTCATATAGGCATCTACATAATCTGTAAATTTCTTTTTTGCAAATAATTTAGAACCAATTATATATTTATTGGATTTGTTTTTAATATCAGTATTCCACCCCCATTCTACTACAACTTTAGTAGCAGGTCTTAAAAAAAACAATTCAAACATTTCTAGTTGTTTCAAACTAAATACTTTTATTTGAAGTTGTGCAGTTTTTAGTGTATTATTATTACCATCCGTATCCAACTCCATTGATAATATAATTGGAGTAGATATTCTTCTATTTGTTTCTTTTAGAACTTCTATTGGTTTCCCATTTAAATCATATCCAACAATTGTGTTACCAGTTTGATATAAGTTTTTTATATCAGTAGTATTTGCAACCACACATCCTTGAAACGCGTTTGTATAATCTTGATTTTTTACTATTTCTTCATACGGAATACTTTTATCCGTAACTACGGTAGCAGAACTCAACATGATAAATGGTGATAGAGAATTTACATAACTAATATCATTTTCTCTTTCTGTTAATTTTTTTACTATACCCGGTTTTAAAGGGGCTAAAAATGGAAATCCCATAACTTTATTTATTTATTTTTTCTAAATCATTTAATACCGTAGATATGCTACCTGGAATTCTTAATTGAGTTCCTGGATTTATAAAAAACGATGCATCATTTAAGTTATTTGCAACTGCTATTACCCACCATAATGCTTTATCTCCAAAATATTTAGAAGCAAGTATATCCAATCTATCCGATGCCTCTGAAATAATATAAAAATCATTATCGGATGGTTTTATTTTTGGATATATAGTACTACTTATATACTGCTTTTTAGTATCTTTGGTTGTTAAATTTTTGGAATACAAATATCTACTTGCCATTATTCTTTTGTTTCATTTATAATAAATTTACCACCATTTATTCGAGAAGTACTCATTCCCCATACATTGTTAAAATCATTATTAGGTGTTATACCATCGGATTGATATGATAATCCATCGAAATTGTACTTGTATTTAGTTATTCCTCCTTCGGTTACTGTTTTATGATTTTCAATAATTTTCATACCAATTTGTACATCTATTACAGATGGATATAGTGTATTATCATTATTTAATCCAAATTTTACATAAATAGGATGTCTTCCATCTTGTGAGCCATTAGGGTCACCATTAGGCCATACGGTATTATCATCTATTTCAAATGATAAACTTTCTATATATCCGTAAATGTTTTTATACATATCACCAATTGTTAAGTAAAACAAATTTGGAGAAAATGCATATTGTGAAGTTTGCGTATCATTACCATATTTCATTTGTGAAATTTCTTCATAAGGAAATGCTAATGATTTAAGATAATTTACCTTTTTTATCATTACATCTTTTTCTTTAACAGTTGTGTAATATAATTTTAAAGTAAATTGTAAAGTACGCTCCACTCCCAAATATCTATTCACTTTAAATGGTGAACCTAAATATCTGAAATTTGTCCATTCAGGACTTACATTTTCAGATAATCCTGTTACTGCTCCCGCAAATGGAACTATTGATTTATTTCCTTCTTTTCTGAATAATACCCAAATTTGATTTACATCTCTATATTTTTGTATATCGGTATTTAATAAAGTTATATCATCATATTTTTCCTTCTCATTTACATTTTTAGTAGCACCATCCCATCCGTTTCTAGAAATTCCATTTCTAAATTCAGTAGATGTTATTGTATCATCAGTAAGTGGACTTTTTGCAGGTGTGAATCCACCAAAACTCAAGTTTGTAATTTGTTTATAATCTGAAAACTTTTTTTCTGGAGCCATAGTCTTACCTCCAAGTTGGGTTCTTCCAAATAATGGAGCAAACCCTTCAGGAGCTCCATTTTTTATTTTTAATTCTTTTGCTAATTTTTTTAATTCTCTGGCTGAACCAAATTTATTTAAAGCCTGTTGAGCAACAAATCCAGCTGCTGAAGCAGGAGATGTTCCATCTAATAACCTTTTTATTATTGAGTTTGGAGCGGGTGTATCTTTTACATAATAAGATTTACCAGCTTCTACCGCGTTTCTTAATTGAGCTTGAGTTAATGCAACGAGGGTTATTGGTTTTGCAAATGGTAATTCACTTCTAAAAATAGTATCATCTGGCCTGTTTGCAAATCCACCTAAAGCACCTCCGACTTGATTTCCAACGATATCTGCTACTTTATTGGGTGATGATGTTAATAATGCTGCACTACGGGCTACATCAACGAATCCTTTGCTTTCAATTCGGACTTCTCCTAATTTTCCATAAAGGTCTTTTTTTTGTGATTTGAAAAGGTCTCTAATTTGTGCCATCTATAGTTCTACATTTACTATAAATATCTCTAATTCAGATTTATTATTAATTTTCAAATGTATTATATGAAATCACCAATGGTCTTTCTACCGTTTCCACCTAATGCATAAGACCTTCTGGCTTCTTCACGAAGTCTTTCTGAAATTACTTTACCATCCAGATTAAGTGTGCCTTCAAATAGACCTTGTGTATTTATAGCAATTTCTGTCAATATTGTAGTAGCCAATCCGAGTAATGAAACGGTTTCTATTTGTAAAGCGGAATTAAATTCGGCTTCAGTTAATTGACTAGCTCCTGTTTCTTGTAGTTTTTTATCTAACTCTTCTTGAGTTAACGCTTGAGTAAATAACTGACTACCATTGGTTATTGTGGCATTTTTAGCTTCGTCCATTTTTAGCTTTACTTCCTCCTGGTTTGCTACGTCAGATAGGCCGTTTGTTGCAACATTATTAGCTAATTCTAATGTTTTCTCTGTATTTTCTTCAGTAGCTGCAACTGTAGATTTATAACCTACTAAATTTGCCTGTCTTAATTCTTCTAATTTTTTCTGGTCAACAAAATACTCTGTATTGGCTTGGCCTTTAAATCGTCCTTGTTGTATTATCACCTGTTGTGACCCAACTAAACTCTTTATCATCTCAAATTCTTTATCCGATACTCCCTGCTGCTTTTTCCAATAGGCTCCCCCATCACGTAAAATGGGACCTCCTTCATTAATAAAAGATTGCGCAAGATTTTGAATTCGTCTAATTTCTCTATCTGTGTCCTTATTCTTGTCTGCTATTTGAGTTCCAAATGTAGATTGAGTTACTTGTCCCAATGTTGCTTCTACCGCTGCTTTATCTTTCATATCCACATTATTTTTCTCTAATGCATCATTGAAAGATAAAACTAATTTACCAACATCTTCACTTTTTATACGTTCCTCCTTCAATAACTGCATTACTAGATTACTAGTTTCTGCACCTTGTCCTATACTCGCATCTAACCCATAAGCCGCCATTGCGGTGGCCATATCTGATTTACTTTTCGCACCCATCAAAAGAGCACCACTTGCAACGTCAGCTAACTCCTGTGCTGCTAGGTCTTCCTTTTCCATATCGGCAGCAAACTTTAATTCCCAGTATGCTCTATATCTTGCTTCTTCTTTTATTAAATCCATTTTTTGAGCCTGTTCTAACAACATCATTGCCGCTCTCTGTCTCTGCTCAAACTCTAATAACTTTTTTCTCTGTTCTTGCTCTAATGCCAATTTTGCACCAGCATTTGCCAAATCTTGATTAAGAGCCGCATCTGCAAATGCTTTTCCTTTGGCAGCTTCCGCTTTTAATTCACCAGCAACTTTTGGGTCTTCTTTACCTTCCATTAATGCCATTAACGCAGATATATCCATTCCGGTAGCCTGTGATAATTGTTGTTTAGCAAATGGATTCATTGCACCGATATCCATGCCACCCAACGCGGATTTAAGAGCAGCTGCACCTCCTGCTTGGTCACCTGCCATTAATTTAGCTCTTACTTCGGAAAGATTTACATTTTTACCCAACATTGCGGATAAACTCATTTCCGCTTTAATACTATCTTTATAGTTTAATACCATAGTATCCGATGCCTTCATCATTGATGACATTGATACACTCATTTTACTTAATAAAACCGCTTGTTTTGCAAAACTATCAGCAGTACCATTACTGAATTTATATATATCTTCACCCGCTTCTTTAATTTGATTGAAGATTACTTGAGGTGCTATATCATTTATTTTAGCAAATGACTCAAATCCTCCTATTAAATTTTGAGCCGTTTCAGCTGAAGTTTTACCCATCAAACTGAATAATTTTGTCATATTCATGACATCCTCATCACTTCCACTTAAATGATATGCCAATCCTTGCGCGTTTTCAGATAGTTGAAAACTTTGTTTAATTCCCAATCCAAATGTAGCAGTGAATTTACCTACACCTTCGAGTATTTGTTTTGTACCAGAACCGATTGCTTTTAAGGCTCTTTCTGAAATTGTTGCATATTTTTCTATAAATGAGATACCAGAAGCTGATATTGCTTTTCGTTTTTCTAATTCAGCATCTAATGTTTCTTTTGCTTGGTCTAATTGGAATTGTAACGCATCTTTTCTTAAACCCATTTCATACTCAACTTCATCCTTGACTAAACTATGTTCGAATGCCATCTTATCCATCGCAATCCCTTTTGAATGGTCAAAAATTTCTCTCTGAAGTTGTTGTTGTAATTCTAATGGTTTTTGATAAGCATATTTTGCATCTATTTTTCTAAATGCTTCCGTACCTTCTAAACTACCTTTCATGTCTGCTATCCCACCAGGCCCTAACATACTACCTTTATTTGTAGCCATTTTTACTCCTGCTACCAATTTAGCTAATCCACCACTATTCCAAAAATCAAAGGCCATTTTTAAACCACTCAATACCATTCCTGCTGGTCCAGCTGCTCTTAATATCGCACCTCCAGCGGAACCTAGTCCTGCTGCAGCTTTACCCAACATACCACCTGTTCCACCACCACCCTTTATACCAGCTAATCCTTTTTTGAATCCATTAAAATTTTCCTTACCCATTAATTTTCCGGCTACGCGCATGGTTTTTTTACCGAACATGTTTTCAAATTGGTCGACAGCATTGGCCACTTTTTTCTGGTCCCCTCTTTCTGCTTTCTTTTCTGATTCTACCTTTTTCTTTGCTTTTCGGTCTAGCTCTTGTGTTTTTGCAAATCCGGCAAAAGAATCTGCTAATCTTTCTGCTACTTTTGAAAAATTGTCAACAGTTGCTTGAAAAGTACCTATACTTCTTTCTTGAGCTAAATCTAATTCTTCTTGTTTGCGACTCTTTGCCATAGTTAATTATAATAATTACATATAAATATACATATTACTATTTTCTTCGTGCTCTACTAGGAGCAGATGCTGCTTTTTTAGTCGCGTTTTCATACAATTTAGCTTCGGTGTTCTTACTATTAAGTAATTCATTCCAATAAAATTCTCTTAATTTAGTGGGCATGAAATATACATCATGCCAAGTAAACCCGCCATTTGAGTTATAGATTAGTGAAAATATTTGTTTGTGTAAAGTTACAGAATGATTAGTCGGCAGGGTAAAAAAAGTCAAGTCCTATTGGGACTTTAAGAGCCTCCTTCTCCCCTGTGAACGGTGATGTATATTCAAAACTTAAATTTATATCTGGAGTAATTTTTTGTATATATTTTCTTAAAGCTCTGGAGTCAGAAGCTCTCAATTGATTTACAACAAAATTACTGATAAAACCCAAATCTCTGTTACCATCTATTTCTAAAATAATTCTTCTTAATCGTGTAGTAACTTCTTTACCTTCTTTCAAAGTTTTTTCAGATGCTTCAATATCTTTATTTATAGCCATTTCATCACCATGCGTCAATAATTTAAATTTAATTATTGATTTAGATTGTGGTAATGTGAATTGATATTCATTTTCTCTGTTAAGTAAATTTTCATCAATTTCTTTAATTGATAATTTACTCATATCAACTTTAGTTTGAACTGCTTCGTTTTCTACTGGGTCTGTAACGGTAACATCATACTCTGGTCCGTATGCCAACACTCTAGTTGCAATTAGAATTGCATTCTTATCTCCAATTATCAAATCAGAAAGACTTACTCCTGGTTCTACAATTATTGATTCTAATAATTTATCAATTACTATACCCTTACGGATAAGATTTGTAGAAGTAAGAATATCTTCTTCTTTAGCAGTCATTAATTTAACAGTCACCTCACCTTTTGATAATGGAGATGATTCGGGATAACATAATCCCTTTGATGGTAAACTAATAATTTCCGTTGGGAATGGATACGATTTTTGTTGTTGATAAACAGGATTAGAATTTAATCCTCTACTAACTGCTTGTTCGGTAATTTCTTCCATAATAATAACATTTTGTTTAATTATAAGTATATGTAAAACAAAAAAATGGGATGTATTTCTACACCCCATATTAAATTATTTTAAAATACTATTTTAACTACCAACCAGGATAACCCCTTTGAGCTAATTCCTGTGTAACCTCATGATACTTCTCCTCACTCACTACACCATTCCAAAAACACCAATCATAATTGGTCTTATGGGGGTCATTATGTCCATTGAACTCCGCAGTAGAAATCAACAAATCACAATACTCACTTACACTCATGCCAGCAATTTCTTCAGTTTCCATATCTTATTTATTTATTTGTTAGTATTCAATTAAGGAAATTGGAACGATAAACACACCACCACTCTTTACACTTAAAGTAGCCTTTGTTCGATTAATTTTATTAACCCACAAATCTTTACCTCGCAATTTCGGGTGATTAACCGTAACTTGCATACCCACACTTAAACCCACTTTCTTTTGAAGTGATTCGATATTGCGTTTTTGTTTGATTAACTCAACAACAATCTGATTGATGTTACGCAATTCTGATACTGACAATTTTGATAATTCTGAAATGTTCATAACTTTTAGATTTTAGATTTTAAATGTTTAACTCTTATTACATAGTAAAGGTAATACATTCTGCTATAAAAGTCAAGTCTTTTTTCAATTATTTTTTAAATTTATAATGGTTCTAAATAAGACATAAAAAAAGGGATAGAAATCTACCCCTTTTTAATTATTTTAAAGTTTACAATTAAAGATTAGTATTCAAGAATTGCGTAATCATAAGTTAAAGTTAATTCTATCGATAGTGGGTCGTTTGAAGCCCAATCCAATTCACCAAAGTTTGCTGAAGTGATAAATGCTCCTTTTAAAGTCCATTGTTCAATCTTATCACCTACTGGTCCTAATAAGAAGAAGTTAATATCTTTCTTATAGAATGCCGCGTATCCATCTCTACCTGTTAGAGATTCGTGTGAACTTCTAACCCACTCCATTACTTGCTGTGCTCCAGATGGAACGATTGGGTCATAAAGAGAGATAGTAATATCATCCCAAGTGGATTTACCCTTAATCTTTCTTTTTACGTTGATGTGGTCTAGTTCAACTATTTCCGATGTGAAAGTTGGTCTACTAGCCGTTTTGATGATGTATGATTCAATACCATTGATTTCCATAATAAATCTATTCCCCAATTTGGGTTCAAAATTTCTGTAGAACATCTTGTCAAACTCTAATATTTCTGGCATCTTTTTTTTATTTAATTGTTTCTAATATAAATATCTAATTTCTAAATTATCCGTTAAAACTTGCTCCAGTTGGTAAGATGTTGAAATCAATTTGAATGAATTCAGCGGTTTTAGTCGGTTGTAAGAAGATAGCTCCTGCTAATATGTTTCTATCAATTACATCAGGCGTATTGTTAGTATCATCCATCACTACTCTAAACGCGTAAAGTCCTTGTCTCTGTTGGATGCTATCCAAATATGGATTAACAATGTTTAAGAATCTGTTTCTAGTTTCAGAAGTATTTTGTTCAAACACTAAATATCTAGATGAAGATGCGATATACTTTCTAACAGTCAACAACAATCTTCTTACGTTGATTCTATCCAATGCAGATGGTCTATCTTGCAATGTTTTTTGTCCGAATACTACAATTCCTTGTCCAGGGAACTGAACGATTGGGTTTACTTTGTTTTCGTATAATGAATCTTTTTCGGATTGAGTTAAACGATTTTGAACACTTACTGCTCCAATTAAACCACCTCTATTCAAACCTGCTGGTGCAAACCATTCAGCTGCTACTCTATCGTTAGCCGCAAATACCCCAGGCAATAATACTGATGGTGGTACTGCGATTAGTTTGTTAGTGTTAACATCGATTGTTTTAACCCAAGGGTAGTAAGTTGCTACCATATTTGAATCGATTGATTGTGCTTCTGTATTTGCTTGTCCAATTGAATCACCATAAGCGGTTGTATCCAAAATGTAGAAACAATCATTTCGTTGCTCAACCATATCCAATACTGAAGTTGCTACTGAAGAGTGTAATCGTTTGATAACACCTGGAGTTACAACCATATTGATGTCAAATTCATCTACATTTGATAATGCCGCGATATGTTTAGCGTATGCTGCTGAACCACTAGCATTTACTGTTGATAAGTTAAATCCTTGTGAGTTTCCTGCTGAAATATCTGCTCCTGTCAATATTGGAGTTGCTGGATTCATACCATCAAATCCTTCTTGGAATCCTACAATGAATTGTGCCGAAGTTGAACCTACTGCTAATGTACCACCATTTGATGCATCTAATCCAAATACAGAGTTAGAACCTACACCTGCTCCAGTCGGAATTGGCTTTAAGTAGATATTGTTATCAGTATTACCATCTAAATTGATACCACCATATTGTGTTGCCGATGAAGTTAAGAATGTTACTGCAGGAATCAATGCTCCAACTGCTGCCGATGCGGATACTGGTAAAGTATACGCTGCGTGTCCGAATGGAACTGCTTGTACGGGAGCCGATGTATTTAAGTTAGCAATTCTAACATATTTTGAATTACTTACCCAATCTCCAGATTCAGATATTTTACCCTCTGAATCAATTGATAATTTTCTATCACCGATTACTCTACTAATATAGTTAGGAGAATTAGGGTCTAAATTTACATTTGAATAAGTTTCTAATACTACTTTTTTCTTATTTGTATCACCAAATTCTCTTACAACTACGGTGAATGTACCATAATCAGTACCATTTACAGAACCTGCTGCTTTAATATTTGTGATACCAATTTTTACTTTAGTATTTGCCGCATTACCTGCTCCGATTGTTTCAAATTGGAATAAGTTATATCTATCACCAGAGATTACTTGAGATGTAATCATTGGTGTTAACGCCTCTTGCGCATCAAATGTAAAAAGTTGGTCACCCAATACAGTTACTGAAGAAGATGCACTGGAATTAAATGTTATAGAAGAATTTTTAAAGAATCCATACACATAAGGGTCTTTAGAACCAAACGCAGATGTTCCAAATACTGCTTCAATATCGTTTGTATCGGTTACATCCAAAGAAGCAGATAGGTTTAATCCACTACCTCTTAATACGAAATCACCTGCTCCTGCATTAGAAGAAGTTAATTGTGCGTCTGCAAAACCTCCGTTTGCACTTCCTGAAGTATTGAATAAGATACCTAAAGATGCTGATACAGCTCCTGAAGTTGCAGTTAATAATAAAGGTGCTACTTCGGTATATCCTCCAACACCCCCAACTCTACAAATTGTAGCAGTTCCTGCCTCTCTTAAATAATTTTGTACGGCTAAAGGAGTAAGATATGTGCCATCTGCTGCTCCAAATAATTTTTCAAATTCTGCCTGTGAATTTACGATTGTAGGTACCAATGGTCCTTCTTTGAAAGGTCCGATAAATGCTGCTCCAATATCTGCTACCCCTTGCTGTAAGAATGAAAGGTCATTTTCTTTTGTAAATACACCTGGTGATACTATTTTGTCTGCCATTTTATATACTAATTTAAAATTTTATTATCTCATTATAAATATAAACTTTTATTTCAAAACAACAATTATTACTTTAATGTTGTTGAGAAATGATTATATACCTGCGCTACTGATGTAGAATTCTGTAATACATTGTAGAATAATACGGCTTGGATACCTCCATTCCAAAATGTTGTTCTTGCACTATTACATCCAATTGTTACAAAGTTAGTAGAAGATGGAGCAGTAAATGCTGATGAAGTGAATGTTCCTACTGAACTACCATCAACGTATATGGTACAAGTACCTGATGGTTGGAATGCTGCTGAAATTAAATAGTTTACCCCACTCGTTAATGATGTGGTTAATTGTGCACTATTTCCTAATGAACTACCATAAAACTTAACTCTATTTAATGTAGAATTATCAGTAGATTCGATTGCTAACCCATAAAATCCAGCATAATCAAAAATATGTCGCGATGCTACACCCAATGTTGTAGTTGGTCTAATCCAAACGTGGATTGTACCAGTATTTGTATTAAATTGTGAATATCCACCATTAATGTTAGTTGTCGTATCTTTGTAGAAGAATTGGTTAGTTCCGTTAAATGTTACAAATGATGCTTTCTTATTTGCACCATTTGTAGATGTTGGATTACCACCCGTAATTCCCGCATCGTTTATAACACCTGCAGGTCTAACACCTGTATTATATCCACTCAAATCTAACCAGTCTGCTGCTGCAGAACCTGAATTATAAGATGCCGTTTTATATTGGTCAACATATAATCTTAATCCTGAAGATGGAATATATGGTTGTGTAGTTGTTCCTTTGTTATGAGATATGATACCGTTTGCCAAATAAACGTCAGCATTTTCCACATTAAGTGTTACGATTTCAACATCTTCAATTATTACTTCAATATCAGTAATTTCTACCTCATTTAAACCAGTTACCGAATCGTATGTTACTACTAAATCACCAATTAATACATCTTCGATATTCTTAAAACGATATTTTTCGATTTCAGAATCCCAAACCCAAAGAGGGTGAGTTCCAGTTGCTTTTATCAATCCACCATTTAAATCGTAATATCCACTTGCAAAGTTAAATACAATATCTGCTACATTTACTTCTTGATATGAACCAGATTGATTTTCTAACATATAGAATCTCCAATCAACTTGGTCTGATTCTGGATCCTGGTCTTCATCAGGTAAACCATCAGGTACCCATGCTTTAATAGTATCACCTACTGAAAGGTCTTCTACATTTACAAGAGTTCCATCTGCTTTAGTTATTTTTGTTCCAAATAGTAAACAGAAATCTGGTTGGTTAATTGTATTATAAACATCTACTGCAAATAGGGTTTTGGTAGATGGTGTGTTATATCCAGTTGCTGCCAAATTATAACCATCGGCATAATTTAAAGTCAATACTGAAGATGCTTCCGAATATGTTGATTGTGCAATAGATGCAGGTGTAATTGGAAATGACGGAGATGCACCTAATGTTGGAGAACCTACTGAAAAGTTTGCGTTATTAAAAGATGCAGTATAATTTGCAGCTACACTACCTACTTTCGAACCATGTAATGAACCCGCTGTCCCAAATGAGAATGTTGCGGTTTCTGTTGTAGATTCTACTATATAAGTAAAAGTTGGCAAATTTGGCGTTACGGAGTCTATTGCGAATGAAGTTAGTGAACTATTCGAAGCTCCACCTGATAACCCTCCCAATGAAACTGCTCCGGCTCTGTTTGAACCACTAACCGCTCTAAATAAATTTCCTAATGATAAATTAGTTCTTGGCATATTCGTATGTATTATTCTCCGTTATAAATATCTAAAAGTTTTTCTTTCCATACTTCTTTGTTTGAAAAGTGGTTTATCATCCAACTTTTAAGTTTTTCAAATTCTGTTTTACGGGTTTCGTAATCATCGTTACAAATCGTTTGGTAGGTCTGCTTAAATGTTTCCGCATCACTAGCTTTGTATTTGTAGTCAAGTGGAACATGCCAGTCTTCATGTAATATGGGAAGCTTACCCCAATCCACTGCCTCAAATATACCGTATCCGAAGGGTTCGTACTCAAAACAAGAATGAGAGATTCCCCAATCAAGTCCATAGAACCTTTCTTTAAATTTGTAATCAAATTTGTAAACCTTTGACTTTTCGAATTTGAAGCCATATTTCTTTTTATAGTATTTGTTGAATGTTTCTGAATTTGTAGAAATAAATCCACCCAAACCATCCATATATTCAACATTCTTTCTACCTTCTACTCTTGCGGCATATCCTATCTCAATAGATTTAGAAAGTTCTTTATTTTGTGTAAATTCATATACATTTGGAATGTGATATAAATTTTCTGTTTCGTATGGAAAATGGTATAATCCTACCCAAACTTTATTTTTAATTTTATTAATTAATTCACTTTCGTATTCCCAATTACCATACCAATGAAGATATTCATCTTTCTCCATTTGTGCCAATAAAGACACTTTTGTTAAATTGTGGAAAATAATCGAATCAATTTTTTCCAAATTTTGATGTATAGCTCTGGTTGGAGTGTAATGACCATGTAATATGTGAATACGTCTAGCACTATCTAATATTTTTATAATTTCATCTTCAGATGTTTCCCAAATATGTTCAATATCAATAGGGAATTCTTCGTAATTTTGGGGTTTATGTCTATGGAAAAGAAGAAGTGGCTTCACTTCTAAATGAGGAGCCACTTCTTTTATCCATTCGGTTACCCACATATCAGCACCGCTATTGAACCAAGGACCTCCAGCGGTGGTGTAGTACACATCATACATTGATTATAAACCTTTGTTATTTCTACAATTATTTAAATCTATTCTTAATTGCTCTATTTGTAATTGTTGTTCTTTAATACCTTCAATTAGTAATGCTACTAACTTATCGTATTTAACTGCTTTGAATCCACTTTCTCTCGTCTGAACTAATTGTGGTAATACTGCTTCAATTTCTTGTGCAATTACACCCACATCGTTTCCTTCGTATCCGTGCTCAACTTTATTTTCTTCTTTCCAATCGTAAGTGTTACCACTAATCTTTCTGATTTTGTCGATTGCGTTTTCAATTGGTTTGATGTTTTCTTTGAAACGAATATCAGAAGATGAGAATGCTACAACATCATTTGCCGCATCAATTCTACCAGCGGTAGCGGATGCTGTCATACCAATACCCAATGAGTTGAATTGTACGTTAGATGATGTTGCTACTGCTTGTCCGATTGCAATTGTTGGGGTTGCTCCCTCACCACTATTATTTGTAATAGTAACACCAGTTCCTTGTACCAAAGATGCTACATAATCACCCGTTGTATCAGTGCCCAATGCAACTTGATTTGCCGCTACCGTAGTTGCAAATGAAACATTACCTAAATTTGTAATAGTTCCTGTACCAGTTACATCACCAGTTAAAGTGATTGTAATATCAGTACCTTCCAAATTACTTAATCTTGTTAATGCAGAAGAACTAAATGCTTCTAAATTAGCAGTTTCAACTTCCAATACACCTAATCTAGTGATTGCAGAACCACTTGCAGTTGATAATTGGTCTAATCTACTCGTTTGTGTAGTGTTAGTCGTATCATTTGATGCGGTGTATGAGTTTAATGAACTCAATATGCCGATTACTTGCGATGAACCACTAACAACCGTTTCTGCATTTAATCTTGTCTTAATTGTTGTATTAATAGAAGATGTAAATAATTCTAAATTAGCAGCTTCAACTTCTAATGCCGATAATCTAGTTAATGCAGAAGAACTAAATGATTCTAAATTAGCAGTTTCAATTAGTAAACTCGCAGTTGTGGAGTTTACATTTGAATTAAATACTGAAATATCAACTCCATCAACTGTTCCTGATATTGTTATACTACCAGTTACTGCTACATTTGAACCCAATGAAATTGTAGTTCCATCATCAAATATATTTGAATCTACGATATGCTCTTTACCAGTTCCTTTTACTAATCTATTATTTGTTAAGTAAGTTTCATTACCTAAATTATTATAAGTTTCAGGACCCATCAATAGAACCGATGATGTTGTATCAGTTCCATTTCCTCTGTGAATAAATAGAAGTTCGTCTTGTACCGCATCGTATAGGAATGAACCAGAACCACCAGATGAACCACTGTCTATAATTTGTAATCCTGCAAATCTAGATGATGGAGTTGCTGTATTTAATGTTACAATTGATGCTCCAATTACTAAATTTGAAGAACTAATAGTTTGAATTGATGAAGAACCTAATACAATTAAATCTTCTGTTACAGTCAATGAACCACTAACAGTTTGAGAACCGTTAAATGTATTTGTTGAATTTGTTCTTGCAAAAGTCCCACTAACTGCCTCATTTGCTGCAACTCTTTGTGTTAAACTTGCAGTTGTAGAGTTTAAGTTTGTTATTGAAATATCTTGTGAGTCATTTGTAGTTTTAGCAGCTGATGCCGAACTAATTAATGAACCTGTGATAGTTGCTAATGCACTATTTTGAGTTAATTGCGAACCACTAAAATTATTTAAATTTGATACTGAAATATTTAAACTAGCGGTAGTTGATTCTAAATTAGTTAATCTACCATCTTGTGAGTCATTTGTAGTTTTAGCAGCTGATGCTGAACTAATTAATGAACCACTTATTGTTGATAAAGCAGTATCAAATGCGGAAAATCCAGTTGTTGATTGTAAAGTTACTTGAGATGAACCACTTACAACCCCATTTGTTGCTGCAATGGAACCAGTGATGTTTGCACGAATTGAGCCCGATATTTCAACTACCGAACCACTATTACCTATAGTAATAAACTCACTATTATATGCTCCAATTTGTACATAATCACCATATACTAATGCTTGTGATTGTCCATTTTTTAAATCTTGGACAGATACATTTGCTGTATTGCCACCAAGTACCCCTCCCGAAGGATATGCCTGCATATGTGCTCTGAATGGTGATACATTTAATTCCGCACCATAAGTTGGATTAGAATCATTATCAAAAGAATGTATTTGTAAAGAATGTTCGTATGTATCCGTACCATCATTCCAATGTTCAATTGCAATACCAATACCTTCATAAGGTCTGCCATTAGATGCAGTAAATGGTGCAAGTCTTAAAAAGTGTGACTCGCTTCCTACTGATGGCCATCCTCTTGTAAATTCTATATTAGAACCACTTGCAATCAATGAACCAGTTATACTTACACCGTTTGAAAAGTTTTGAGAACCATCTGCATTAGCAGATAATGTAGATATAACTGTATTATTTGCTACAAATTTAATAGAGCCTGTTGAAACATACAAATCTCTCCAAACTTTAGTAGCAGAACCTAAATCAAATGCATTTGTAGTTTGTGGGATAAGTGAAGAACTTAAAGATGCTACAACATTTACAGTATCTGCAGTTGCATCACCAATTGTAATAGCTCCACCAATTGTTACGTTACCTCCAATGTTTGCGTTGCCAGTAATATCCAATCCAGAACCTGAAATAGGTCCGAAATTTCCTGTGCTACCTGTACCACCTGCTGATAAAACGATGTCTCCGTTTGGACCACCGACTAATAGAGTTCCTAATGTTGTGTTTACGAATGGTTCTCCGAATGCTAACGAACCTGATTGTTGTGCGGTTGTCCCACGTCTAAATTTAAGTGCCATCTAGTTTACCTTTTTTTTAGTACGTTAATAAAATTATTATGTATGTGTATAAATATCTATTTATTTTCCAATACTTTAATTTTAGCTGATAATTCTTTGATTGCCTCAATTAGTAATGGAACTATTTTTTCATATTGAACTGCTTTAAATCCGTTATCTCTATTTGTTACAATTTGTGGAAGTATTTGTTCAATTTCTTGTGCAATTACCCCAACATCATTTCCTTTATGAGAATGAACTACATCATATCCCTCTTTCCAATCGTAAGTGTTACCACTAATTGATTCAACTTTTTCTAATGCATTTTGAATTGGTTGGATATTTTCTTTTAATCTAATATCAGATGAATAAAATGCAGTAATATCTCCAGTTGCTCTAATCTCACCAGTAGTTGTTGATGCGGCAGTTCCTATACCCAATGAATTGAATTGTGGATTTGCATCGGTTTTTATACTCTGTGCTAATGTCAATGTTACATCTGCACTTTCCAATCCGGAACCCGCAGCAGTTAAACCATTAGAAGTATTGCCCGTAATAGTTTGAACATAATTACCAGATGTTCTCGTTCCTAATGCAATATCACCCGTTGTGGATGCTACATTGATTTGAGATGAACCAGAAACAACACCATCCGTATTTAATTTATCTTTAATAGTTGTATTAATGGATGATGTAAATGTATTTAAACTCCCAGTCGAAGTTTCTAATAAACCTAATCTAGTATTTGCTGATGATGTAAATGTTTCTATATTTGTTATAGAAATTTTAGCAGAAGCAGAAAATGTATTTAATTCAGTTAAAATTGATATTATTTGAGATGAACCCGATACAATCCCCGCAGGTATATTTGATAAATTAGGATACGAAACTTGTGATGAACCAGATACTAATGTAGTTCCAGTTGCGTAAAATGTTCCGTTTACAACCGAATTTGACCCAAGAGTTATTAAAGTTCCAGTATCAGTGATATTTGAATCATTGAGGTGTTCTTTACCACTTCCTTTTGGTACTCTATTATTTGTAAGATAGGTTTCATTTCCTAAATCATCGTATGTTTCAGGTCCTAATAGGAAATGGGATGATGTTACATTTGTTCCATTACCTCTGTGTACAAATATGAATTCATCTTGAAGTGCATCATATAGGAATGAACCAGATTGTCCTGCGGAACCACTATCGATTACTGCAATACCACCAAATCTTACCGATGGTTGATTTACTGCTACAGTAATTAAATTAGTTCCAATATCTAAAGTAGATGAACTAATATGTTGTATAGATGATGAACCCAAAACTACAAAATCTTGAGTTACAGTTAATGAACCACTAATTATTTGATTATCAGTAAATGTATTTACCGCAGCTAATCTTGCAAAACTAGATGTTAATTGAGAAGAACCCGAAACTACACCTTCTGGAAGATTTGAACTAACGCTTCCTATTTGTAATTGAGTCCAACCATTTGAATTTCCAACATTTGTGGTATCAGTCAATACCCATATTGTGTTACTATCTTGTTGAAAAACTAGTAACCCTTCATATACATTAGCAGATGATAAAGCGTAACGGGCAGTCTGGTCCGCTAATGTTATTCTAGCATCAACGGGTTCGTTGTTAGTTATGTTAAATCCACCAGGTAATATAATTGCCATTTCTTATTTTTATTTTATGTTAATGTATATGTTATGCTACTTCCTGCACCACCTGCATTCGGAACAGTTGTTCTGTAAACCTTATACTGTCCAATCGTTGTTAATGTAAATTGTCCTAATACCGCAAAACCACTCGTTGAGATACCTGTTAAGTTTGGTCTTGCTGAATCAAATACTATATAAAGATATTTATCACCCGTCCAACTAATTGTTAGGGTTTGTCCACTTGCAGTAGTTGTTCCTTTTGATATTGTACCAATTGAACCACCCAATGTAGTATCCCATGCTCCAATATTTTCCAATTCTCCGGCAGTAAATGAAGATGCGTCACTTGCACCATATCTTAAACTTCTAATTTTTGTATAAGTAGTAGTTGTCGTAGATGTGGTTGTTAAATCTGGTATATTATCACCTATTGGAGATGCGTAGTTCGCAGTAGCGGTTATACTAATTGAAGTAGAACCCGTTGCAGAACCTGTCACAAAGTATGGTGTACTAACATTTGTTGTAGTATTTACCAAATTCCAACTATTAGATGGGTCTGCTGATGAAGATGTGAATGAAATACTACCAGTCGCACCTTGTTCGATTTGATTTGATGATGCCCCTAACTGAACTGTCGCAGTTGGTGTCAACGTAGGAGAAGCGGGGCTTGATTTGGAAATTGTTCCAGTAGCCGTAGTTGACGTTTTATACAAAGTACCATCTAATGGAGAACTTGCAGTATATTCTAATCTATATGTATGTGAACCAGATGTAGTTGTACTGAATGATAATGATGTTCCACTACCAACTTCAGTTAATAAAGTAGAACCTTCGTATAAAGATGCACTTACTAATGTATATCCCTGATTACTCCAAGTACCATTTACAATGTACGCATCATTTACATTATTAAATCTATCTGTTAAAAATCCACTTAAAGATGTTGCTATTGATGTTGGTATTGCTGGAGTTCCGAAAATAAATTTCAAAGTTCCATTTATAAATGTTACTGCCACATTACTATCAAAATCTGCCACTTCGATTCCTGTTAATTGTTCTATACTATTTGTTACATAATTGATATATCCACTACTTGATTCTAATGCTGCAATAGATGCGGATACGGATTCACTAAAAGATGATGTAAATGTATTTAAATTTTCAATCGAAATTTTAGCAGAAGCAGAAAATGTATTTAATTGTGTTAAAGGATTTCCTCCACTAATTCCACCAATTCCTTCTAAATACACAAGTCTTTCTTCGTGGTCTTTAACAGACGATGTCATCAATGATGCACTTATATATGATTGAGATGCGGATATTATTAATGAACCCGTAATCGTTGCTAATGCAGTATTTTGAGTTAATTGAGAACCTGTGAAATTATTTAAACTTGCAGTAGTTTGGTAAATAGATTCCAACGAAGCGGTTACACTTGCACTAAATAAATTTATAGATGCAGTAGTTTGGTAAACGGATTCCAACGAAGCAGTTACACTTGCACTAAAATTATTTAAACTTGCGGTAGTTTGGTAAACGGATTCTAATGATGATGTTACACTTGCACTAAAATTATTTAAACTTGCCGTAGTTTCGTAAATAGAACTCAACGAAGCAGTTACACTTGCACTAAAATTATTTAAACTTGCGGTAGTTTGGTAAACGGATTCTAATGATGATGTTACACTTGCACTAAATAAATTTAAAGATGCTGATGATTGGTGAATACTTGCCAAATCATTATTTACAGATTGAGTATATAAATTTAAACTCGCAGTCGTCTGATATACGGAAACCAATGAAGCCGTTACACTTGCACTAAATAAGTTTAATGAAGAGGTAGTTTGATAAATGGATTCTAATGAAGTGGTTACACTTGCACTAAAATTATTTAAACTTGCCGTAGTTTGATTTAAAGAGGCAGTTGTATTATTTATTTCAGTTAATTGTAGTGAAGATGTAAATACACTATCACCACCTGCTAAAAGTATTTTTGATTCAGCTCCTTTTTTACCAGCCTTCCAATAATCGATTGTACTATCCCATAACAATGAACCCGATAGTAAAGAACCACCAGTTGCATCCGTTACTTCAATACCCGCTTGGGTTTGAGAATATCCATAATTTAATTGTATTATGTTATCTCCAATATTAACTTCATTACTATGAACTGTTGTAGTTACACCTAATACTGATAAATTTCCTAAAATGGTTGTATTAACACCATCAACTGTGATTGCAGTTTTTAAAGATGATGTATAGGAATTTAAACTAGCCGTAGTTTGATATATAGATTCTAATGATGAGGTTACACTTGCACTAAAATTATTTAGTGGATTTAATATAGATATTATTTGTGATGAACCTGATACTAGCGTTGGTTTATTTAGAACATTTGCAAATTCTACGTCAGCAGCGGTTACACCAGTCAATCCACTACCATCCCCAACAAATGAAGAACTAATTACCGATGCACTTACATATCCACTAAAGTATGTATTAGATGAACTAATCAATAGTTCATTTACATTTGCACTGATTGTGTATTCGGATGTAGTTGTTACTTCACCTAATCCAGCCAATTTCAAACTTGCCAATCCTTCTCTTGCGGTTAAATTAGCCTGTGTAAATGTACCACCTACCAATACATTATCATTTGGTAGAAGTGTTACCGAGTTTACACTACCTGTGTTTAATCTATATGTACTAGTAGAAAATCCATCTATGAGACTTCCATTATCATAATCTACTATTATAAATCTATTAGTGGTTTGATATGATGCTAGAGGATTTCCAAGACTGGTAAAACTACCACCTATTAATATTTTATCACCATCGTAAAAATCAAAATCATTTACATATTGTACTCCTGGAGTATTTTGGTCTGAACCACTTATGTATAGTCTAAATCCATTATCATATGCACCCCTTCCAAAAGCCACATCATCGGTTGTTAATCTTGCAAATCCGGCATTTCTACCTTGTGCTCCTACTCTAGTATCTTTAAATCTACCAGCAATATAGATATAACCATTATCACCTGCGGTGTAGGCATCAGTTACTTTAATTTTTTGAATTCTATCTAAACTATTACCAGTAGCTATATCTAAATTATTACCAGCAAATCCAAAATCTAAAGCACCACTAGGATGAAGTTTTACAAGATGATGGTAGTCGGAGAATGAATTCCATTGTTGAAAATCACCACCAATTAAAATTGCCTCTTCGGAACCACTAGGTAGTAATGCTACTGAATAAAAATTATCATCTCCAAATCCAGGAGATGTAGATACTACTAAAGAAGTATCAATAGTACCATCTGGATTTACTCGTCTACTTCCTGATGGAAAACTACCTACACAAACTATTTTATTATCGCTTTGAATTGCAATATCTCTAATTTCACCAAATGAACCCCAAGATTGAGCCTCAAATGATGTATCTAATATACCATCGGAATCTAACCTTGCAAGTCCATAACGCAATGCACCATTAACTCTACTAAAATTACCACCTACTATAATTTTACCATCAGATTGAGTAACAAATGTATTTACATATCCGCCAGTATCACCTCCTATTGTTGTACTAAATACAGGTGCGGAGAAAGAAGTATCTATCGTACCATTCGAATTTAATCTTGCTATATCATTTGTAGTATGTCCATCTACAGATGTAAATCTACCAGCAATTAATATCTTACCATCACCTAATACTAATGATTTTTTTATAATTGTAGATTCTGAACCTGAAAAATCTAAATTGAATGTGGAATTTAAAGCAGGTATATTTTGTGTCAATGATGCATCTAATTCAAACCCATCAGAATTAATACTACCACTCACTAAAACTGAACCAGATAGTATTGTTGGACCTATATTTCTAAAAGTAGATGAACCACTAATAGTTAAGGAACCACTAATAGTTTGATTACCTACAAATATATTACTTCCAGTAGTCGCATAACTTGCAGTTACACTTTGTAAATTATCTACTTCACCTTGTAATGATGAAGTGATAAGTTCTATATTATCTAATCTACTATCAGCAGATTGAGTAAAAGTGTTATATCCAGTATTGATTGATTCTTGTGATGCAGTAAATGCATTTAAAGATTGAGATACAATTGATATTGCATCAAATTGGGAATCTATTGAAGATGATAATAATACTATATCAATACCATTTACACTACCAGTAAAAGATGCACTTATACTATTAGCATATACAGTTCTCCATTTTGCACCAGATGTTCCTAAATCGAGAGTTCCGTTTCCACCTGGAACTAAATTAGTTGTAAATACACCTGGAACACTAATATTATCCCCGGTGTTGTTTCCTAAAAATAAGTTACCAGATATTGCAACATCACCACTAAAATATGCGTTTGATGCGGTTATATTTCCTGTCAATATAACATCACCATTTACAGGTGCATTTAAAGTTAATACATTGTAGTTATTTGAACCACTACCAAATTGTAAAGAACCAGAACCCTGATGTAGATATAATTCACCTTCTGTAAGTGATTCATTTGTAGTTCCTCTTCTTATTTGAAATATAGCTGCCATTTATTGTTATTTCTGTTTTGTATAAATATCTTAAATATTAAAATCTAAATCACCTGATTCCGAAATATATTTTGCCAAGTGCATATAGTTTGCAGTTATACTGCCAGTTGTTACATTTATTGCAGATGCACTTACCGATAAACGAGTAGTATTACCAATTACAACATCAAATGAACCTGTCCGTGCTATTGCTAGAGTATTAGCAGTTGAATCTTCTATGAAGTTTACAGTTCCTGCTGCTTCGGGGTCTAAATTAAAATCAAATGTGTTTGGTCCTGCGGATACACCAACTTCTGTTCCATTTACTAAAAATGAACCACTTACAGAAACTGAACCTGTGAATGAATGAATATCATCGGATGTATTACCGAATTTAGAACTACCACTTTCAAAAAGTATAGATGAAGAAATTACTGATATATTAAATTGTCTAGCATTTACTTCACCTAATACGGTTAAATTATTTGTAATGGTTTGAGAACCACTTAATATTAAGCTCCCACTTAATAATGCGGAACTACCTGTAATATCTCCACTTATATCAATATCACCTGCTCCTATAATATCATTTGTTACATACAAATCTCTAGTTATATTGGCGTCTTGTGTTACTACTAATTCCCCAAAGGAACCCGTTCGAGTTAAGGCTATAGAGCCAGTTGTAATTGAGTTTGTTACTACAATACCTTCTATGGAATCTAAATTTCCGGAACGCTTAATAAATACCTTACCATCGTAAGTGTTTATTGCTATTTCCCCAACATTTAATGAACCAGTATCTGGTACTTTGCCAGGTAGCGATGAACGCTTTAGTATAATACTTTGTGCCATATATATGAGCTGTAGATTATTTGATATTATGTAATAAAAAAAGGTACTATATAGTACCTTTATAAATATATGATATTTTTATAATCGTTTAAAATTCTCCAGCATCTGGACCCAATGAAGAAGATGCTTCTAAAGCTGCTAATCTATTAGCTACTGAACCACTAAATGCTAATACATCTCCAATTCCATAAAGTGAACCACTAAAACCATTTGTAGTTGTAAAAGTTCCTCTAACTTCCTCATTGTATCTAAATTCAACTGCGGTAGGAGTAGTTGCTACTTTATAAAGAGAGCCACTACCTTGTATAAATCCGATTGTTCCTGCAAATGGTTCCGAATTGAAATCGAAATCATCGGGTCTCATTGAAGCAGTGATACCCGTCAATCCACCACCAAAACCTACATAAGCAGATGCTGATACAATAGATGCGGATACTGCTCCTGCAATATCAATATCACCATTGCCAACAATATCTCTAGTTACAAATAAATCCTGTCCAATGTTTGCATCAAAATCAATACTAGCTTCACCAAATGAACCAGTTCCAGTCAATGTTATTGAACCAGTGGTAATCGAATTGGTAGTAACTAATGTTTGAATTGATTGTGAAGAACCCGATTTATGTAAATAAACTTTACCATCATATACGTTTACACCTAACTCACCTACTAATAGAGAGCCAGTATCAGGAACTTTTCCTGCTATGAGCGACCGTTTTTGTAATATTTTTTGAGCCATTATGATTGATGTTTTTTGTTCATTTATAATTTTAAAAACCCCCCTCTTTGGAAGGGGGGTTTAGTATTTAGAATGAACCACCATCAATTGTGTTACTCATTACAAAATCAGTGCCATCCCATTGTAGTAAATCTCCAGCTACACTTGCGGTTGGAACTAAATCCAAATTACCATTTGTGTTTCGGAATGCCACTCGTTTAGAACTTCCTGCTGCCGAACCCAAATTAAAGGATGCGGTAACCGCAGGTGCAATTAATGCTACCGATGAAGTAAATGATGTAGATGAATGTTGATAAACAAAATTTGCATTTGCTCCAGCGATTTCTATACCAGCGCCATCTGCCGTTGCCGATGATGTTGAACCACTTGCTAATGTAATTAATTTATCTTCTACTATTAATGTTGCAGTGTTTAATGTTACAGTATTACCTTGTACTACTAAATCACCACCTACTACTACATCACCTGTCGTTGTTACTTTTGCAAATGTTACATTATTGCCAGTACCTACTCCTTGTATTGTTCCAGTTCCTTCTAATGTATCTAATCTACTATCTACTGAAGAACTGAATGTTGTTCCAAAAGATGAAGTAAATGAGTTGATATTCGTAATAGAAATATCTACACTAGCTGATTTCGAATTTAAGTTAGTGATAGAAACACTAGCAGCGGATGCCGATGAAATCAATGAACCACTAACTACGCCGATTTCAGTCAATCTCGTATCAACGCTTGCAGTATAAGTTGCTAAAGTTGAATTTTGAGTTAATTGAGAACCACTAAATGTGTTTAAGTTTGTTATTGAAATATTAGCAGCGGATGCGGAACTAATTAATGAACCACTTACTGTTGCTAATGCAGTATTTTGAGTTAATTGAGAACCACTAAATGAATTTAATGCGTCAATTGATACTTGCTGTGATGCAGAGGATGAGTTTAATGCAGTTACCGAAGTATTTACACTTGCACTAAATGTATTTAAGTTTGTTATAGAAACTCCTTGTGAATCATTTGTAGTTTTTGCTGCCGAAGCTGAAGCAATTAAACTTCCACTAACTACTCCTATTTCCGTTAATCTAGTTTCAACTGAAGCAGTGTAGGTTGCTAAAGTTGAATTTTGAGTTAATTGAGAAGATGTAAATGAGTTTAAGTTTGTTATGGAAACTCCAACACCAGAACCTACGTTTGCAACTACTTCTGCGATTGATGCGGATACTGAACCACTAAATGAACTAAAGTTTGTAGTTTGAGTTACATCAATTTGAGATGAACCACTCACTACTCCGTTAGTTGCGTTTAATGTTCCAACACTCAATGAACCTGTTACGATTACATCACCTGCTACTGAAATACTTGTCGTACCATTCTGTGTGATAATGGAACTTCCAATGTGGTCTTCACCAAGCGCAACCATAATTTTACCAGCTGTCAATACGGTTTCATCACCCAATGAACCAGTATTGATTGGACCGTATATTAGTACTGCGGAATTGGCAACTTCTGTTGAACTTGAAGGTCTAACTGAAACCCAATGGTCTCTTAATGAATCCCAATAAAGTGAACCTGTAGCTTGAGTTGAACCAGAATCAATTACATCGATACCTGCAAATCTAATTGCTGGGGTTGAGGTGTTCAATACGATTGTATTATCACCTAATTGTAATACACTCGCAGTTACATTTAGAAGTGATGATGAACCATAAACAACTAAATCTTGTGTAATATATAATGAACCAGTAATTACTTGTGTTCCATTAAATACATTACCACTATCAGTTCTTGCATAAGAACCACTATCTGCTTCAATTGCATCTAATCTTTGTTCGTGATTTGATGCAGTTGCGATTAATGAACCTGTGATGGTTGCTAATGCAGTATTTTGAGTTAATTGAGAACCACTAAATGAGTTTAAGTTTGTTATTGAAACACTAGCTGCACTTGCAGATGAAATCAATGAACCACTAACAACTCCGATTTCAGTAAATCTAGTTTGAGCGGATTCAGTAAATGAGTTTATGTTACTAACTGAAGTATTTAAACTTGCAGTTGTAGAATTCAAATTAGTTATTGAAACGTTTTGAGAATCATTTGTAGTTTTAGCTGCTGATGCGGATGCTATTAAACTTCCACTTACAACGCCAACTTCTGTTAATCGTGTTTCAACGGAACCTGTATAAGTTGCTAACGTACCATCTTTTTCTAATTGAGAAGAACTGAATGAATTTAGTGCTCCTAAACTAACTAAAGTACTACCACTAAAAGTATTTAATGCCGCTACAGATGTACCAATTGCACCACTACCAATTGATGCACTTAATGCGTTGATTGATGATGCAACCGATGAACTAAAGTTACTAATGTTACCTGTTAAATCAGGAATATCATTGGCTCCTTCACCCAACAAATATAAGGTAGAACTACCACTTGCGTAGTAAGGAACTCCTTTTACTAATCCGTTGTAAGTACCAGCCGCAAATGTATTTGGTGCTGCGTTTCCTACGAGAAATCTATTTACCGCTTGTACCTGTCCATTTTCTGGAACTGCAAATACAATCGATGCACCATTCGTTACCGTAAGGTTAGATGAGCCTGAAGCAATTACTAATTCACCTTTCTGTAAGGATGATGTTACTGCGGATAGGGCTTCTAAACTACCGCGTCTGTGTTTAATGATTTGTGCCATATTGTGTTGGTTAATCCCTTTTTGATTTAATTACGATTATACTTTAATAAATATGTTTTTTTTTACGAACCGAATGTTTCGCATGTTACATTTATATTTTTTTTACCATTCACCCATGTCGATGTTAATGTTTGATTGGGATAAGGTAAGTTCTGCATCTGTTGCAAATGTATTATCCAACGATGCGGTGAATTGGTTAATAGATGCGGAATGTTGGTTCAATGGATTTAATATATCAATTACTTGTGATGAACCAGAAACTAATGTTGGTCTATTTAGTATATTTTCATATTCTATTGATGATGCCTGTGTTCCACCAACTACTCTAGAACCTGTGAGACTTCCCGTAGTATCTGATAATACAACTTGTGCCGATGAAGATATAACTCCTTCGGGTAATACTGCACCAACTTCCGATGTAATAACATTAATTACAGATTGCGAAAAATCGTTACCAACTTGTGCCGCCGTATTTAATGCCGAACCACTTTCTATTTGTTTTAATCTTATAAAGTTTGCCATATCCTATAAATATCTTTCTTTATTATAATCCGTTTATTCAATTTTTTTATTATGCAAATCTAGGAGATAAGAAATTATATTGTTGTTGTATTTCGTTCAATGATAATTTTCTATTATATAAATACAAATTAGCCAAATATCCCCAAGGTTGACTAACTACATCATTATTACCCCAACCCCAATGAATATTTCCACCTACACCTTGTGCAATTGAATTTCCCACTTGTGAACCATTTATATAAAATGTTTGGGATGAATTATCACCAACTACTGCAAATTGAGTCCAAACTTCTTGAAATGCCGATGCATCGTATCCTGAACTTCTGAATGCAGTATCCCAATAACCCAATATACTTCCACCATTTGAAATAGTAATCGGTGTATATCTTGGTGAACTTGTATAAAGTAATGTTCTAAATCCAGAATTATTATTTATCAATCTTGTCCAAGTAATGTATGTGTATCCCGTTGTTGGTAGGGTTGGACCTGTTCCGTTTACTGCAACTCTATTATTTCCGGTTGTGCAATCAAAACATTTTACACCATTTAATGTAGTAAATGTTGCACCTATCATTGTATGATTATACGAATTAGTTAAATCATAAACAGTTGTTCCACTACCAGGATAACTTGTTGAATTATTTGCATCTAATTGAATTAACAATCCATCGGTGGTTAAATTAGGAAGTGTTGATACGGTAGAATTATAATTAGATAATATCTGTGCATCGGTTAGAGCAGAATTATATACTCTCATTATACCAAATCTACCATCGAAATTAGTTCCATCACCTTGACTTGTAGAATCTGCAAAACCAAAATTCATATAAAATGCCATAGAACTATTCATTGGTGAATCCCATGCTACATTTACCGAACCTTTATATACACCATCGATATATCCTTTACATACCGAACCATTATAAGTTAAAACTATTTGATGCCATTGATTAAATGAAACTGCACCTATGTTGCCACTTGATGTTACTATACCACCATTCCAAAATCCAACTTCTAAATTACCACCAACTATTTCTATTGCGGAATGGTGATATGATGTGTTTGGACTTGTACTATTATTGTACTGAACTAATACTCCATTATTGGTTGGATATACCCATAATTCTACTGAATGGGTTTCATTAGCCGATGTTATTAGTGAACTTAAATTTGGTGTTGTTATATAATCATCAACAAAGGTAAAATAATTACCAGTCCAAGTTGGAGAACCTGTAATTGTTCCATTTCTACTATTACCACTTATATCAATAATAGTTACCCCACTACCATTATATGATGCCGTATTAAATGTGTTATAATGTAAAAGTAAATTTTGAGTAACTACTGCAGATGTAGTTGGCCATATTTGATTATTATTCAAAAATGCTTTTGTTGCACTTACTCCGTTAAATTTTATATCGGTTGCATTTCCAAATACTGGCATAACTTATCCTATTATAATGTAAAGAGTTCCACTTACGGGTGTCAATGCTGCGTATGAAGCCGATGTTATGGTTTGTATTGATGCTACATTTGATGAACTAACAAAACTAGCACTCAATGCATATCTTGTATCAAATGAAGATGTTAATTGTGATGAACCACTAATTACACTATCTCCACCAATTGTTAAATATCTTGCATCGTATGATGAAGTTAATTGAGATGAAGAACTTATTGCTCCACTTAAACTTGTCAAAAATGAACCCGTTTCACTTTCAGTAATCCAACTACCACTTACACTCTCAATTGCATTTAATCTATTTACTAAACTACCAGTCGAAATACTTGCAGTATATTCATTAAAAGAAGATGTAGTTACTAAATGTGTTAAACTTTGTTCGTTTGTTGCTGCAATAATTCTATTATCTACCGATGCACTAAATGTATCAAATGAACTGGTTTGTAATCTAGCATTTATTCCGTTTGTAAATGCAGTATTTAGTGTAGATTGTGAAGATGTAAATGAATTCAATGAACTTATATCTACTGATTCGGATATAAACCCAAATGATGTTATTTGTGCAGATGAAGATATAGTTCCCGTTGGTATCGTTACCGATGAACTAATAAATCCAAATGCGGTTATTTGTGCAGATGAACTTATAACACTTCTACCTTTTGATTCAAACGAAGATGTTACAGATTCTAACGATGTTAATCTATCTCTATCTAATATATTTACTCTCGATGTAACTGCGTCTGCAAGAACATCCAATTCTATTCTATAAGTTGTACCACCATCTACACCAACAATTGTTGTATCTAATGATGCGGATGGTAGTGGAGTTAATTCTAGTATTCTTTTTCTTACGTTTGCCATTTATTATATTATTATATCTAAACCATCTTCGGTTGTTATGATAAAATTATCTTCAGTTGCAATTGGAATATCTACCAATTTACCTATAACATATATATCGTTTATTGTTATGGAATCATAATCTATATAATTATCTAATAATGTGATTACCACATTGTTTCCAACTTCTTTAACAGTGTAATGTCCTGGTAAATGTAATCCATAAACTAATATCTCAAAATTTTCAGGAGATGCTCCTTCAGTTCCATAATCCAATGCTACATTATAAATCGTAAGAGTTCCAAAACCAGTATTATCAAAAGCATCTATTAGTCTTGATACCACCCTTCCACTAAATTGTAAAATTTCATTATGAAATTCTGATATTTTTGTTTTATTATTTACTAATTTAGTTGGGTTTGGATTGGATTTAGAATTTGAATTAAATTTATTTGTAGTCGGTGATTCTATATTCAACAAGCTACCTGTGATGTATAACTCATCATTTAAATTATTAGGATTTATTTTTGGTATAATCCTATTTAATTTTTTCGCATTTGAATTAAATCTATTAAGCATATTGTTCTATATCACCTGTTACTTCAATATAATCATCGTCATCCAACTCAAATTCAAAATTATTTTTTATAAATTTGATTAGTATCCCTTCACTTCCTTGCTCTACTATATAATCGTTTGCAGAAATATATTGAGTGTTAATTATTACTCTCAATCTATCCTGCATTGCTCTGTATTCTATTTCTCTTAATAACTCAACAAATCTCCAACCTTTTGCTTCCCATATCGAATATGTAGGATGATTTAAATCCTTTGGAGTCAATTCAGGATCACCTAATTTTCTACTAATTTTTTGAGTTATATCTAAAAGGCTTCTCTTCATTACACATTTATAAATTTACCTGTTATGGAAATTTCATCACCGCTATCAACTTCAAATCCTAAATTTGCTTGAATAAAATTAATAATTAAAGATGATGATGTTATACTGATAGAAAAGTGTGTATTATGATAATATCTTGTACCATTTATATAAACTTTAATATCGTATGTATTATCACCAACGGTTATACCACCAGTAACTACGGATGTTAAAGCAGCTGGAGTTTTTATTAGTTTTATTCCAGCAAATGTAATCGTATTAGATGCTATTGGATTTTGTATTTTACTATTATTTAAAGAAAGAAAATCAATCAAATCTTTATTATCATAATATGGTGATGGTGTAGTTAATATACCTTCCAATCTACCAGTCCCACTTGTTACATCCGTTTCAGTTGATACCACCACTCTTTTCGTAGAAAATGATTTTTTAGTAGTATCTTCTCCATCAAATTTTTCAGGAAGTAAATGAGCTTTAACTGATAAACTAAATTCAATTCTGTTAACTCTTTCAGTACCATCCCCAACTTCGTTTATTACATTAAAATCTCCTAAACTAGTTCTAAATTGAAACCCATTTTTATCTCCCCAATATGTACCTGTGTATTGTAATTGTTCTATTACAGAATTTAAATGCTCTATATAAGAAGTCCAAACCATACAATCGTAGTTTAGTTCTACATATTCTGGCATTTGAATTTTATATATTTCATACTTTGGTTGAGAATTATTTCCCAATAATGTAAATCTATCATATCTATTATCTTTTGAGTATTTTGTGATACCCTGATATGTTACATGCCGATTTTGCATTGGCATAGCATCATCTTTTGCAATAGATGTTCTACGAATCATCATAATCGGTAATTGAAGTTTACCGTTTGCATCTCTGAAAACTCCCTGTCTCCTTGCTCCATTCCATCGTTCGGAATTACCATATATGACAGGTATTTTTAAAGCTTTACCATTATCATCTAATGTAGGTAATGCAGTATCCTCCAAATAAGACATCATAGCATAATCAATATCAAATAAAGATATCGATTGTCTTAATTCTCCTTTTTCCTTTTTAGTTTGAAGAATTCTCTCCTGTTTTCTTAATGGGTTTGTAGACATATTTTTATGTTATTCTCTTTTCAATATTAAGATTAGATTTGCTTACTAAAAATGCAAAACATACTATACTATAAGTATTATTAGGTAAGCCACCAATAAATTGTACTTCATTCATATTACCTATTTCATAATACTGATTATCAAAATAAACAACATCACCTATTTCAGGATGTATATTTCGTTCTTCTAACAATCCTCTATCGAATTTAAATACAACATCTTGGTTTGTATCAGGTCCAAATCCTTCATATAGAGCCGATTCGGGTTCTTTATCAATTAATGCGTATAGTTCTACGCCAGTATGCCAGGTTTTATTTAATGCTTCACCATAGATATTTACCTTCGTTTCGTTCAAATTTATTTTGTATAAAACGACAGTATTTTCTATGACAGTATCAACCAATTCTCTGGCTATACTTTTGAAAAAATCAATATCTCTACCTAATAAAAACTTTGGCATATTATCCTACATATATTTTAAGTGGAACTTTTCTCAACATTTCTTGCTGATGAGTTGATTCATGTGCTTTATTTTCCATCACATTTTTTCTACTCAATTCTTCCAAATTTTCTCTTAATTGATTTATCAACATATCCTTCTCCACTTGTGCTTCAGCTCTTAATGCAGCACCATCCAATGATACTTCACCATCAGGTATCGGAACATTTGAGTATTTCTCTCTAATTGCTCCTAATAATTCTTTTGAAAGTGCCAATGTGTATTTTCTAATCCATTGTTTACCAACATCATTTATATTTGAGTATTGAATAAAATCATATGGAACATCGGAATAATCGGAAAGAGAATCTGCTTGAACGGTTTGTGAATCATGTTCAAACTCATCTCTACTCATATATTCAAAATATATTCTACTAACCGTTCCTTCGGTTGGTATTGGGAATATTTCTAATTTATTATCTACAATGTTAAAGGTATGTGCGGATTTACGAATGTGGTCATTAAACTCAATTTGTTGCATTCTCAATACATCCTCATATATTGGCATCATTAAGAATTGTGCAGCAGGTGAGAAATTACCAAACCCTAATTCACTAATTAAGTTTAGAGTACCTTGTGCACCAACTGAATATGGGTCAAAGAAACGTGCAATAGCAGGGGTTGCTTCGTGATACATTCTAGTTACATCAATTGTAGAGCTTCCTGAAAATAATGTTGTAAATGATGCCGATGTTTCCACATCAATAGATGCACTCATTATATTGTATTTCTGTTGTCCAGGAGTTAAATTGATATATGCTTTCTTAATAGATGTATGCCCCCCAACTCCTGCCAATGTACCATATTGTTGGGACATACGAACTGCAGTTGGAAGAAACGAACCTTCGACAAGTGTTTGTGAATAGTTTGCAACTTTACCTTTCGGTTGTCCTTTTAGAATATCAAGGTTATTACGAAGATTGAATTGATTTATTTGTGCAGAATACTCTGAAGTTGCTTCTTCAAAACACGCCCAAATTTGTTGGTTATCCAATTCTATGTTTATAACTGGATACCCCAATCGTTTTGCAACCCATACGGCTGTTTTAGGTGCATCAGTTCTAAATTCTGAATCTGAATCATATAATCCAAACGGAGTTGCTTCTGCCGATGCCGATGCCGATAAAAATGCTGCTGCCGTTGAACCCGACCAATATGTGTTTATAGACATAATTCTTAATTATAGTTTTACGACTATAAATATAAGAATAAAAAAAGAAGTGTTATGCTATTTGTGTAATTGTTGCAATAACGGATGGTGTACCTGGAATTGATGGTGTTCCTGCATCCGTATGTAAGATTCCACCATTATCATTACATGTCCATTTTATCTCCAAATAATCATTATCATTTAAATCTGATAGGAAATTCCAAGCAGCAGGTACTTTACCCAATTGTGCCGATTGTGCTTTTGCAACATCAACGTGTGTGTTTGAATTTGGTATTGAATTACCATTTTTTGCAAACCAAATGTTGAATACTATATTAGTATTTACAGTATTTTCTAATTGTGCACTAAATTGTAAATTATAAACACCTGCATTTTCAACTTTGATTTGTGAACCACTTACAATTGAAACACCCTCACTTAAATCGGTTGTGTTTAATTTCATTGATTGAATTGAACCAGATGAACCACTTTGAGAAGTCATATCATAAAACTGACCATAGTTATATTGTTTGTGGCCATTATAATATAATGAACCACTAATTTGTAAACTACCTGTAATTGTTTGTGTTCCTATTAAGTCATTGGAGCCAGTTGTTGCCAATTGTCCTGCGGAAATATACCCCAAATATCCGTCTTCTTGCTTTACTACAAATTCATCGGATTGTTCTAATGTATATACTTTTGTATATTCTTTTGCGGTTTCTTGTCTATGATATTGTTTTTCTGGATACCCCATTATATGATGTTTTATATAAATATAAAAAAAAAGAGATAACATTTCTATTATCTCTTTTTAATAAATTTAATTATACTTTATGATAATCTTACTTTAACCGCTCCTTGTGAGTGATACATTTGCCCAACCGCAACACCTGCCGCAGATGCCGATGCATCGTTCCAAGCCGCCGATGCTGAACCTGTGATATATGCAAATGATGTGTTTGCCATTTTAGTTGCAACACTACCACTTAAATTAGTAATATCGGTATCAGTTGCTAAACCTGCACCATCTAATGTTGTTTGTAAGTTGGATGCAGAGATATATCCCCAATTACCATCTTGATTTTTTGCTAATAAAGTTGTTCCTGTTACACTTTGATATTCAGGAAAGTCCATTGCTGCTCCAAATACGGAGTATTTTTGTTCGGGATATGCCATTTTTAATTTGTTTTTAGTTATTGTTAAATTACTAATATAAATATAAAAAAAAGAGGGAACATTACTGCTCCCTCAATTTTTATTTAAAACTCTAAATATTAAAGAGTTTCTAAACCATCTACGAGAATCTTACCGTAGAATTCTGGTCTTACGATTTTCTTTGCGTAACGAGTCATAACACCTCTACGTGGAGTAAAGTTGGTTGGGTCGTACACTAAAGGAGTCATAATCAATGGTACATAAGGTGCGTAAACTGCTCCAGTCTCGAAGAAGTTAGAACCTTTGAAACCTAACAAGATTACGTTTTCAGTCATGTAAGGGTTTTTGTAAACATCGTATCTGTTAGAGATTGAACCGATGTTAGTTACACCTGCTGCGAAAGTCAACGCATCTTTACCAGGGTTTGCAGAGAATCCGTTCATTGATTCCAAAATTGTAGCTACGTTTGGAGAAACAACCAAGAAGTTTGCTCCACCACGCATAGTCAATTGGTGAATTTTGTTAGATACTTTCTGCAATTTGATACCCAAAGTTTGGAACCAAGTATTCTTTTGGTAAGCCGAAGCAGCTGCTGCGTTAGAATCAATAGCGAATCCAGCACCAGTCCACTCATATCCTACTTTAGATGACCAGTATTCAGTTGTGAATGCGTTCTGCTGCAACATCTCAAGGATTTCCAAATCAATCTCCAAAGAGATGTATTCAGATAACATTTGAGTCAATTCAGCTTCTGCATCTACAGAGTGATATGCGTTCAAATCTTGCGCCAATTCAGGAGTCCAAATTGCCTTCAACTTACGTGTTTTAGCAACGATAGGCTCTGATTTCAATTCCAATTCAATTTCTGGAATTGCCAAATCTGTTCCTCTATCTTCGAAATCACCACGAGAAATATCAGTAGGTTGTACGTGATATGCCAATGATACACCAACAGTTGTAAGGTTAGATAAACCAGTTACAGATGCAACGAATTCAACATTTGAACCATTTTTAGTTGTGTATTGTGGATAGTATCCTGTTACAGAACCTGTTAATAAAGTTGGTTCGAAAGCTCTAACACCATTGAAATCAGCATCAGCTGGTAAAGCTACAACGATTTTCTTCAATGTGTTACCTGCGAATGATGCAGAAACTGAACCAGAAGATAAATCATAATCGATATCAGCTAAAGATGCAGATGCAAAAGTAGCAGTGATAGCAGCAGTAGCGTTGTTGATTGTATAACCAAAACGTCCTGCACCATAAAGACCTCCTTCTGGAGATTGAGTTGAACCTAGTTTGTTACCAGCTGGAGATAAAGAATCTTTACCGAAAGTACCACTGTTACCAAACAAAGATGAACCTGTGAAATTTGGATTACCCGCTGGGTTAGTACCATATTTGAAGTCCATGTAGAAAATAAGACCTGATGGTAAGTTCATTGGTTGAACTGAAACGAATTCTTTCGCTGCAATAGAACCGAAGATACGTCTTACCAAAGGAAGAGCCACACCAGCCCACTCTTCAGAACCTGAAGAAGTACCAGTACGAGTTGCCTCATCCAATAATTGTTTAGCCTGGTTTTCTAACATTACTGCCATACCATGCTTTGTAGTTTCAGAACCTACTCCTTCAAGTAGACCTGTTCTTTCCCATTTGCCTTTCAAACCTCTGGTTTGCTCAAGCATCACGCTCTGTGGGTTCGCGCCGCTCATTAATTTTTTAATGTTCATTTTAAATGAATTTATTTGTTTTATTTAAATTATTTAATAATACCTGCTAATTTCTTAAATCTGTTAGCAAAATTAGCTGATTCATTGATTACCGCTTTAGATTGAGCAGGTTTTGTAGATTTAACTGCTTTACTAGCGATACCTTCTGAAATAGCCTTTTTAGTTAATTTGTTAGAAGATGAAGTATATTTGAAATTCTCTGCTAATGTAGAGAACACTAATTTAACCTCTCTTACTGATTTTGTTCTATCCAAAGTTTCAATCACTTTCACTTTTTGTTCGTTAGTCATGTTATGAGCTCTGAATAATTTGTTTGCAAACAATAATTTGGCGTTCAATAAGTTCACCTCATTAATAGTTTTTTGAAGAGTTCTGATAGTTCGGTACGCCTCATTCAAGTCTTTCTTTAGAGATTCTGCCTTTGGCTCTTCTTCACTTGAACCATACTCATCTTCCATTTCTCTCAAGATTTCTGCTAAATCAACCGTATCTTCATCTTCTTCTTCACCTTCGTTAGTTACCACTACTTTAGGGTCTTCACCTTTATCAGTACCTGCTTCTGAACCATCTGCTAAATTTTCGTTAGCTGGGAAAGGGTTTTCTTCGTATTCTTCTTCTTCACCTTCCATAGCTGGCTCTTCTTCATCACCTAACTGTGCTTCTAATTCTCTGATGATAGCTTCCAATCCCATTTCGTCTTCTTCTTCACCCTCCATTGGGTCTTCTCCAAAAGAATCTTCTTCACCACCAGCCATTGCCATTGGGTCTTCTTCTTCTGTTGCTGCGAAAGGGTCACCTTCTTCTTCACCACCGAATTCATCTGCACCACCAAATTCGTCTTCACCTTCTAATTCTGCTAATCTTGCTTTTAATTCAGCAATTTCTGCATCCTTATCAGATTCTTCTTCACCACCGAAGTCGAATTCATCTTCTTCGTTAATATCTGCTACTTTTTTGTAGTCAGTACCTGCTGCCTCTGGCTTACCACTATCTTTCTTTACACCTACTGATAAATCAGTAATTGCATCGTAAGATGGATTTGCTCCAGGGGTTTCAGGGTATCCAGCATCTGATTTAGACCCGATACCATCTGAACTTAATTCCTCGTCTACTTGTTCTGCATCATCTTCCATTTCTGCTTCTGCTCTCATCTTTTGAGATAAGATAGATTGAAGTCGTGGAGTAAATGCCTCTTCAAGCGCAAGTTTTGCGTTTGCTAAAGCGGTTTCTTTAACGGCTTTGGCATCAGCGATTGCTTCTTTCAATAATTTTGAATTTGCCATTTTTGTTGTATGTTGATTGTGAAGTTATTTCTAAAAAACTCCAATAGGATTATGCTGATTGTTCGGTCACATCTTATATGAAAGAGTATTCGTTAATCAACTGTACTTTAATTAAAAAATCCTATATGAGATAGGATATTCGAAAATAAATATATAAATTTTTTAGAAAACTAAAGAAAACCCAAATCTTTTTGATTCTTTCTTATAGCTTTTTCTTTTTCTAATCTATTTTTAACGGATGGTTTAACAAATGTCTGCCGTTCTCTTAACTGCTCTACTTGTTTAATGTTCTGAACTTTTCTCTTATATTGTTTCAGAGCTAGTTCTATATTACCGTTTTTAATATCAATTATAATCATAATTATTATTGATGATTTACTAATTTGTATTTTGTTCTATATAACAGAGATACAACCGTATCAATATCGTTTTGTAACCAACTATCTTTTAATTTAGGATTTTGTCTTAATCTAGCTACCATATTACATAAAGTATCAAAGTATTTAATGATATTTTTAATATCATTATTTTTATCCAATGTTCCAATGCCAGATAATTGAATTAATCCTTCTTTACCCTGATATGTTTCTACTAACCCATCAATCAATCCACCAATTGAATCATAGTAATCTCCCAATGCCAAATGAGCAGAATGAGAACCAATTCCTTTAACTCCTAAATGAAATGAGTGAGCTTGGGTTCTACTTTGTAATAATAATGATGCTAATTCTTCCATTTATTTTTATGCTTTCCATTTCATTGCCTGCATTTTCTTACTCATGTCAGATGTTATTCCTCTTTCGGTAGCCTCATCATTCATTGCTTTGGTTGCAGTTCTTGTCAATTCCAATTCTAATTCTTGGTAATTAATATCTGGATCGTCTTTATATTGTTTTAATATCCGTTGTGTATATGAATCGTTAACAAATGCAGTTATCCAAGCTGGTCCAATTCCAGTAGTAGAAACAATATCATTCATTCTACTAATAAACCCTCTGTTACCATATAATTTTTTGTAAATATCTTTTAATGCTCTCTGTACTCCAACACTTCTACCATGATAATATGCATCGACATTATCGGCTAATTTACTAAAGAACATAGTAATAAACCCAAAGAATGCAATAGTGCCAAGTATTGCCAATAATCCTAGTTCATTCAAAGGTTCTTTTTGTGACATTATTTTTATATTTTAATATTTTGGACCCATATTACCTTTTGCCATAGAATCTGCCCAAATTTGGAACATCTTCTTTAAATCAGCAGGTAATTGTTTATCTCTAATGGATAGTTTTCCATCAGGTGAAATATGTGCGATTATTTTGTAATCACCATGTTGTTCTTCTGCTCTATTCCAAATAGTTAAACCATTTCCCATATAGCCAGAACCAATATCGTATTTTTTAGCTTCTTGAATTGAACTTCTACCCAATCGTTGCTTCATAACTTCTTCAGATACATCAGCAATTTCAAAGTATCTACCCAATACATGACCCATATCTTCGTACAATGCTTCTAATCTTTCTTCCTGTGCTTTTGCTTCAAGTGATTCTTTTTCGAATGCAGATTGTAATTTTTTCAATTCATTCATATTACGCTTAATTGTAACTCTATCGAACCAATCACCACCCTCTCTTAAAGTATATTCTTGTGCAGCATCTGCAATCCCACCTAAAGTTTCTGCAATAGTTCTGATGTCAGATTTTCTACGCATTCCCTCTCTATGCTGTCCATAGGTAGAAATAATTTCCAAAAAGTGTCTTTTCAACTCTGTTGGGAGTTGTTGAAGTTCTTCTGATTCTTTGAGTAAATTTTTTAAACGTATCATATTATTTCTTTAATATATCGTTTTTCTTAATTTTTGAAACGTATCTCATCATTTCTTGCTTATCAATTCCCATAGCATCGATTACCTTTGCTAATACAAGAATTTCTTTTTTACGAGAAAGACTCATTCCTTTGATTTGAGCTACCATTTTATCCAAATATCTTTCTATCGATACTGGTAAGTTAGTGTCCAAATCATCCAATGCTTCTTTGATTGTTGGTTTTGGAGCTGCGTTTCTGCCTGGTATAAAATTTACTAATTTTGCCATATTTTTGTTAATTTAATTCTATTATAATTTCTCTCATTAAATCTTGTGATTTACACCACTTACCACATTCTTCTGCCATTTTAGCCCACTGCTTTGATTCATTCATTGGTGCCATAAATGCTCCATGTGTGGATGGATTAGAAACGAAATCCCAACCAACCAATTCGAAATCTTCCTGAACCATTACGGTCCCATCTTTTAATTCCTTTACTGAACCTAATCCTCGTGATGAAATACCTAAACGGATATTATTTTTTAATAATTCTTTTAAGATATTACCAGATGGAGTTGAAAGAATTTCTACTACACCACATACATCATCACCTTCCCAATAAATTTCTCTAATGTTGTGGGATACATTTTTTAAGTTGATAACAGGAGAATCTGGATGGTCCAACTCACCTAGCGCTCTACGTTCTTTAATAAGTTGTTTGTATTTTGCACATTCTCTTTCTAAAATTTCTCTAGGATAGCGTCTACCATTTTGATTAGCAGCACCTGCTCTTTGTAAGATGCCCTTTACCAAATATGTTCCATTTTCTTCTTGTTGAAGTTTTGCTTCAAACAAATGGGTTTCTATCAATAATCCTTTATTCATCTTACTTTATATCGTTTTTAACCTTTTCAATTGCTTTCTTACTATCGTTAGACCAAGCTTTCAAAAATATATTTTTTAAACCACTTTCAATATCTTCTTTATCAACATTATCGTTATTTACTTTTTTAATAAGAGATTGAATATAATCAGATTTAACCATTTTATCTGCAGCTGCAGCGTTTACTCCGTTATTCTTTTCAATATATTCAGTAACATCACTTATAAATTTTTTATTTGATTGTAATTCATCTAATATTCCTGATATTTCTTTTTCAGTTTCTTTAGAACCACTAAAGTATTTAATTCCTTTTTCTATTAAACCCCCTATGTAATACATTGCAATTTTACCAATAATGATACCAGTTAGTGTTGCCAGTATTCCAATAGCTATATTTTCATTTACTTTTTTTTTTTAACCCCCTCGTTTGTTGATTCAGTTGTTATCTTATTTTTTTTGAAATATGCAATTACATCTTTACCAGTATCAAATGCTTTTTGACCTCCCCAAGAAGAATGATACATCCAATATGAATTGCTTCCATCTTCCCAATCAAAATCACCCGAAGATATTTCTCTACCATCATAGGTTAAATACCCAACACCTTGTTTAGAATAAAAACGATATTTACCATCTCTAAAATTAACATCTTCGTTTACTTTTGATTCGCTTTTGTTTATTTCTTTACCAGCTTTTACCGCATCTTTATGTGCATCAGAATTACCATGTGCAGGTTCTTCTCCTCTGGCTTTTTTAGCTCTTATGTTAGCCCACAACCCTGGATTTTCTTCTTCTACTTTTTTACCAGCTCTTAATGCTGCTAAATCGGAACCTTCAATTTCACCATCACCATCGGTATCAATTTTCTTTTGACCCGCAGTTAATTCAGCTTCATTATATCCTCTTAATCTTCCTTCAGATTTCGCTTTGTAAGCGGTATCTACTGCATTAAAAAATTTCTTCTTTTGTTCATCAGACATATCAGTAATTGATTTACCAACTTTATCCAACATATGTTTAAAAAGTTGTTGATAGTCTTGTTCCTCTCTAACAACATTTTTAATAAGTTCCAATAATTGTGATTTTTTCATTATTTGTACTTTTAGTATTACTTCTATAATGTATAAATATATGTATTTTATTTATCCGTAGTAGATTTACCAAAAACTCTTTGTATTTCCGGTCCTTTTGAAGAATCTACTTTTGATTTTATAATTTTAAGTGCATCTTTTTTTAATTCACTAGGATGAGAATTAAACCATTCTGAAATATCTTCATTACTCTTTATTGCTCTTCTTCTTTGTCCACCATCATCGATATAATTTGTGTAAAAATCATACCATCTTAATACGGAATCCGCTAATTCTTTTCCAGTTTTGGCAGGTGTGTTTTGACTTGCTTCGTTTACTGATTCGTATTTAATCATATCTGGATTAAACTTTTCAAAATTCTTTCTTGCCCATTTTACGGCAGCTTCATAAGAATTGAATTTAATCCTATCCTGTTTGAACCCCTTTGCCTTATTTAAGAAATCAATATAAACTTTTTCTTCGTTTATAGATTCTTGAATTTTATTTCTTTTCATCCATTCTTCTAAATTACGAATTGCTGAATCAAATACTCTACTTCTATCATGGTCCATTCCAAAGTTTTTGAAGTATTCTTTCATCATCTGATACGGTGAATCTAATTGCTCACCGTTTCTTTTCATATCTTTGATATTCATAGCAACTTGATAAGCTGCCATCTTACCACCAAAGAAAATAGCTTCGGATGTAATATCATTCCAAAATCTATCCACCAATGAAGATAATGGTTTTCCTTTTGAGCGATACCCAAATTTTTCGTTACCTAATGATTCTACAAAGTAAATCAATCTTTCTGCGTTGGTTACTTTATCTAAAAACTTTTCCTTTACCATTCCTTGAAGAACTTTTTCACCCTGTGATGAAATTGGAATTTTGTTGATTCCTAATTCTTTCATTTTAGAATCAACATCACGAGGCATCATAAATTCGTTTATTGATTTACCTTCACTAATTACTTTATTACTTGGAAATGATACTGATGGTTGGTTTCCAAATGTTTTATCAACTTTAGCATTGATTCCAAATTGTGATTTTAACATTTTTACAACACCACTGCCAAACTTTATATCAGTAAGTTTAAGATAAATGTAATTTCTATTAGGTGCATTCTTAATTTCACCACTTACAAACTTTGAACCTATTAATTTAATAATATCATCTACTACATCTGCTGCAAGGTATCCTTTAAGTTCGGATTCTTTTACTACGGAATATCCAGTTAAATCGGCTTGCCTCTTTCCCTTTTTCTCTTCACTATCTTTACCACTAAATGCGAATGGAGTATTGTATCCTTCAACACCACCAGTAGTATTCATCTCATCTACTTTTAATTCGGCATCTTTGTACATATCACTAACTTTGTCATTCAATTCTGCTGCCAATTTTTTCTTTTGTGCAGTTAGTGTTTTTAGTTGTTGTATGTGTTGTTTTTCGGCAGGAGTACCTTTGGATTTTTTATATGCTTCTAAACTCTTTTCCATAGAATCTAAAACTTTTGCATAATCCGTTTGAATGGCCTTAACAGAACGTAATTCAGCCAACACCATTTCTTTTATTTTATCAGGCAATCCTTTGTGAGATGTTGATGCAAAATCTTTAGCATCTTTATCACTCATTGAATCTGCTGCTTTTTCAACTTCTGGGGATGGGTTTTCCATATCGCCCTTTTGAGCGGCGTGTACCATACCCATAAATTTTTGTTGTGCTTTAGATACTGCTGGCATTTTTAGTAAAGTTTAGGCTAATACATAAACAGAACCACCATTGGTTACTGTTACACTTTTAACATAGCAAGGGAATGGTTCTCCTGCGGTTAGATGTGCTAACGAAATAGTTGTTCCACCTTCCAATGTAATTGTACCAGTTACACCACTTACAGGCAATACTCCCCAAACTCTATCTATTAATGAAGCAGAACCAGATGTTACTAATTTTGCGTCAAATGCTCTATAATTTACCATTTTTATTTATTTAAACTATTTTTTAATTCTTTTAACAACTCATAACTCATCATCATTGCCGATAAATGTTGTTCCTTAATTTTTTTAACTGATTTAATTTTTCTAATGTTAGATATAGTTTCAGCTAATTTAATTTTTGTTACCTTATCTGGTATTTTAGAACCAACTTCTTTCAACCCATTAATTAATTTAATAATTTCGGTTGAAATATATTCATTCAATTTACCAGTATTATTAATGTTATTTATGTATTCTCTCAATAAAAGTTTTTGTTCTTCTGTAAGGTTTTTGTATTTGTTATTAAAAGATTCTACCAACATCTTATAAGAGATTGCTCTCAAATCTTCGTCCTGCTTTTTATATTCTTCCAAAACTGCATCTTTGATTCTAGCATCTTTATTTTGAATGGATGAATTGATTATACTTTCAGCAATAGTAAAACGAGAACTTACAATATCCGTTGGGTCATATTGTTGATTAGTTGATACTACTTCGAATATTTTATATATAGATGCTAATGTTTTATAATTAGAAATTGGAGATTTAATAAACTCATCTAAACCATAAGTTTCTTTAATTTGTTTAATTAAATTATACTTTTCTTTTATAAGCTTCTTTTCATCCAATTGCTTTCGTGCTTCCAGAATTGTATCTATAAATTTTTCAGCTTTAACTTCTGAATTATATTTTTCATTTATCAAAAATTGATATAATTTTAATTCTTTGGATAATTCCTTTTTAGAATTAAAATGCTCTTTCAATATACTTTCTGCTACTGATTTATTTGCAGACATTATTTCTGATGTAATTTGTCTTACAAGCAATTCAAATATAAATCCAGTATTTTTAAACTTTGAATGTTTTATTTTTTTCATCAATTTTTATAATTTGTCAGATATAAATATATTTTTATATTTCTTTATTACTTTTTGGTTAAATCTTCTGTCAAAATAGTTTTTTTATTACCATCCATATCCTTAAAAACTTCAAAATATGAACTCTTTCTCGGTTTGTATGGAACAGAACCTTCTTTTGCTTTAAGAGTTTTTATTCCTAATGGGTCTCTACCTTCAGGATGGTCATCATGCCCATATCTAACAGGGTCTTTTGGTCTACCAACCTGTCCATCTAATTCAAGTTTTAACTTATTCAACTCCTCTTCAACATTAGTTGGTCCACCTTCAGTTCCAGTTTCTTTTGCTGGGTCTACACCTTGTGTTTCAATTGAAGTTAAACGGAACATTTGTTTAGTATCATCTAATACCTGCAATGTTAATTCATCCTGCTCATCTTTTGCCATCTTCATTACGGATTCATACATCCATTCTTTGGAGAACATCTTTGTTTGTTGCATTTGTTGAATTAGGGCTACTTTTGAAGTGTATAGTTCAACCTGCTCCTGCTCATAAATTCTAGATGGAACTGTTAATTCCAATGTAAAGTCTGTTAAACGGTCATCGTTAATACCTTGTGCGTATAAATGAACGATTGCAATTTTAGTTAATTCGGAAATCAATACTCTCTGAACTCTTTCAATTGTTTTGGCAAAACGAATATCCATTGATGCCAATGTTGCTTTACCATTAGTATCTTCCTCATAACCCAAATATGCTTTTGGAATTTTAAGTGCAGCCATCAACTTCCCTTTTAAGTAATTGATGTCATCAATCATATTGTACTCTAAACCTTTTAGGGTATCAATTGAAGTTCCATTATCACTACCTCGAACTGGCATATAATAATCTTCAATAAGATTCATCATATTGTACTTTAAGTTGTACTCACCCGTTCTTTCATCAACAAATGGAACTTTCTTTGATGCGTTGATGATTTTTTGCATGTAGTTATCCACTTCGTTTGGTGGGATATTACCAACATCCACTTTAAAAATTCTCTTTTCAGGAGCTCTCATTACTCTGTGGATTAACATTGCATCTTCCATCAACATTAATTGTTTCCAAACTCTTCTAGCTCCTTCAACCATAGATTTTCCATAAGGTAAGAAGTTTGAATCTGAATTTAAACGGAAGTGAGCAATCTCATAGTTTTCAAATTCCTTTTTAGTAGTTTGACCTACTGCCATATATGGGTTTTGATATGGGGCATATACGAATTTAACTCTTTGTGGATTTTCAGGATCAAATCCCTCTACTCTACTCATTTCGTATGATGATAATGGCATTACGTTTATAATTCCCAATTCATCTGCAATTTCTAATTCTAAAAAGAAATCACCATATTTTACCAAGTTTCGTGTCCAAGGCCATAAGTTGAACTCAATGTTAAGAATATCGTAAAATAAGTTTTCTAATATTTGTTTGATGTTATCATCATCGTGATGAATTTTTAAAATACTACCATGTTCGTTTTTAGCGGTACATTCATCTGCATATACATCCAATGCGGATGATAAAATGGGGTCCATATCCATTGAATCGTAATCTCTAAACAAATCGATACGAACTTGTTGGTATGCCATTGCAGATTCCACCCCACCTACACCGTAGTTACTTACTTTGAGTTTCATATAACGGTCTACAAGGTTAGTTGTCATATTCTGATACTCATCAGTATCGACTATTTTAACTCCTTTTTCCGTTTTTCTTACTATGGTATTTGTTGAAAATAATTTCTGTAACCTACCGAATAATGTTTTATCTGCCATTTTAATATTTTGTATCTAATTTATAAAGATAAGTAAATTTTTGGAAATTTCCAAGTTTTACCATTTTCTACAAGACCAATATCTAGCTTTATGTCTAGGTCCTGGTTGGTCACAATTATGTCTTGCTCTAAAACTTCTTCTTCTATCTGGATTGTTCTTTTTAATTTTTACACCCTTTTGTCCAAAGTTTACTTTAACAACATTACCTTGTGGATTTTTTACATATACTTTAAATTTCTTAACATCACCTGCCATTGGTTTTCCCAACTGCACTTCTCTACCCTGATATTCTGCTTCTCGTAAACATTGACAACCTTCATTTAATGTTTTATCGTACCCTCTCATAAAAGAAATAAAATCTTCCATGTCCTCATCTTCTACATCGTATTCTTCTGGTTCAACATATCCATAATTTACATCATCATCACTATCTATATCTTCCGACATAGGTACACAATTGGGAACTTCTCTACCATCTTTGGTTTTCATTCCAACTTGCTGATACCCTTTCCAACAAGGTCCTTGTTTTTCTTTTAAAGGAATTAAATTTATTAGTCTCATATTATAATAGTTTCAACATATAAATATATAAAATTTAACGAAGTAACCAAGTTAGGTTTTCTACATCACCTTTACCTACTTCCATTTCGTATGGATTCTTACCAGACCAACCAGTGGAGTACACACCACTAAACTGATTTATTTGAGTTGAGTTCAACATACTCTTTGTTAAATCAATACCTTCTTGTCTCAAACGAAGTGCAGTGTTACGAACCCACAACCCAATTGCCAATGCCATTACCAAGTCATCATTGTACCCCTTCATTGCTTCTGCTCTACCACCATGCCATATAAAGGTAAACATCTCATCTATTAAACGATTTGAACGTATTAGAATATCTTTATCACTCATATATGTATCCAATGCTGAAATGATAAGAGGACGAGTTTTAGATGTTGTGGAGAATCCGGCAACCATTTGTTTTTCATCTCTGTAAAACTTATTACTCATTTGTTTTTCAACATCAATATATTTCAAATCGTTACTCATATAAAACAGATTTGGATACCCTCTATCTATGATTTGTTGAATACATGCCCAACCTACGTTTGAATTTTCTACAACTAATAAAGCGTTGTTATATTCAGTTGCTAATGAAGTTAAAAAATTACCAAAATCTTTTGTTTCAATTTTACCTCTGTATTCTGCTACTTGACAACAATCTTCTATATCAATTACCTGTGCAGTAGAATAATCGGCTCCATCTCCTCTCGCAACGTCAGCACATACCATGTACTGCTTGTTATAGTTTGGGTACTCCCATATCCATAAGTTATTATCAAACCCTCTCTTCTCAACTGGGTCCATCACATAGGTATCTTTGTACCAAGTTAATAATGCGGGGTCAATTACGGTATCACCTGAACCAATAAAGTCACAATCACATTCTTGTGCTGCACCTTTAACCCCCAAAATACGAGTCTGTTCATCTCTCCAAGCCTGGTTTCTTTCAGGGTGTACTGTCCAATGTAGGTTAATACAATTGAAACCATTTGCACCACTTTCACCTTCTACCCACATTTTATGGAACCAGTTACCAACACCGTTTGGTGTAGATAATACTATTGCGTTACCACCTGTTGATAGGGTTGATTGTGCCGATAACCAAATTTCATCGATATCTCTAATGAATGCCGCTTCATCCACTACTAAAAGTGATAGAGCTTCCGAACGACCTGCATCTGGTGAAGATGCAATTGCCTTTACCTGTGAACCATTCTTTAATTTAAGTGATAGTTTGTTATCTTCAGCCGCTGCAGTTCCACCATCTCTCAACCATACTGGCAATAAATCGTGCATAACCCTAACCTTTTCTACAAGGTTTTTGGCTACCGTTACTTTTGTTGCAATAACCAATGCGTTAAAGTCCTGATTGAATATCATTTTCCAAAGAATAAATCCCGCAGAAAGTGTTGATAAACCTAACTGACGAGATTTTAGAATGATATTAAAACGATGGTCTTTAAAATCAGTTAAACACTCCTCTTGAAAAGGATAAAGGTGAAAGGGAATTTTCCCTCTCACCGGATGTTGAATAACACAATACTTCTTCATAAAGTAAATGGGGTCAGCCGCACATTTACGATATTCTTCAGAAATTATTTCTTTTAAAGTTTTTTTTGGTTGTCCTTGAACTCCCATATTATTTTTTCAATTTAATCTTCCAATATGTTCCAAATCCAACATAAGGAGAGAATGCGCCAGTTGTTCCATCAGTGGTTCTATTGTTAACACCAATGTTTAAGTTGTAAATTTTATCTTTTTTAGTTTTAAGAATTAAACCAGCTCCAACTGCTGATACATAATCTTCTTTATTAAATCCCCCATTCAAACCGAAATATACTTGATTTTTTGCGGGTTCTTTAACAATGAGTTCTTCTCTTATAGTTCTTTCTCTAACTTTAGCATCAAATGTTCTACCTAAAATTCTGTTTTGAGATATAGTATCAGTTACCGATACGGTTCCCAATGAATCAGGTAATACTAATACATCTTTGTATAAAACTTTAGAATAGTAATTTTTTAACAATGCTGCCGTATCTATTACCGCAGGAATTTTTACTTCTTTTTCAACAATTATTTCATGATAGATGTCATCTCCTTTTTTGGTTACTACTTTGGTTTTGATTACATCAACGGTATCAATTGTATGTTTAATTACTTCGTATTTTTTACCGTCTATTTTAATAATCCTACCACCTGGCATTACTCCACCTGGGTTAAACCATTGTAATAATACATAGATAATTAGTACTGCTATTGCAATGTTTTTAAATGTTACAAATTTTTTCATAATTTAGTTTTTTATTAATTCTGAATGATTCAACTCTCGTAACTTATTTTCTAATGCCAATTTACGTTCTAACAATGCTTCAATTGCATCGTAAGCACCTTCAATATCAGTTTTTAAATCAGATTTTACTTTTTCAATGTCAATATCCCATTGCCATTTACTAAATGTACCATCTTCATTAACCATTTCAATTTGTTGCGTTACACTATCCAACGCTTCTTCTAATTGTGATTTAGTATCTCTAACAAAATCCAATTTATTTAATGTTATTCTATAATCTTCATAAAAAGGCCAACTACCATCTTCTCGTAATGATTGTTCTATTTTCCTCATACAAGTTACACAATACCCAGTTCTAACAATTAATTTTTTATCTGCACTACTGTATTGTATTGTTCCACAATTTTCAGAAGAACAAGTTGTTATTTTTTTCAAATACTCTCTGGCATCATCTAATTTAGTGGCATTGATTTTGAAACCTTCTTTTTGTTCCCATTCGATACCATTTTCATCTACCCAAATTTCGCCAACTTCTCGTTTTGTTTCATCTGCCTTTTCATAACCAAACACATTTTGATTATCATCAGTTCTACCAAAAACCGTATCAATAATTAATTGACGGGATTTGTGTATGTGTTTATTTTTTTCGTCAAAACTTTTTCTTTTTGCCATTTTTCTATATTGTTATAACCTATTTATTAATTATATATATTAAAATTATTCGTAAAATATACCTAATATCTGATTTAGTGGTGCAAATGTGCCTGTAAGTTTGTATGTATTACCCTTATACACAAACACTATACCTTCATTAGGAACTATCTTACCCTTACCACCAATACTAGCTAATCTACTTAATTCCATTTTTAATTTAGCTATTTTAGATACATCACCACTACCTCTTACTTTTTCCGCAGTAGATTCCAATCTGTTTTTCATATCGGCAACTGCTGCATTTGGATTTGCAGTTAAAACTGAACTCATAAACGAAAGAACATCGGCACCAACTCCCAAAAATATCTCTTCAAATTGTCTAACATTTTCTTTTTGTTGCTTTACTACATTTACTTTATCATTATCCATTGCCCACTTTTGAGCTTCCTTATCTACAATTGCATTTAAACGGAATGATTTATCACCAAACGCCCATCTCTTTATTAATGCATCTCTTTCAAATTTCTCTAATTTAACTTTTGATTTATCTATAAAATTAGACCACCATGCTTGATGATATTCGGAAACACCATCGTTGTTAGATAATTGAAATTCAGATTGTAATTTTTGTAATTTACTTAAATACTTACCTTGCTTTGAACTCAAATTTTCATTTTTAGGAAGTTGTGTAACAGGAGGTCCTTGTATAGTATATTTAGATTGAACATCCGCATTCACTTGCTTAATCATCCCTGCCAATTTAGTTGCTGCAGATTGGTCAGCAGAAACTGCTTTACCACTTTCATCATAACAAGTTGTGTTATGAAATACCAATAAAGCCTGTCCGTAAGGAATAACATTTACAGAAGTTGGCCATATTACTTCCAAATTCATAAAACAATGTCCTTCATTAAATATTTTCTTTCGTTGTGGTTCCGAAAGAGATTGGATTGCCGCTGATAAATCTTTCATTGCAAAATTATATGCATCGGTTAATCCACCTCTACCACTAAATTTAGATGCAACATCTTCAATTCCCATTGCGTTTGCTCCACCATTTGCCAAATGTCCTTTGTTTCTTGCTGCAATCAATCTACCATTCTTCCAGCTAATTGCTAATGCCTGTCCATCGGTTTTTTCTCTTGTCAATTCTAACTCACCAGTCAATGCTCCTGTGATTATATTTTTTAAATCACCAAAAGTTAAATCCATATCATCAAATGGGTGAGACATGTGACCGTATGCACCACCTTCAGTTAAAATCGTTTCATTTGTCTTTTTTTTTAAGTTTCTTTTTTGAAGAACTAATTTATTTAATTCTGAAAATAAATCAGCAATATCTTTATCCAATTTTTTTTCATCAGCTGACATTGGGGATTCAATATCTACATTGGAATAAAGTTTTTTCTTTTTAGCAATTAAAGCATCTACTTTTTTAAGTAAATCATTCTTTGCCGTATCTAAATCTTTTATTATATCTTCCGTTGATGATTCGTTTAGCTTAACCCCCGCATAATCTAATCTATATTCATAATACGCCTTTTTAATATCAGCAGGAATCTTTGAATTTTTAGTGAATATTTGGTCTACCATCTTACGAGTATCATTTGATGATAGATTCCATTTTAACTTATTTTTATCTAATGTAAAGAAAGTATTTAAAGTAAAATCTATCTTACTCAACATTGGTTTCAAAATTTCATTTTCAAAAAATGAATCGTATTCCTTTCGCTGCTCTCTCTCTAAATAATTAAGAGCGAAGTTCCCATCATACAAATACGCTTTTAATGCTTTTCCAACCATCACCAACACATACTTTTTATCGTTAGGACCTAAATACTTTTCATCGGAATTACCAATCACATATGTGTACTGATTACCTACCAAGTCCTTTAATTTTACTTCGTTTAATTTACCGGTATCCGTTTTAAAGAATGGACCTCTTCTTACACTTCTAAAATCTAAACTCATTTCGTTTCCAAAAATCTCTTTCGGTGCAAGTACTTTTACTCTAATAGTTCCATTTTTGTTATCTACACCTATTGTTTCAAAATCAATTTCGGAGTATTTTTTACCTTTAAATCCTAAATTTTTACCAGTAATAAACTTATGAACTTTACCACTACTAACTGCCTGTGCTTCACTTACAGGTTCATATCCATTATCTTCGGTATCTTTTATATTGGGTTGATGTCCTGGCTGTCTTTTTCTATTATCATCAAAATCTACAGTATCTAATTCAGCTGATTGCCCAATATCGTTCTTGTGATTGTTTGTAAAATCTTTTACGGCTTGAGATATAGATTCACCACGTGGTATTCTAAATGTTGTTGCCTTCTTACCATTGATTGTAGGCATTCCGTGGTCATCTTTACCAATATCTTTAACGGTAACTCTTTTATTTTTAAACTTACCCATTAAAACCTCATCACCCTTATCAACATCTACATTAATATCTTCTTTGACAAAATCAGTTTCAACATATTCTACACTTGGTAAGTTTTTTATAGTATATTTTATAGTTCTTTCTTCCGCATCATCATCACCAAATATAGCATCTGCTTTTGGAAAATCGGTTTGAGTGTATCCACCATTCGCATACCAGGATTCAGGTCTATCGGAATCTAATTTTCTTTTTTTACCTTTTTTAATAAATGAACCATCTGGAACATCTGCGGTATTTGCAGTTCCAACATTACTAACCTCTGTGTAAATTTGTTTGTTGATTCTACCATATTCTCTCATAAGAATACCTGCTACGGCATGTGCTTGGTTTTCAACTGGCGAACCATCTGCCCCATCTTTAACTTCGTTTCGTATAAACCCCAACTCATCTTGTTTTCTATGAACCATTTCATGTGCAAGTGTTCTCAATATATCCGCAGTTAATCTACCTTCAGTTGCAACATATATTGATTTACTAATCGGGTCATATCCACCCAACGATGTTTTGGCTTCTGCAAATTTTCTACCACCAACTAAAGTTATTTTTGGAGTTTCTTTTAATTTTAATCGTTTAGTTGCAAACTCTACAAAATTTTGAATAGATTGTTGTTTTGTTTCTGAAAGATTTTCTTTCATCAAATCCGAAGCATTAGCCATAGATTGATTTTTAGTTCCTTCTTTTTTATATCTAGCAATCGTTTGTATTAATTGTTCATCGGATAGTTTATAGTTTTGCATTATTTCTAATGTTTTTTCTATAAAGTTTGGTACAAATTTTTTCGTATCAAATCCTTCTTCTCCCTTTTTATTTTCAAATATACCAGCTACTCCCAATGCAATACCACCTGCAGAAGCTTGTGCCGCATTAGCACCTAAAGCTTCAAACGCAGAGTGTTTTATTATGTCTTTAACTATGTAAGACCCCAAATGACCTCCACCAAATTTAGCTGCTATTTTTGCTCCGGCTGCTTGTGCAATACCACTAGCACTAGCACCTTTTGATGCTGCAGATATGCCACCCATTAAACCACCTGTCGTTGCAATTGAACCCATTATTATTGCGGAAGTTTTTACAAAATTTCCAAGACCCTTTTTTTGTTTTTGACTTTCATTCCAAGACTTTTCTGCTAATTCCCGTTGTTCTGGAGTTAAATCTTTTCTATATACAGGTTCTTTTTTTGTTTTTGGTTTTCCTAATATAGTTTTAGCCTGTATAGGATTACCATTTTCATCTTTAATCGGATGTCCATGCTTATCTTCTTTGTAAACAGGAACATCTTTCATTTTAGGTTTTACTTTTCCTTGAAAATCTAGTTTACGAGTTGTTGAATCTGGTTCTGTAAAATCATCCCAATGTTTAGTTTTACCTTCTGAATCTTTAACAGCCCCAAATCTTCCAGTAGTTGCCAATGATTTTATAGCACTAGCAGTTCCCACCAGCATTTCTTTGTTATGCTTGAATGTATGCATAATACCATGCCCTACATACGATGCTGCTTTTTTTAGTATATTCATAGCCCCTTTTCTTTCTTCAGATTGTGGGTTATTTGCTTTATCAATTGATTCGTTATCTCCTTTTGATAAACCTTTTCTGGCATCAGTTACTTGTTGACTTGTTTCCGCATCTTTCTTTTCTTTATCAGATTTTTCAGCAGACGCTTTTAATTCAGAACCACTTAATTTTTGAGGTGATGTAGGCGGTGGCGGAGGTGGTGGTGGTGGCGGTTTTGGGACACCTTGTTTTTGTTTCGTTGCATCCACCTTACCTTGTGCAGTAGCTCCCTTATTTACAGGTTGTCCAGGTTGTGATGGTTTTGGTTGATTTGCAGGTGCATCCGATGGTCCCTGTGCCATTCCTTTTTTCTTAACTGCATCAGCTTCAGCAGGAGTTAGGGTTCTGATTTTACCATCTTCAGATTTATGACTCGCAGGTTGTCCTTCTTTACCATAGTATCCACCACCCAAATGTTTCAATCCCATTTTTTCGGCTTCGGATTCTTCTTTGAAATATGTTCTGGTAAATTCTTCGAACATTTCTTCCATTGCAACTCTACCAATTATTTCTGCAATTGGATTATATAATTCGTCCGTTGGATGTTCAATTTGATGTCGAGTAGGATGTGGTTCGGGTCTCATTTCATACGATGGCTTCGTATTATTAGTCTCATCTACTGAACCCGTTGGTGCTCCATTAATATATCCTCCTGGAAGATTTAATCCAGTTCCTATACCGCCTGGAAACCCATTTTCATTTAATTTACCTGTTATCATACCGAATACCTCTTTATCAAATTTTGGATATGCTTTTAAAAATCCCTTTTTCTTTTCATCATCACTTCCCTTACCTAACCAATTACGAACATCTGTTCCACTAATTGGGTTTGGTTCGGCGGGAACGGCATATACATATCCAATTTCATCGTATCCGTATCCAGCTTTTTCGTTATATGGTTTAAAGTATTTACCCGCTAATCTATCTGCATCCTTTTCTCCAACTGCTGCTACATACGCAGTAGTTTTACCATCAAATTGAGATAATATTTCTTTTGGAGCATACGGATTACGAACTTGAACTATCTTATCTTCCGGTATTCCAAACATTGTAGTAATTATTTTCACCTTCTCATTAAAATTAAAAGGAGATTTAGGACCTGATGTATCATTGGATGTTCCAATATATACATTTGATTTTCCAAATTTTTGAGCAAGCTTTAAATAAGAAACATAATGTCCCTTATGGAATGGTTGAAAACGACCTGAATATACTACTATGGTCCTTTTTACTATCGGTTTATCTTTTTCGTTCAAATTCATACATATAAATATAATTAAATGAGAGTCTTATTAAAAGATAGTAAAAATTTTAATACTAATTGCATTTCGGCATTGTTTTTTATATCTCCAAATGAAGCTTTACCATATTTTAAAAACAAACTTTGATTATAAATACATATTTCTTTTACATTGTTTAAAAACTCATCTTTTTCTTCTTTTGTTTTATTTGAAAATTTAGTAATTTCTTGCTGAATCAATCGTAGTCTAGAAAAATCATCACACTCCATATCATAACTCTCATCAATATAAGGATGAAATGTTTTAAATCCAAATCTATTTTGTAAGTATTCTAATGATTTTGCAGGTCCTGCTAATATAAATGGTTGACAATGCCCAATTGGTTTCCATATTTTTTCTGAAAGATATCCTGTTGGGAAATTTACAAATATATCATCAACTCCTTTTGATTGGAAAAATACCGATTCGGTTACAATGCTTACATACGAGTTTAGATAGATATTTTTATCTTCAAACCCAAACCCCGCTATTTTAGTTAAATCATTTATATCCAATACAGAAGATGTTTCTTCGATTAATTTACCAAATTCTTCATTTCTGTCATGCACATACATTTCTTCCACTGCATTTTTTGAATAAAATCTTTTATCCCAAGATACTAAACTTTTATCCAATCCTAATTTATGCAAATGACTCAATAATAATAATCTATGTAATTTCCAATGTCTCGACAACAATAAAAAATCTTTTTTATCTTTTCCAATACTTTCTTCAAATTCTTCACAAGTTGCAACGGTAGATATGCCAGATTTAATAGCTCCTACCTGTGGTTCGTTTGAGTTCTCACCCCAATAACGAAAATCTGGATTATTTATTATATTATTAAATTCTTGAGATTTGGCAACCATATTTAATGCATAATCGGCTACATTGTATTTCAATCCTAGCTTTTTAAGATTATTTTTTAATTTAAAATCTGCAAATAAAAAATAAACTTTTTCTTCAGGTATTTCTTTATCACGAATATTTTTAATTAATCTTTCAAAGTTTTCTATTGTAACACCTTCACCACCATCTATTGTATAATGAAAAAATAATTTACCATTACCATTTTTTATTTCATCAATTGCTACTTTTGACATGAAATTTAGGGCAAATTCATGTATTGGGTGATTTCCAAAAAATTGATTTAAATTGCCAAATGGCTCTACAATGTAAAACCAATCATAATTAATACCGTTTCTTCTATCTTCTTTTATTTGATAAATTGATTTTTTTTCAACACATCTTTCAAAATAATTACTATTGTATACTGCCCAATCACAATTCCATCTTTTAGAAAAAAAGGCACCTGAATTTGAAAAGTCAAAATCAGATGCGTTATGTATTGTATTTATATATTTTGGATTCATACAATTAGGCAATTCACCATTGTATGTTATTATATCATACCCAAATATTAATTTTTTATCGCTCATTGATTTACATATAAATTATAACTATATTATGATTTTATATCACTTTTCTAAATATGGTGCATATAATTCCCATATCTTAAAATGATTTGTAAACAAATGGGTCTCTTTTTTTAAGTTCTTCTAATTTTTTCTTAATTTTTTTCTTTGTTTGGTATGCCTGATACCATTTTACAAAGAATGAAATGATAGGTAAATTTTTCATATTAGTTAGTTTTCGTAGTATAATGCAGGCCATTCAACAATAATATGAACCCCTCCTTCATTATACGCATTTGTGTATATCTTATAAATATCGTTTGGATTTTTTAATTCCCAAATTTTTGTAAATTGTAATATAGATTTGAATTCTTGTGTATAATCGTTTCTATGTTGAATGCCTGGGTCTAATGGATTGGTGCTTCCTACACCTACTCTAATTATAATATTTGCATTTTTACCAGTCATGTTTTCAAACTTATCAGCATGATTTATTAACTGATTTGCCGCAGATACTAAAAAATCCCATCGTGGATAGAATGATATAACGGTTTTTCCTGTAATTGCCAATCCTAAACTGATTCCCATTTGAGTTTCTTCCATAACAGGTAGCTCAATCATTTTTTCTTTTGGTACTTCCGTTAAGGTTGTACTCATTGGATTTCCAGCATAAACTATTTGTTGTCCAATGAAGATTGTATCTTCTTTTTGGGCAAGAAATGTCATTGCTTTGGATAATTCATCTTTATACGGAGATGTTTGTGGAGTACTCATATTATTTGTTTAAATGATTAAAATTATGACCTATGCAAATCTTATCGTTTACAAGGGTATGATTATTTATTTTATTTAGTTCTTCTAAAAATTCAGGAAACAATTCATGCTCTTCATTAAATACCTGTAATTCTTTTAATGTATCCGAATCATAGGTTCCCCAATCTACTAATTGTCTATAATTTATGTCCAAATGAAATGTTGAATCTTTAAATATATTGGTTACTAATTCATAAAACGCAAACATTTCTTTGTAATTGTGTTTACTCACAACCATAGAAACAATAAACCATCCTATTGTATCAACAGTTGATAAAAACTTTAGATTTTTAATTAACCTATCCCAATTACCATTTAATCTCGTTTTATTTTCATAGGTATCTTTTGTAGCAGCATCTATACTAACTTCAATTGTTTTGATGTAAGGACTTGCTTTCATTTGATTCCACAATTTTTCATCTAATAAATTACCATTTGTAATTATTTGCAATTGTTCTAAATTAGGATATTTAGATATGTCAAAATTTATTAAATAATCTCTATAAATTTTTGAATAAAATGGGTCTCCACTACCTGTTATCATAATTCTTTTTAGATTACTCGCAAAGTTATCTTCTATAGATTTTAGTAAATGTAGTTTTGCGTTATGTTGTGGTGATTCTAAATTATCATTTGGAATTAGAGATATTCTACAAGATGGGCATTTTAAATTGCAACTTCTATCAAACCCAAATAAAATTTCTTCTGGTGAAGTTTTAAAATTTACAATATCTTCTTCTGTGTGGATATTGTATACTTCTCTAAATTCTTCAATTTTCCTAAAAAAATATGGGGTTCTATCAGTATTTATTAGTTCATTTAATCTTGGACATATCGTATGGTCGCAATATTTATAGCTACCGTCTAAAACGGATTTACGAATATTTTGTGCCCGTACTGATGTCCAATTTCTCATTACATCATCGGTTTCATCTACTGGAAACCAATTTTCATTTCCATTAGAATCTACTCTGATATTGTGTGGTGCCCAAGATGGGCAACACACAAATTGAGATACAGTTTGTACATCGGAATACATAAATGGCATTTCACAAACGTATTTTTTAAGTATCTCTTTTTTATCATTCATTATGGTTTCGAATTTGGATTGTATTGATGTTTGTTTGTTTTATACCACTCAATGGTTTCTTTTAGAGCTTGTTTTAAATCTCTTTTTGGTTTCCAACCCAAATCATTAATCTTTTTAGAAGATAATAATCGAATCGGAATCATTGGTGCTTTATTATTTACATACTCAATAGGATTAGTGTTTCCATCTAATTCTTTAATTGTGGCAAGTGTTTCGTTTACTGTAAATCCTTCACCATAACATACATTGAAAATATCATATGTATCATTGTTCTCTGCAACAAAGATAAAACCATCTGCCATATCTTCAACGTGCAACAAATCTCTCACTTCTGTTCCATCCCCCCAAACAGGAATAGGATTCAATCCATCTGCTACTTTACGGATGTTAGCAGGAGTAACGTGACACTTTTCGTAATCAAATTTATCATTTGGTCCGAATGCATTAGATGGTCTAACAATCAAACATTGCATTGGTTCGTGAATCTGATTAGAAAAGAAATCACATAACATCTCACCATACCGTTTCATACCACCAACTGCTTTGTAAACTGGTAACATTGGAGTTGCGTGTACATTTATATCTTCAGTACAAAATTCAGTACCCATATCTGGATATGTTGTATTTGATGAAATAAATAAGAATTTACGAACTTTATTTTTCCAACTTTGTTCCATTAAATTCGTATTCATCTCCACATTTGGAGTGACGTGAAGTAATGGATTGAATTTGGTATCCAACGCGTTTGATGTATTTGCTGCACAATGGAATACTACATCTACATCTTTACTAACCAACTCACAAAACTCTGCAGTTTGTAAATCTCCTTTAATGTGTTCTACATTTTCAGTACCTTCGAAATCGTTTCTTAAATCTCTACTAAATGAGGTTGAGCGTAGGTTTTTGTACCCCTTTTCCCAAAGTAATCTTAATAAATGTGAACCAATAAATCCACTTGCACCTGTAACTAAAATCTTGTCTGTTTTTTTCATAACTTTTTTTATTTAAATATATCCCATTTTAAAACTACATCATTTACAAATTTATGAGTTAATATGGATGATGTGTGTCCATACCAACTTCTTTCTAAATACTTTTTTTGTTCCTCAATACTCATACCGTTCATCTCTCTCCATAAAACTTTTGGCAGATTATCTTTCTCCAATTCGAAATTAAAATTTCTTATACTCCATTCTATTATTCCTCCGTATAAAGATACTAAATTTTCTTCAAAAAACCAAAAATATCTACTAAAATCTATCTTATCTGCATAAGTTTTTACATACGCATTATCAAATTCTAATTGTTTTTGTTCCCAAGTATTACAAATATCTTTATTTTCAATTATACACTCATAAACTGATTTATTGGTTGGTGTATGATAATATGGTGGGGTTCTACCTTCTCTTAAATAATTTTTAGAAAAGTTATTACTCATATTAAAAAACTTTATTTTTGTAATTCCATTTATTTCTAAAAAGTTGAGCAATAATAAAATATATTCGAACCATTCAAAATATCTTTCATTATAAGTCATAACTTTATCCAACCATTCAAATGTAACTGGGTCTATATTAATAGGATTTTTGGTTGGATTGAAACCACCAGTTAAATGAAAATAACCATGTTCGTATTCTGTTGTTTTATCTTTACCACCTATTAAGTAATCACTGGTATGTACCCAGCTATCATTTTGTTTAATATAACTGATTGCAGGGTTTTTGTTAGATTCATATTTTTCAGGTGAAATAAAAAATGAATTTCGTGTCAGAGTTGTCCATTGAGCAACTACCGATATATCATTTGGGTTTACACCTTGCTTTAATAAATCAGAAACTTTGTAAATAATAGAACGAGCAATTGTTTTATTATCATGTGTAATAGTTCCATAATTATGTAATGTGTGTGTATCTTTTAATTTTTCTTGCAACCAATTGGCCCAAGTCCAATTTTCTATCGGGTCTCGTTCCCATCTTCTTTCATCACCAATATTAATTCTAAAATTGTTAGTAAATGAACAACCTGATACTACTATATGTTTCATATATAATTTAATGTTTGTAATTTATTTGATAGAAAATTTGCCCACATTTCATGTCCTTCTTTATTAGGATGTTCATTTTCAGTTGTTTTAGTGTATCCACCAAATGTTTCTTTTAAAAAATTTGGATAATTTGATATTTCATTATCTGAAATCATGCAGTTATCCCATCCAAAAAAGTGCAAATGTTTATAACCATTTAATTCCAAATATGCATATAGTGATTTTATATAATTTTTTGTTTTATTTATTTGATATTCTGTATCTAAAAAATATCTTATAAATCTTTGAAAATCATTATCATATAATTCTATTAATTTTTTTCTGTCTTCATCCGTTCTATTATAATCTATATTTTCATTCATTACAAATTTAGTAAAATTCCCATAAAAATTTACATCTTTTAGTATTTTATCTGCCGATGCGTGTAATGCGTTTGGTATTGTAAAATACCAGTTCTTATTATTGTGTGTTGTAATAAGTTCTGTACGAATATAATTCGTCCATTGAATTATTAATACATCTTCTTTTTTAAATTCTTCATTTAAAATATAAAATACTTTTCTAAAAACATAATCGTTGGATGCTCCACAATTTCCAAAGTTATAACAATCTACTTTATGTTTTTCAGAAAGTAATTTTGTATAATTTTCTATTTCACAATTTTCTAACCCCTGACCTTCTGTAAACGAGCATCCAACGGAATATAATTTCATTACAATCTACTTTTGTATTCTAAAATTGATTTTGTTAAACCTTCTTTCAAAGATGTTTGTGGTAAAATTCCATATTTTTTTTGCTTATCAGCTCCTAAACATCTAATTGGGTCACCATTTGTTTTGGTTTCATCCCATACTATGTTTTTAGTTTTGCCTGTAATTTCGGTATAACACTCGACAATGGTTTCAATTGTATCTTTGATACTTACTGCTTCTGCACATCCAAAGTTGATAATATCCCTAACTTCTTTTTTAACAACATCAATCGATGCCTGTGCAACATCATCTCCAAATACAAAATCCCTTTTAGATGAACCATTACCCCAACAAACCATATCATCACCTTCTACATTGAATAGTTTCCAAATGTTAGATGATATTACAGTTGCATCTTGTGCAAAGTTATCGTTTGTTCCGTAGATATTTGAAGGTCTGATTACAGTCCAATTATCCCAACCATACTGAACTCTCAATGAATCCAAAGTAAGTTCTCCCATTCTTTTTGTCCAACCTGGATGCCAATCTAAACGAGATGGAGTTGATGCCCAAGTTTCTTCCTGATTCCATGTATCTTCTTCGTTCATTATATCTGCTGGTCTATAAACCCCAACCGATGAAAGATACACAAACCAATCAACTTTGGCATCAAACGATGCTTTAATCATATTGGTGTTAAACATCAACATTGGGAATAGATAATCAGCAGGACAAGTTGATGACCTTGCTGGTGAACCTTTTACTCCTGCGATATGTAATACAATATTAATATCATCTAACTTAAATAAATTCTCACAATGTGAAAGATATGTTAAATCGGTTTTAACCAATTCCAATCTATCTGTGTATTGTGCTTTTAAGAAGTTTAAATTTTCACTAAATTTAAGGTCTACTGCATATACTTTATCAGCTCCTTCTTCTAAACATTTTCTAACGGTTGGTAATCCTACCAACCCATTTGCTCCTGTAACCAGAACGGTTTTTCCTTTTAATTCCATTTTATTTTTATTTTGTTGTGTAATCTATTTTTATTTTTTCAAATATTTCATCAAAACACTCATAGTTTTCAAATGAGTATATATGCTTTTGGTTATATAATAATATATCAATTATTGAATAATACCAATTATGTAATTCCTCAATTGGCATGTTTTTTAGTTTAATTAATTCTTTTTCTAAAAGTAACATTCGCTTTTTAGGGTCTTTTTCTAAATCATAACTTTCATCTATAAATGGTTCAAAGGTTTTAAACCCTAATCTCCGTAATTCTGCTAATGTTAAATAATCCCCAAATACTAAAAATGGTTGTAAATTTGATATTGGTTTAAATATTTTTTCTGAAAGGAATACGTTTGGTCCAAAGAATGTTTCGGTTACTAAATGAAAATATGAATTTGCGTACCATTCTTTTTTATTATTTCTAACTCCAAATGCTCTTTTTTTATCAGATGGCAATTCCTTTGTATCATCTTCATAAGGTAATAATTTCTCTAATTCAGATGTATATTTTTCAACATTTTCCTCCGTATCCTCATATACTTTATTTACAATATTTTTTAATATATTTTTTTCTAATTTTTCAATAAATGTAAATAATCCATCTTTTAATAAATCGTATTTTAGTGCAAAATATCCCAACATAGTTCTTTGTGGTTTATTCATTGTTCTATTTGGGGATAAAAATTTATGTTTTCTAATTTTAGTGGAATCTAAATCTTTTTCTTCAAGTAACTCACACAAATATCCCAAATTACCAATCATTGGAAATGAATTTATTTCATCGGCATATCCTCTTATAAATAAATGCCCATTATATATTTTTATTTTACTATCAGGATATATTTCATAGTATTCCGAAAATTTACTTCCTCCTAAAATTATGATATTAGAAGCATCTACTCCTAATTCATTTAATTGGATTTCAAATTGTTGTATATTGTGTGAATCATATAAAGGGTCATGTATCATATTTACTAATATTTTTACTTTGCCCGATTTAATTAAATCAAATAATTCAGGTTCTATAATGTCTTTTAAAAACCAAGTATATTCTGTATCATTTAACAAAAAACTGTTTTTATTATGTAGTGCAGAAAGTGTATCTTTTATTTCTAATGGATATACATAAATGAAATCATCATCTTTAATTTGATTAAATGATATTATATTTTTAGGAAAATTTCTAGAAAAATAATTAAACAATTCCGAATGGTCGAATTTTATACCCTTTTGTTCTGATTTATATTGTAGTATTTCATACCAATCTATTTTTAAATTGTTTTTTAAAACATATTGAATAAATTTAGTAATAACAGGATGCATTCCATTACCAAATGGCTTGAGTTGACCGTGGTCAATATACCAATCGGTATATATCATTTTAAAATTTGAACCATGTATTGCATTCATATTAATATCTGTATATTTTTTTAACATTATTTCCTACATAATTGTTATCGTGAAAGAAACTTTCAAATAACAATTCATTTTTTATATAATCTTTAGTACACATTAAATTAAAAATATTATCTGAAATTTCTGGTGATAGATTATAATTTATATTAGCATTCAGCATATCATTTACGAAATTTTTAATTCCATCTACTATTTTTATTTTATCACTAAAGTATTTTTGATTTTCTGTATCGTTTTCGTTTATAAACTCACCATTAACAATATCGATATATGTTCCAACTTTATCGGTAAATACTGATTCAAAGAATATGATATTGTTTTTAAAATTACATTTTTCAAAATCATAAAAACCTTTTGTATTTTTCAAATCTATATTTCCTTTATAGGTCATATACCTGCCTTTCAAATCCAAATCAAATGTTTTTTGTAAATAATATTGAGTAGTACCTTGATAACCACTATCTACCATATATACATTTTTACATTCTCCAATCGTATTATTAATATATTTTCTATACGAATCTCTTAATACCTTTGATTTACCCAATATATCTGGAGCACATAAATTTAAATTTGGTAATCTATTTGAAGTATCAATTTGAATATCATTTTCAATAATGTAATTTATTTGAAATCTATCTTTAAGTAATTCGGATAAATTACCTTGGTATCTATGTAAATTAAATGATTCATAAACATCATATTCAGATACAAACGAAGATAGTGATGCCAATTTTCTTGATGTTTTAAAATAAACTGAATTTGGTAAATTATATTTTATTTTAAAATCTTGATATAATTGATTAAGAAAATATCCTTCTCGTGAGTTAAATAAAATCAAATCACCGTCTTTTACTTCATCTTTTAACCAATTAAAATAATTAAATACTAATGGTCCAAAAAAGATATAACCAAGTTCTTCCAATGATTCTGGATTTTTAACAATGTGGTCCATTATAAATAAACTTTAAATGAAGGTATACCAAGTGAATTCCACAAATCAATTATTTCTTGTTTATCATCAAATGCACAAAACACATCATCTTTGATAAAATCATTGTACATTTTTCGTTTTAATTCTACATCTTTAATATAATGATTTTCTTCACCTCTCATAAACAATCCATCATATTTAATCCCATATATTTCTAACCAATCCTGTGTAGAATTAAGTATCATTCGTGGTCTACTAGTTAGTATATAAATCCCATAATCATTATATAGGTGATTTATAATATCAATCATAGGTGCGTTTGGTTTATCTGATATTACATTTTTATAATCATATAAAACATCCCAATCGATACTACCATCAGATTTAGTTGCAAGTGCATACCTCTTTTTATTTATTGAAAGAGTATTATCTATATCTACTATAACAATCATTTTCGTAAACCTTGTTCTTTATAAGTTACTGGTATTTTAATACCAGTATTACACCCATTACAATTATCACAAAATGTGATGTATCCAAGTTCGGTAAATCCCAAATCAAACTTAATTAAATCTTTGGGGTATACTTCTGATAAATTTACATAATCATTTTCGTTTGGTGAAAACAATTTAGTTAGAACTGCGCTTGTATTAAGGTGACAATAATAAAACTTGCCATCATTCAATCCTCTAAATGGAGCAGTGCAACTATCAAAGTGATTTATGAGTTCTTCTTCACTCATATTATTTTTAATTCTCAAATCACCAAAATCATACCACTCGATATTATTCCTTACATAGTGATTGATATTTTTCTCTTGGTAAGTTCCTAAAACTCTATCAACTTTACTTTTTAATTTTTCTAATTTATTAGAGTAATTACTTACACTTAAAATAACATTATTATTTTTTAACACTTCTAGTATTTCTTCTTTTGGGAGGACTGTACCATTAGTGGTTATTATAAACTTATCAATCTTATCTGAATACTTTTCTAAAATGTATTCGATTACATCTTTGATATTTGGGTGTAAAAACGGCTCTCCACCAACTAAATGGAAAATACTTACATAATCAACAAGATTAAAATATAAGTCAATATCATTTAAGATAGTTTGAGTATCTCTGTGTTTTGGTAGTTCGTAATGTGGTATAAACATATTACAAAACGAACACGCCAAATTACATTTTTCAGTCACCAATACATCTGTTTGAAATATGTGAACCTTTTGTTTGTGTATAAATGGCCAAATAGATGCAATGTTTTTATACCAAGTATATTTTACATTTAGTTTATCTAAATATTCTTTATAGTATTGTCTATACTCATCTGATGTGATAATTACATTTTCACCAGTTGGTTCAAAGTTATCTATATGAACTAATTTTAAATTCTCACGAGTGTTGACGAGGTTTTTTGATTGATGATAAAATGAACTAATTTCGTTTACATTCAATATAGTTGATTCATCTTTAACATCGTGGTCAACTATGTATTTTATTTTTAAAACATTATTACCCAACAAATAATCTACACTTCTAATAAATTGGACACACTCTTTACTTGCACCGAATAGAACATATTCGGTTTCAGTATCCCATTCTTGGATAAATTTCTCAAAATTATGTAGATTAGGATTATATTTCATATATTAAAATACTACCCATTTACCACTTCCGTAGTGCGGATACTTTGATTTATATTTGTAGTGAATTACATCGGATGGAATATCTTTCTTTTTATTCCAAGTTGCTTCCGTTGGTGTGTAAGTTGAAACATCATTATCTTCAACTATAAAATGTAAAGGTAAATCAAAATTTCTAGCGTATTTATGAACTTCATAGAATATACCACTCTCAAAACTCATATCTCCTATAAATACCCAAACCTTTTCATCACTACCTTTGGCCTTAATTCCCATTGCTACACCCAATGCAATAGAAAGAGTTCCACCTACAATTGCGGATGAATAAAACTTCTCATCTATCTTACAAAGAGTTATAGATTTACCATCAAGTATTTCATCGGTAATCCATTGTGGAGATATTCCTTTTAATAAAGCATGGTAGTGAGACCTCCAAGTTGAAAACACCCAATCGTTTTTAGATATTCTTTTGAATACCTCTATTAGTTGTTCTTCATTTCCGTTTGATAAGTGAATTGGTCCTCTGATTTTACCATCTTCCCAGTTTTGAACTATATCATTCTCAAACTGAATGAGTTCTTCTGCATTCCAATTATGTTCTCTAACTATTGGATATTGTTCTAAATTTTGTATCATCTATCTCTTTTTTGTAGTATTGGATTGTTTGTTGGCCATTCCATTTGATATTCAGGGTCATTCCACTTTACCACACCTTGTTCATTTGCATCCACATAACCGTCTTTGTAAAATAAGTTATAGTGAAACATACAATCAGTTAATGCATAGTGTCCGTTTGCAAATCCTGGTGGAACTAATACCTGATTTCTTAATCTTTCCGTTATAATAAAACTTTCCCACTCCCCAAAGGTAGGACTATTTTCTCTCATATCCAAAACAACTAAATAGATATCACCTACTGCTGCTTGTACCAATTTCCAAGTCTTTTTATCCCAGTGTAATCCTCTCAATACACCTTTATAAGAACGAGAGAATCTACCATGTACTTCACATTTGCCATCGATATAATCAACTATTGGGTGCTCAATTGAATGAAATGTTGTCCATATTTCACCTCTGTATTCTCTAAATACGGATGGTTGAAATACTGGAACCTCATGTCCAAATTTTTTTGATGGAGTAATTTGAAACTCATCCCATTTACTACTCATATTATGTATTATTTGCGTATCCTAAAGGAAATCCATTTCTAAATTCTGCTCCCATTTTTGGAACAATCATTTGGTATGCGTGAATTAATTCTTCGATACCTCTATCTAACCCCCACTCTGGTACCCATCCAGTTTCCTCTAGCTTTGCGTTAGAAACTATGTAATCCCTCTTATCGGGGTCTTCGTAATAATCGTTGTATGATACGGCAAAATCCTTTACCTGGGATTGAATCTTTTCTAATAATTCTTGCTTTGAAAGATTGGCATTACTCAACCCTACATTAAATACTTGTCCTTTATATTTTTCGTAATTTATAATCATAAATAAAAATGTAAATGCTACATCTTGAATATGAATAAAATTTCTCTTAAAGTTTTTCTCAAATACTACAATGTATTTATCAGTAATTGCTTTATAAACAAAATCGTTTACCAATAAATCGGTTCTCATACGAGGTGATACACCAAATACAGTTGCCAATCTAAATGTAATTGCCGATGTGGTTGCTCTTAAAAAAGTTTCAGCATCACACTTTGTTTGTCCATACACTGATATAGGTGTTAAAGGTGAATCTTCGGTGCATTCAGTTTGTCCAACTCCAATACCATAACCACTATTTGTATTTGGATATAAAATTTTTTTATCCTTTGCAAATTTTACTATGTTACATATTTGGTCAAAATTGATTTCCCTTGCCAGCTTTGGGTCTGCTGCGCAAGCTGGGAACCCAACAATTGCAGCTAATGGAATTATTACATCAGCTTCATTACACAACTTTTCTAAAAGAGATTCATTACGAACATCTCCATATATGAATTTGAATTTAGGATTTGAAGTATATTGTAATAATGAGGTTTGATTAAATAATAGTTTATCCAATACTACTACCTTATAGTTTTGTTCCAATAACATACCAACTAATACAGAACCCAAATAACCTGCACCACCTGTAATTAATACTTTCATAATTTTAAAAATAAATGTTCTTTTCTATGTAAAATTGTGGATAGTTTCCACTAAAACTAACATCCCATACTTTATATCTATTGTAATGGTTAAAATCACATAAAAATGCAAAATTATTTCTATATGGATAATCGTAATTTAATTTTCGTAAATCATTAAAAACTATATGTGAATACTGTTTTTCATAATTATCAATAAAATCTTGAATTTCTTCAATTTTTAATTTTTTGTTTAATACAAACGCCATTTCAAATTCAAAATCTCCAATATGTTGATGTTCCTCTGGTCCAATCATACTACCACATCCGAACCAATAGAAAGAATTTTCGTATTTCACTTTTTCACCATCTTCAAATTCAATAATTCCTACCAACTTTCCATTTTTATAGCATTTAATATTTCTTTCCAAAAAATGGTCACAAATCATAGCGTACTCATTGAATTCATTAGTTTCTTCTGGTAATAATCCGGTAAAAATTTGTTTTGAATACATTTCTGTTTTACCATCTATTTCTTTTGAAAACCAATATGTAAATGCAATTGAAACAATTCCCAAATTATCTTTATAAGCAGAAATACCAGAATGCATTCCATTTCTGGCAATAGCAAATGATTCTTTATTTTGAGCTACAGTATCAGGAAATATTTTAAACTTTAAGAATAAAGAAAAATCTTCATCCATATGTTTATCAATTCTAGATGATACGGAGTATCTACTTTCCGGCAAAACGAAAAATATATTATCTTTGTTTACTCTTAAACTCATATTTTTATTGTTGAACAAAAGTTATAAAATTCTTCTAATTCAGGAAATGTTTTACAAAAATCAGTTCCTCTACGTTTATCGTGGTTTGAAAAATATTGATAAAAACTATATCTATTTTTCATTTGTTGAGTCGCATCCTGTGGAGAAATCATCCAATCATAAATTCTTTTTACTTTTTGAACCTCAACATCGGAGTAACCAATGTGTTTTGGGTCAAATGATGGAGCTGCGTAGTAAGTGATTAATTTAGCCTGGTCAGTTATATATTTAGCATAATCAAATGGAAGTACTTGGACAGTTTGATGTAAAGGGTATCGTAGATATGATGAATCTAAAAACACTGCAGAATTCCAATATCTATCAGTGGATGCGTATACATCTTTTAATGTGTAAATATTATGAATTAATTGTTCATAATTAAAAACACTTAACGCATTATATGTCGACATGAATGTTATAATAGTTCTTGGGCATTTTGTAAGAATTTTATTTACATTATCCCAAAATTTATTAAATTCTAATCCAGTACGAATGTATTCTGCTTGCTCTCCCCATGTATCAACCGATGTAAATATGACAATTTCTTTTGCTCTACCTTCATCTTCTATTTTTTGTATCTTTTCGATTAATTTATCTATCAACTTATCTGGAACTCCCAAATTAGAATTAATAGCCAGTTTCAATTCAGTATTTGGATTTGGATGTTCTATGATATAATCAAGTACTCCCCAAGTATCTTTACTCATAAGAGGTTCTCCGCCTGTGATTCTAAATGTATGAAGGTCTCTATACAAATCAGGCCACCATTTCCAAAATGCTTCTACATATGGATTATGTTCTTTATTTGGAATTGGTAATTTATCTTCGTTTTTCATCCAATCAACGGAATTAAAATTATCCAAAGTTGGGTATGCACCATGCTTTTCAATTTCTTCCATCCACGCCGAACTATACGCAGGACCACAATATGAACATTTGAAATTACACGCATTACTAAATGCAACTTCTACATATTTTGGATTAAAATCATCTCTCCAATCAGATTGAATAATGTCATTGATAAATGGATAAGACCAACTTTCACCAGATTTAAATATTCTATCCGAAAATCTATCCGAATTATCTTCTACATTCCAACAATAATCACATTCAGAAGGTCTTGCTCCCTGTAACATTTCCTTTCTACGAAGTTTCTTATATCTCGTATTATGAAGTGCTGATGGGTTTCTAGCAATTTCAGTTTCTGAAATTTTATGTGTTTTGGGGTGGTGACATGAATGATTATGTCCACTTTGTAATTGTAGTGTAACTTGCGTCCATTTGGCAGCACACATACCAGGACCAACCACATTTAACTCGTCTTTAACGCGTAAATAAATTGGATTTTCACTATAAGTTTTATCTTCTGCCATATTTTTATTTTAAACAATGAACATTTATTAATTTGTGTTTATCAAAAATGATTTTAGTACTGATATGTTTATACTTCATATTATTTATACCATCTTTTTTATAATCAATTTTACCTTGCTGCATTTCTAATACATATCTTCTTTCGTTTCTTGCAGTGGTTTCACCTTTAGCCCATTTTTCAATACCACCTTCTTTAATTAAACCTTCAGTTTCATGTGGTAAACAGAAAAATTTACCATCTCTTCTATGTGGTAGTATTACATGGGGTATTTGTATTTCTCTTTCTTCAATACCAACATTATACAATACACCATCGTTTAATTCGGCCTGGTCTATTACAAATTTATCATCAACTATTTCATCAAAGTTATAGTGTAATACCAAACTATCGGTTGAATACTGCTTATGTAATAAATTAACTTCTTCACCAGTTAACGCTCTATCCCACATTTTAATATCAGCTATTTCACCTTTAAAAAATGCGTTTGGTTCAAATGGTTCAACCGTTGTCGTATGCCCTACATAAAATGGTTCATTTCCATATCGTTTTAAGTTATACTGATATTCAAACGGTGATTGCGTACCCGTTCCATTTCTAGCATCACTTTCATTTCCATTTAGATAAAAATGCATTTTCTTTTCCAAATCATCAATTACCATCGTAACCCACGTCCATTCTCCCTCATACCTTTTAAACCATTGGTAGATATGTTCTCTATGAGCATTCCATAACATACCAGTATATGCCCTACTATTGTTAAATGATAATCCCCAATCATAACCTGGTTTTCTGAATATAGGATATTCTACGAATTTTCTGTTTGAATCACCAATTAACCAAATAGGGACTTTTTCTATTTGTTGGTCTGCCTTTACTAATACAGAAATTGTATGTGAATTGGATATTGCTATTCTATTTTTTTCAGAAGATGGTATTTTGATGTATGAACTTTTACCATCAAATACTGCTACATTTTTTACTTTAGCGAAATCAATAGTTTGTTTATTAACATATCCTTCCATCACACATCTCCAAAACAAATCATCATCTTCCATGCCCCAATCCCAATAATCATTTGAATAACCATTGGTTGCTAAAACTTGCTCTTTTGTAAAAACAACCGCACCACCAAAGTATTCCTGATATTTTAATTGGTAATCCGATTGTGAGATACGAACTGCAATGTGTTGTGGATTTTCCATAGGATATGAATAATCACAACTATCATCTTCGGGTACCATATCAATATCATGCCAAACTATGTAATCACATCCATCATCAATTGCATGTTTTGCAGCAATGTTTTTCATCAATCCTCTATTGAATAGATATTCATCACACTGATGTGCAATATAAATGGTGTGGTCAATTCCTTTCTTTGTTAAGAAATTAGTAACCCAAGGAACAAATTGATTCATATGTTCCTCTCTGTTTCTATATGGTACGCAGACCCCTAACTTATGCCCCATTTTACAATAATACTGATAGATGATGATAGTTATTCATTGATACATCATTTAATACCTGATATAAACAATTGTTTAAACCATCCTTATCTGTGTTATATAATTTAGTTTTAATTTGATTTAAAAATCTTAATTGGTTTATACGAGTTTCTCTATGAACCCAGTTTTTCTCATTCCAACTATTTGTTTTATGAGATAATAATTTAAATAAAGATTTTCTTCTATACGGAACCGTCATTTCTCTACCTAATGATTCATGTGATTTTATGAAATGGCAATTATTAATTTCACCATTATTACCGTTAAAAGATAAATCTAATAGAGTATTTTCTTTGTAGAATTTAAAATCATAATATAATTTTAAATGTTCCGCCGATTTATACGCTCTAAAATTTTCTAATAAAGAATTTTCCAAAACATTATCTGCTAATATAGAAATTTCTTTATCTTTCAATTTACAATCGTATATTGCAAATTCAGAAATCATTCCATAAAAAAAGTTTGGGTTAGAATCCCTTTCAGGTGAACCAACGCCTAAATAAAAGTATTCTTCATCTGAATAATCCTTTGGAGCATTCTTTAGTTTTTCTGTACCTACTAATTCACCATCTTTATAAAAAGAAATTTCATTTTTTTTATAATCAAAAGTTAAACAAATTTGAGTAAAATGATTAGTTAGTATTTCTGAATTAATAGAAGTGCAATCATCGGTATCATCCCAAAAATCTACTTTATATCTTCTAAAAGAATTATAACTTATATTCGTATCGTATCCAGGTATTGAAAATACAGTATATTCATCATAATCATTATTTGGATTTGATATTATTTCATCAGGTTTAAATGTAATTATTATTGATGTATCTTTTTCAAAATCTAATAAGTCTTTCTTTAGTATCCTGATGTAAGAATCATTTCCACTAAAAGATAACCCATATAATTTTTTGGTTTCATTTTTACCAATAATTTTTGAATCCAATGGAATGCTCTTTTGATTAACCCTAAATAAAAGGTCATCATCTTCAAACCCCCATCCCCAATATAAATTAGAATATCCATTTACTCTTTCAAATGTATCAGAACTAAACATAGTTACACCTCCAAAATAATCATCAAATGATAAGTTTTTGGATTTATCATATTCTAATTCAAAATTGGTTGCAAGGTGCATGGGTAATTCAGAATAAGAATAATCAACCTCAATTGGTAGCATATCCACATCGTGAAATACAATATATCCACATCCTAATTCTTTTGCTTTGATATACCCAATATTTAATAACTTCCCTCTATTAAACGGTTTATCATCGGTCTGTTCAACTACGATAATCTCGTGTTTAATTTTTTTGGATTTTAAATATGAAGACATAGTTTCACCGAATCGTGCTAAATGCGATTCTCTATCTCTGTATGGTACAATTATTCCTAACTTCATTTAGATTATACTTTTTCTATATCTTTTTTAGGTCTTGCTCTACGAGGTGGCGGTAATTCTGCATCATTTTCAATTTGAGCAGGTTCGGTGGGAATACTTCCTTTAAAAGATGTTTCTGAACTAGATGATGACCCATTTTCTTTTGCAATGTTGTAGAATTCATAAAGATAATACGCAACTCTATCACTCCATTCTGATTTGTTAATTTCTTCAAACCAAATAGTAAGTGCATCTAAAGAATTGGCAATTTTTTCCAATGCTTTAACTTTTCTAGTTTCCAATACTACCGATTCCAAATTTTGTTCAGGTGTAGTTGTTGTGTCAGATTGTAACTTAACTTTCGCCATTTATTTTTATATTTTAATTTGATGCTTATAAACTCCTGTTTTAATTTCTTCTGTTGATACTAAATCATATGATAATGTATTTAATCCAAATTTATCAGTATCTAATATATCAGTTGCAATTTCATAAAAGAAAATACCTTCATTTTCTTCAAAAATATCATCTTTTACTTTCCAACTATAATTTTGTAATTTAGTGAATTTTTTTGAATTTTCCAAGATTTGAAACCGTCCATTTGATTGTTCTGGCATATCAAATTCATAAGACAGGTTTAATTGTTCAGAATACAATTCCTGATGTAACCCAGTTGATACTATTCTTGGATTTGAAAATGTTTTAGAATCATCTACATAAAAATCTCCAAACTTTTTATCAAATGGTACATTTATAACTGCTTCAAAATTTGTAGTTATTGTATCATTTATTGTTTTATACCCATCGGTGTATAGTTTTAATATTTCGGATTCTGCCAATGGGTAATCGAATAATAATAGGTTAGATATTTTGCCATTAAATGAATTTTTAAATGCCAAACTACCAATCCACAAATCTTTTCCTTTAAAGTCCATTAAATAATTTGGTAATCCATCCAGTGCTTGTACAAGTTTGCCATCAATGTATAGACCGGCTTTTTTCTTATCCATATCAACCTTTAATGACAGGTTTATCCATTGATTGACATGTGCTTTGTGTGAATACCACATTTGATGTAAACTCTTATTATCATCCCACAATTGAACTACAATTGCATCGTTTTTCATAATAAAAATTCCCATATCATAACCTTGTTTCCCAATAATACACGCATCGTTTGATTGATTATCGTTAATGAAAACATTCATTGATATTGTAAATGAATCTTCAAAAATATAATCGGTTGTTTTGCTTGCTCTTATAAACACACAATTATTTTCATTTGAATCAAAAGGATATATTGTTTTTTTAATATATTTATTTACCTCTTTTACATCTGTTAAAACATGCGGTTTATATATATTTTTAGTAAAAAATCTCTTTGCAGATAATAATTTGTGTTTTTTTAATCTATATAAGAAATCTATCCAATGAAAAGAACCTCCCCAATAATCGTTACTGAACCCGTTTGCTTCGAAGAAATTTTCTTTTGTAATTTTAAAAGCTCCGCCTATCCAATGAGGATACGGTTTTAAATTTGCGGCTAAATGTGTTGGGTAGTATTCAAAATCATAATTACACGATTCTTGTCTTGGTAGAATATCAATATCGTGGAATATATAATAATCGGAACGATTTTGTGTTATATCCGCACCAATATTACACAGTTTTCCATAATTAAAATAAACATCCGCATCTATTTGTTCGATGAAATGTATTTCGTAATCTATTTTATCTTTTAAAAAGTATTCCATGTGACCCACAAAGGTATACAGGTCTTGTAAACGATTGGAGTACGGTACTATAATTGATAACTTTTTACTATTCGCCATCTTAATAACCTATTTTATATAGATATAATTTTTTTAAATAATTGTTTCCATTTTGAGTATCCTGAATAATGATAAGTTGGTGATAATTCGAATCCAAATCTCACATCATCCAATGGTAATTTAAATCTAAATTTTGCCAATTCTCTATACATTTTTCGATATTCTTCTGAATATGAGTAATCTTTATTTATGTTTGCAACTGCTCTAATTCTTTCTCCACAAGTACTATCCCATTTAAAATGATGTACTTGCACACTGCATTTGTTAATTGGTGCAATCAGTGGATGATTCCAACCTTGCCATTTCCAAGTAGTATGTCCGTCTATTTTTGCATAATGCTGTCCGTTTGTAATTTCAACATACCCCTTTGCTATACAAATTTTATTAGGATTAGCACCACTTAACGGAAATCTAAAAAATCCTGCGTATGGAAACTTTTCAAATATGTCATCCGTATCTAATAATTCAACAAATTCACCATCCTCTCCAATTCTATCTATAAATCCACCTCTTACCATTTCCCATCCATTTACATCACAATTTGATGTGATACTTCGTAATGAATCCGAATAGACATGGAACTCATCATCATCGGATATTACCCACCAATCGTTTGGATGAGTTGATTTTACTTCATTGTAAAGTCTTGTTACCTTTTCCCAATTATACTTCTCTTCAATTACCGTTTTTACAATTTTAGCATTTGGAAATTGAGATACTATGGTTTTAACTTCTGATAAATTAGATTGCTCTTCCCAATCATATACAACAATATACATTTCATCCACTTTATCTTTGTAGTGGTTTAACATATGTTTTAATGTTGTTGTTCTAGAACCTGTTACCGTAACTAATCTAATCATTTTCTTTTAACTAATGTTAATCCAGTTGATGATGGTTTATTTTTTACTATTCCAAAATTGAATAAATCAAATGTTTCCCACTTTGGATTATCTTTAAGTTCTTTAGCAAATGTAATTGGTCCATGCCAATCATCAAAATCACCTCTATCTTTTACTTCGTTTGTAACAATGTAACTATCTGCATAATTAGGGTCCGTATCGTGGATAGAAATGATACCATTTGGAGAAAGTAACTGCGAATATAGTTCAAAATCCTCTTTTACATTCTCATAACTATGACCAGCATCTATATGTAAATAATCTATCTGAATATCATTAAGAATAAAGTAATTATGAAAAGCGTCTTCTGTTGTTTTATTAATAATTCGTGGATGAAATGTTCTTCTGAAAAATGATTCTTCTCTAAACCAATTTACATGTCCACCAATACCGTTCATAGCATCAACAACATAAGTAACACCAATATCTCCCCAATTTAAATCAGAATTTCCTTCAAAAATGCCTTGTTTATGTAAATCGTAACGAGCCTGTGTCATTAATCTAGGTACAAATCCTCCACCTGAACCTAAACATACACAAGTTTTTGCTCTCATATACTGAATAAGAGAATAGATTATTAAACCATCTCCTAAATGATTATCAGTTGCTCCATGTGACCATCTATACGGAACTGGAACTTCTTCTTGCTCCTGATATTCGTTATATTCTAAATTGTTTGTTAGATAATTCTTTAAGTATTGTAAATCTTGTAGCATTAGATTAGTTGATAAAGTAAAGTGAATACAATATACTAAAAAAAATCTAAATTTACAACACTTTATTCATTTATTTTAGTATGATATTTTTCTACATCATCTTTAATTTTTGGCCATAGGAAATTTGTAAAGAAATCAATTGATTGTTCTTTTGATGGATGAAACCAACCACCCAACATTGTTTGATTTTTGTTGGCAAAGTATTCCAATATACCACCTCCAAATCCTTTTATCCTAACATCATCGGTAAATATAAATTTATCAAAATCAATTTTTTCTAATAGTTCTGGTATTATATCTGCTTCAAACCAAGAATTTTCAAATGGTTCTAATTTATCAAATAAACTTTCTGTTTTTAATGTAGCGTAATTTCCTGTATCCACATCAGCTCTTTTTTGAAGATTATATAATTTGTCTACCGCAACATCCATTTGAAACAAATTACCAATTGTAATCATTTTATATGGTATATTTTTTTCTTTAAAATACTGTTGAGTGTGATATATACTTTCTAATGTTTGTAATATAGCACCATATATTGAATAATAATTTTCAAAAAATTCTTTCCCATACCCAAATATATCAGTTCCATTTAACATATAGTTTATTTTACCAATTCTTTCAGGATGCATACTCATTCTTGGAAAATTTTTTGCTCTATCTTCGTTTACAAATACAGGATAATCCCATCTATCGATTGTAGACCATTGAACTATTGCATAATCTACATTCGAGTGTGGTTTAGTTGGATTTTTGTAATGTGGTGAATTTAAAAATCTGAATACCTTTCTTCGCATTATATCATTTCCAGAACCACCACATGCTGCATTATACACATCAAACGGGTCTGATGTTTTTTTTGGATTAAATAAGGAATATCCTTCCATTTCAAACCCAATAGGCCAGTTTTCATCTCCTGCAGTAAAAGAGCATCCGTTTATTAATATCATAGCAATTTATTTATATTATTCATTATATTACAATAATGTGTTATTAATTTTTGTTTGTTTTCTCGTAATATTACTGTATTTTTTATAAAAACATTTTTAATGTTATCTACATTTTTATCTTTTAAAAAATTCACTATCATATCGATTTGTTCTAATTCATTTTTATTTTCAATTCCATTTAATCCAAAATCTTCTAAAAATAAATTTATACCTATTCTATTATATTCTTCATATACTTTATTTGAACCAAATATTAATGCAAACTTTTCAGATAATACTGGTTTTATTGATTTTTCTGTAAAGAATCCATATTTTAAATTAAAAATACAATGAGTTTCTCCAACCACTTCAAAATATGATAAATCGTATTCTTTTTCTCTAAAATAATAAAGTAAATGGTCAAATTCAAATGGAGCATTTAATGGTGTAACATTTATTTCATTTCGTAAAGATTTGAGTTTATCAAAATTTTTAGTTGTAAAGTATTTTATATGATTATCGGTATGTGTTTTAGTATGGTCTGTGTATATATGCCCTTCACTAACCATTTGTGAGTATTCTAATAAAAATTTTTCATTTATACAATTCAAACCTGTTTTTAATATATCAAATTCTTTTGCTTTTAACAAAAATTGAACTCTGTGAAATCTCGGTTTCAATGCCTGACTAGAATATACATATGGTTTTTCAGCATTATGTGTTATATTGAGATTTTTAAACACATCAGAAAAATTGTTATTATACGGTAATTTACCATTAGTATGATGTGGAAATAAAAAATGTGTAAATTGTCCCTCCGCCATTAAATGAAACATACAATAGAATGAATCATAGTGAAAGTTTTTACCTTCATTAAATAATTCATAGTCTGTTATTTTAATATAATTAAATTTAAAATCATATCTAAAATATTTTTCATCTATTTCATATTCGTTTGCTTCTAAAAATGCAAAATTGAATAAAACTTTTGTGTTTCTTTCAACATATAATTTTTCCAATTTATCAAATTCAATTGGATTTTTTTTCATCAATGGTAAATAGAATTCACTCCATATTTTTCTATCAACCACAATTATTAAATTATCAATTGGGTTTGAATACAATAAATCAAAAGTAGTTATACCATCAAATGATTTTAAATGATTTAATATATTATATGGGTTTTGTATATAATGATGTATTTCAATTTCTTCACCACCATTATTTATAACAATTTTATGATGCTTTTCTATTTCTATTACATTTACAGAAATTAAATTTGCTTCTGGAAACAAATTTTGTAACTCATTATATGTTGCTAATATATTTAGTGACCTCATTTATCCAATTTTGTTTGTTTGTATAAAAATATAATCTTGTTGATAGTTTATGAAATTCAGAACTAACTATATCCATATCATCTTCTAAAATTTGTAAATACATTTGATGAAATTCTCCTTTACTATTTGCCCTATATTTGTAATCGATGTGTGGCATCCAATCGGTATGTATAATTGGAATTTTACCATTATCAACTGCGTCAAAAATTGCATATCCAAATGGTTCTTTTGTATAACATCCGTGAAATATTTGAAAATTACTTTCAAAAAACTTTTGATGGAATCGATAATCGAATTCTATAAACCTATGGTAATCTGAATTGATTTTAGAACCTTCTAACATTCGTTTGTAATCATATTTGTTTGAAAATATAATTGATGGAATGTAATCTAAATAATGTGCGTTTTTTCTGGTTTCACATCTAGCAGCATATCCAATTTTGTTAGATATAACGCCTGTAAATGGTTTTTTATTTTTCCATTCGTAATAATTTGTGATTGTAATGGTATTTGGATACATTTTATGCATAGTATCGTTTTCATATCCAATCCAAACTATATTATCGGAATTATCTAGTATTTCTTTTTGCCATTTCCAATCCACTTTAGTCATTAGATTTTCATACTCATCGTTCAATCCTAACATATCAGGAATAAAAGCATGCACAAAAGTAGTATGAATTTTGTGTAAATAATCTTTCAGTAAATCGTATGGTTTGTAGGGGTGATGTAAGATTACAATTTTATCACATTGTTGAAAAATTTTACGAACTTCATTATCGTTTTCGTAAGTATAAACCGCACCTTCTTCTCTAATCAAAGGTCTGCCAACTACAACTATTTTGTAATCTTCTTTTACTAATGGCAATATATTTTCTACAAAGTTATTGCACCAAATATCTGAACCACCAATAATGTTTTTACCATAACCTGTTGTGATAAATACTATCATATATAACCACTAATCAATAACTTTTTAATTTCAGATTATTCTGCAGATTCTACGGGAATTAAAATGTATTTGTGAGTATCACCACATTCGTTTGGTTCATCAAAAATTTCTTGATGTTCGGCAATCCATTCCATTGCTTGCTCATTAGTTAATGATTCACAACCTTCAATGGGTGTATCTGTTCCTGATAATACTATTTTCCAAAGTTCCATAATTGTTAGTTTTATTTAGTATAAATATAATATTTTTTTGATAAAAGTGATATTAGTTCAACAGTTTCTTAAAAGTGGTTTCCATTTCCGAATAATCATTTAGGTATTCTATCAACTTATATCTATTTTCTATAGATTTTTCTAAAGAATGATTATATCTTTCTTCTATTTCATCATCTGATGTATTATATAACCATTCTGAAAACAGATTTATACTTCTTTCCACATCTTGGGCATTTGTTATATTTTGTACAAAATCAAAATTTAATAAATAAAATCCCATATTTTTAAGTTCATTTAATGTTTCACTACATGCTACTAAAATTATCGGTTTTCCAAAAAATAAACCCTTATATATTTTTTCTGTAATAAATCTTTCTGGATTATTTCTATAATCCAATGTCTCAAATATTAAATTATAATTACAATATACATAATCATTTATTGCTTCGAAATGTTTGTACTTTGGATATAACAAATCATACGCATCGTTTGCAGAATCTTTTGGATTTAACATTTTTTCAATTAAAGGATTATTATTAAGAATATCCATTCTCCAGCTACCAGTACGATGTGCTCTTATATATGAAAATAACTTTGATTTAGATTTATCATATTTAGGTAATGATATATTATTTACCAATTCTTCTAAATAATAATATCCAATATAGTATCTGAAATATCTAAATGGAAATAACAAATCAAAATAAAAATTAGATTCCGTTTCCAGTATTGGTCTTTTTGACCCCGAAAGGATTAAATCATAATTAATTTCCTGTACTCTTTTTACAAATGCAATATCAAATACTTCACCATAATGCCATATAAATACTTTTTTTATGTTTATATGATTGGTGTTTAACTCAAATAGTTTATCCTCTAATAATTTATTTTCTAATTCTCCTGCAAATACTATACATCTATTAAATTTTTTAAAAAATTCAATTGGTTCTTTTATAAAATTACTTAAATTGTTGTAAAAATATATTTTACTGTTTAGTTCTTTATGATAGTATATTTGCTTTTCAGAATTATCAAATTTTGTTGCATCAAATTCAGATAAATAATCTACATTTTCTTTACCGAACATACCAAGCATTATTGGTAATTGGTTTGAATAAGTTATAAAAACCATTAGATTTTCCTCTATCATATTCCTCCTCCTCCTGAATCTGCTTCAATAAAATGGACAAATATTGCTTGTACATTATTAATATCGTTCCAAGGTATAGTTATTGTCAAATCGGAAACAGTTCCACCATCAGAAAAATAAGTATTAAAACTATTAACTGGAGTCCCATCTGGTCCGTTTCCATTGATACTACAATTTTCTATTGTTGGAGATACACCACATTGGTCGGATATTCCTCTATATCTTCCACTCGATTTACTATTAACTACAATTTCAAAACCACTTGAATAATTATTTGAGTAATCCCAATAGATATCAAATCTACCACACCCACCCAAGCTATTATCATTACCAAGAACTCCTGCCAACGAACGAGGATTAAATGAACCACAATTGGAAACATAAATTGATGTGTAATTGTTATGAATTTTACTTCTTGGGATTTTTATTTCACCATAAGTATAGGCAAGACTATCTACCATAAAAGCTTGAATTCCACCTGCTAATCCAATGTTGGTTTCAAAATCAAAAAATAAAGAATTACCAAATCCACTTACATCTTGTGTTTGGTCATTAGCAGAAAATTGTGTCAAATCAGGAATATATTGATTTTCTGCTATATTAGGCCAACGAATTTCAATTGGAAAAAATGCGTACGGAGTTGATGAGGTAGGTAAAACAGCACCTTGTCCTGATAAGTGATGTTTTAATTGTATTCTCGATGTTGGTATTGTTATAGCTGACATATTACCTATTTAATAACTTTTTAATTGATATTATTTCATTTTTTAATTCAACAATTTCACTATTTTGTTCTTTTATTCCCTCAATCAATAAAGCAATTATCTTTTCATAATCAACTCCTAAATACCCATCTCCTTTTTCTCTTACAACTTCTGGTAAAACTTCTTGAATTTCTTGTGCTAAAACCCCAACCTCTTGAATATTTTTTGGTTTGTTAGAAATACCGTTCCAATTAAAAGTATATCCTCCAATTTTTTTAATCTTATCCATTGGGTTTGAAATGGGAATAATATTTTCTTTTAATCTTTTATCAGAACTAGATAGTGCGTACATATCACCAGTTGCTCTAATATCACCATTAATAGTTAATACCCCACTTGATATTGAGATTTCACCAACTGATAAATTTGTTATTGCACCATTTGTTGCACTTAATGTTGAGAATGTACTCAAACCTGTAAAGTTTGATGACCCTTTTACTGTCAGAAAATTGGTAGAAGATAAACTGGTATCAACTTTGAATTGGTTTGACCCATACAAAGATTGTAAACCTGCTTGGCAAATTTCAACACTTCTTGGAGCACTACCTACCACTGCGTTAACACCACTAAAGTTTGGTGTTTTTAATGTTATACTTTCACCACTAACTAAATAATTTACACCAATTTGATGTTTTATTCTAACATCATATGTTCCGCCTGAAGGGATTATTATGGATGCTCCACCAGTAGAAGTTATACTTCTTTCATAATTTGGATTATTATAAAAAACATATCCAGATGCAATTAACGCTTCCCCTACACCTACAACTTCCAAACTTATCCAATGATAGGTCTGAACGTAAGTAGCAGTAGATATTTGCATTAAGTACGAAGTACCAAGAGAGTTTGAAATCATTGCCGATATTTCCGCATCTGTCATAGAAACCTCTGTTCCAGCTGCAACAACACCCGTTGATACGGTATTTGAATTAAAAGTAGTACTCGCTTCAGCTTGTAAGTTTTGTCCAAATACAGGACCGTTTCTTGTTGTTGAACTTGTGCCACTAAAATCGGATAAAGCGGATGTAGAACTTGCTATTCTAAATGAAGTATCATCCGTCATAATTACTGCGTTTCTAGACCCATCTTTTATGAAGAATCCTAAATCGGATGAATTTATTTCAATTGTACCAGTACTAGTTTTACTTATCTTATCATTAGAAATTGACCAACCTCCAATTGTAGCACCTAATGCGGATAATTCACTTACTGTTATTTTATTAGCGGTTACCGCGCCAGCTGCTATTGTGGTTGCGGTTACTGCGTCAGCTGCAATTTTACCTGCAATAATTGCACCAGCTGCTATTGTGGTTGCAGTTACTGCGTCAGCTGCAATTTTACCTGCAACTATTGCATTTGCAACTATTTTACCAGAAGTAACTGCATCTGCTGCTATTTTACCTTCCGTTACTGCATTAGCCGCTAATTCTGCATTTGTTACGGTACTTAAAGTTGCCAATCCACCTAATCCAGTAACTTGTCCAGTTGATACGGTGTTTTGAGTTGCTAATGTTCCAAGACCAGTAACTTGACCAGTTGTAACACTATTTGCAGTTGCTAATGTTCCCAATCCAGTTACTACAGTATTTGGAACTGTACTACCAACACTTAAATTACCAACTATGTTTAGATTTGTTCCATCCCAAGTTAAAGAATTTGTTGCAGATTTTAAAGAAAGTTTGGAAACTCCACTATCTTGACCTAAAAATATACCAGTATTATTAAACCCTTGAGAGGATTGTCCAATCGAAATATAAGGATTTGTAGAACCACCCGCTATAGTTATATTTGCCGAACTTAATGTGGTTGAAGTCGTACCAATGTTTATTGTATTTTGAACAAATGAATCTTCAAATATACCTATTTTAGCTGCAACAAAGAAATCTTGTGCACCCAATGATATCCAACCCGTTTGTGATGATTGATGTGGTGCACCATCCGCGACGTTTCCTGTAGCTGAAAGATGTTGTCTAGTGGTTGCGTAGTAAGTATTATACGGTGGTGAGCCAGTTGAACTCCATAGAACAGTATCTCTTCTACCTGTCCCAGTTGTTAACCCATCTGAAAATTGGTATGTTCTACCACTTGTCCAAACTCCAGTATGAACTACACCAGGTCCAGTTTGGCCATTGGCACCATTTGCACCATTTGCTCCCGTTGCTCCCGTTGCTCCCGTTGCTCCGGTATTACCGATTCCACTTACTCCAACTTCAAAATCAATAGTTCTGCCAGTAAATGCAGTACCTTCAGAGTTTCTGTAAGAAATAGTTATTACACCACTTGTACCACTAATACTAGTTGGAGTGTTTGGGGTGATTGTACCATTGCCATTATTTGTAGCGTTTGTGACACCAGTTATATTAAAAGTATTTGCTCCACTTGTATTGTATGTATAATTTGACCCACCTTCGTTTACTACAACGGTTACATTACTAGGTGTCCCTATACCAACTAACGAACCACTAACTACGGTTTGTGATTGTGGATTTGCAGAAATGTTTACAACGGGTGCAGAACTTCTTACTCTAGAAATCGTAGCAGTTACATTCTTTGTACCTGAAACACCTTCACTATCGGTGAAATTGACAGGAATTGTTACTGTTCCACTATCGGATGTCATCGAAGATGCATTACTTGAAAACACTATTGTATTAGAAGAAACACTACCCGCTAATCCATTTGTATAAGTAGGTGTTCCTAATGATGTAAATCTACTTATACCACCTTCTAATGCAGTTACAGTTAGGGTTTGTGGTGTAGCTGAACCACTACCACGAGAATTTGATTGGATTGATTGTGCAGTTGGTGAAACTGAAACTTCCACATTTGGTACTCCTCTCTTACTTTTTGAATAGGTTACCACCTTTGTTACATCAGTTGTATCTCCTGCTCCATCTTTATATCTTACTAATAACGTTAAAGAACCACTATCGGCAGTTAAAGTAGTAATACCATAAGTTGCATCATCAGGTGTTGAATCGTTTGCAATACAATTCACAGCAGTTGCAGAAATTACATCAAATCTATTATTTGTTGATAATCCTTCCTCTCTTGTAATATCTTCTCCACCAACTTTAACACTTACCGAACCACTTGTTGCTGCAAATGAAGCACTTGCTACAAATCCAGTTGATAATGCTGGTAATGTTGCGTTCTCATTTGTAAGATTTACCGATAATCCATCTAATATTTTTACAGGAGTTACTTTTATAGCATCTGAAAATTGATTACCAAATTGGTCTGAACCCGAAATGAAGTATGTAGTTTCGCCTGTTAAAAATGGATAAGATGCACCCGATAATGTGTAGGTATCTACTCCGTTTGTCGCATTTGTATCTACAAATGTTAACGGTGGTTTACCACTACCCGAATTTACGGTCAATGGAGTTGTTGCCGATGCTAAATTCTTACGTTTAGCTTCGATTGTTATTATTTGACCTACTGGGTTTAAAGATAAATCAGTTGCTTTATAAATGAATTGGTTTGTATTAGATGTTACAAATAATCCAGGTGCATTTTCACCATCTTCAAATCTGTATACAGTTTCAAATTGTTCCAATCCCTCACAAGATGCAGTATATACAATTGAACCAACTAATACTGATGATATACTACCACTAAAATTTGCAATAGTTAGTGTTGCACCCGCATCACTTACATTTGTTAATGTTCCAGGATAAGTTCCTCCGTATGATGATGGGTCTATGTAATTTCCTAAAGTGTCAAACGCAGACCTACCGTATGTAACAGAACCTGTTAAATTTGATTTTGAAACCTTAAATCCCAATTGTTGAAAAGCAGGATTACCAAATGAACCACTAGAAAATCTAAATGCAGTTCTATCCGAATCAAATGTTAATAATTTAGTGGTTATTCCTGCAGTTCCACCTGTAAAATTTGCACTTTGTGTTACCGATACTGGAACAAAATTATTGTTCACATCGTAAAATTCAAATTTAAAATTATATGTTTCATTACCAATAACTGTAGGCATTGTTGTAATAAACGAAATCTCATCTGGTGAAAATGCGGTATCTTCGGAAAGTCTTAAACTTATATTTCCAACATGCCATTCTCCTTGTGATTGAGAAAAATATAAAGAACCACTTTCAAAATCAGAATCTACTTTAAAAGGAACTACTGTATCTAATAAATTTTTTGTAGGAGTTATTCCATTTAATGTAGTAATTAAAACATCACCCCCATCGGACCCACTTATGTATATTCCTAAATTACTTGCAGTAGATGATGAATAGAACGCATCCAAATTTAACTCGTAAGTATTTGATGCTTTTATATTCAATGATTGTGAATAAGTTAATAATCCACTTCCATTCAATTTCAATCCACCCTCAACTCTACTAGATGTTAATTCAGTGGTTAATGAACCAGTGTTCCAAAATAAAGGCAATACTTCGGATGTAAATGTACCAGTGTTACCTATAACACTTCCACTTAATTGTGTAGTTGTTAATAATTCTTTTGATTCTACTAATATATCTTGTATTAAATTAAAATCAGAAATATCTCCTTCAGAAGTTCTAAATACTTTTACTCTTTTTACATCACCCGCGAATGTTTCTAAATTTGAAAGTTTTATATCAGCAAATGATTGATTTACTCCAGAATCAACTTTTGAACCACTTTCTATTCTGTATATTGGGGATAGTATTTCGTTAATAGTGGCAGTTGGTCTTTTATAAAAACGAATTTTGGTAGTATTTGCTAATGTAGGATTAACATTAACAGTTCTTTGCCACTTTACATTGTAAGTACCCTGCCAATCAATTGGTATAGGTGTTAATAACCCGTTGCCATCATAGTATGAACTTAATTCACCTAGTATTGTAATTGTACATGGACCATACGCGGTTGTATCTGGATAAACATATACTGCTACAACTTTTGATACTCCTTCGTAGTATTCTGTAACAAATGTTTCACCATCTATGGAAGAGGATACTATACCTTCTCCAGGTTCGTGATATATAGTATTTCCCGCAGCATCTTTAATTTCAATTTTAACTAAAGTATCGGCTACCAATTCTTTTGAACCTGCTATTAAAAATGCGTTTTTACCACCAGTAAATGCATCAGGTATTTCTGTTACATTGAAGTAAGTACTGTTTGGAGCACTATCTACTACGAATGTATTATACTTGTCTAAATTTTCAGCAAAAAGCGTTTTCTTTATTACGGCCATTATATAATATCTTTACTATAAATATCCTTAAAAAATAAATCTAACATATTTATATAAAGAAAACTAATAAATACTTTAATAAACTAAAGATAACTAAAGAGTTATGAAATACGCAATGTTACAAATCAAAAAAGAAACCCACGAACTTCTCAAAAATTATTGTGAAGAACATGGATTTAAAATGGGAAGTTTAGTTGAAAACTTAATTAAGAAACATGTTGGTGTTCCTAAAATTCAAAACGGTGTGTTAAAAGCAGATAAAATTAAATCTTTTTAATCCTCGTGTGAGTAGAATGATACTATATTATATTTAATATCATTCTTTACTTTTTCAACTTCATGGAATAAATTTTTATCAGAATCTAATACTACAAAATTAGGAAAAATTGGATTTACTTTAATATCATTTCCATTTAAATCATGTAATATCAAATGCCCACCGTTTGATTCACCCCATTCATTATTTAAAAAATACAAAAATACACATATTCTGTTGTTAGGTTGTCCATCATCGTGTAATTTTATTTCGCAACCTTCATTGTAAAATTGCAGTTTTGTATTTTCAGTAAATCTACCAAACGATTTTTCAGGATAGTATTTTTTTACAAAGTTTTTTTGAAAATTTCTTAATACTTCATTGTTTATTTTTCCATTTATTTCTGAATTCATAGAGGTACCAAATACCCAAGTTGGATAAAATCCACATTCTTCAATTTTTTTCAATTGATATTGATGTGCTTTATTATAAACATAATCGGCAGTATTTAAATCTTTATCATTTTTTAAATACCCATCATACACCAATTCTTCCATATATGATTGGTCGTTGTATTTAAACCAATAATCATATCTAGAATGTCTTACAAAATTTGTATTATCTATATAATCTTTTATTTGTTTAAACCCATCTAAATCGATTAGTTCGGAATAATCTTCCAACTTACCGTAAATGTATCCACTATTTCTGTAATTTTCTATACTTTCCATTAGAAATTAATTTTACTATATCCATTTTCTTTTTTAATTTCAATCAATCCATCTACTATATCTCTCATTTGTTCTAAATGGGAAATTATCCATATAAAATCAAATTGAGTTTTAAGATATTGCATCATCATAAATAGTGATGATAAATTATCTGAATCCAATGTGCCAAATCCTTCATCGATTACCAAAAAATTTGGACGAGGTAAGTTACACACATTGATAAGAGCAACTCTAATTGCCAATCCACTAACAAATTTTTCCATACCACTACACATCTCCAATGGCCATTCTTGGTCATCATAAACAATTTTGGCATTGATTGATTTTCCATCCATCTCCATCGTAACTCCAAAATCAACTACTTGTGCCAAAATATTATTTACCTCATTCTCAATTACAGGTAATGCTTTTGAAATTAACTCATATGGGATTCCATCTCTCTTTACTGAATCCAAATAATAGGTATACAGGCGGTTCTTTTCTTCCAATGCCTTAACATCATTCATCTTCTGTTTTATGTCCTCTATAAACGAAGATATGGATGTAATAGAACCATTTAAATTTGTTATATCTTTATTTAATTTACTAATATCATTTGCAATAGTATTTTTTGCTTTATTTAATTCAGAAATTTCACTTTCTATTTCTTTATTTCTAGAAATAGTATCTTCATTTTCATAATACTTATCTATATTTTCATCAATTGTATCTAATTGATTTTGTAATAATTGTTCTTTAGTTTTTAAAGCACTTAATTCTATTTGTGTTTTTTCTAAAATAATTTTACTTCTAGAGTATTTGTTTTTTAGTTCATTCCACTCATTATATTGCTCTTCAACTCCATTTAAGGAATCTAAAACACAATTGATTGCAGCAACTTCATTAAAAGTATGCTCTACTGATATTTGCAATCCTTCTAAATCTGATTTTGCTTTTACTGCATCTTTCACAAATTCATTATCACAACAGAATTTACAATTAGGGTCATATTGGTGATTATTTAAATGTCCAATCTTTTCTTCAGCTACTTCTAATTGTTGTTTTGCTTTTTGGTATACTTTTTCTGCTTCAACTAAATCTTTGGATTGTTTTACAAAATCGTTATGAGCAATTTCTATATCAACTTCATTGTCATCTATTGTGAATTTACATTTTTCAAATAGGGATTGTGAAACTTCGGTAAGTAAAATTTTATGTTGTTCAATTTTACTTTCTTTTAATTCATAATCAGTTTCTGCATCTTCAATCTGTTTCGATATAGAGTTTCTTTTTGATTCTAATAAAGATAAATCAAGATTAGAATCAATTGGAGTTAATTCTCTACTTAAATTTACAATTTTATCATTTAATTCACTTACTTCCGTATTTTTATCACTTAATAATACTTCTAATCCCTTTAATTGTGATTTTTTTTCCAATAATTCCTTACCCTTTTCGGCAAGTTCTGTTGTAAAATCTGTTTTCTTAAAGTTTTTAATCAATACGGAAACTTCTCTAATATCTTCAGTTGCAGTATCATATAGTTTATCAAAAATAGTTAAACCCATAAATTGTGCAAGAAGGTCTTTCCTTTCTGATTGTGATTTATCAATAAAAAGGGCATTATTACCTTGCAGTGATAGTGCAGTTAGTACAAAATCTTCATATTTTCCAACATATTGTTCAATAATTTGGTTTGTATCTCTTCTTTCGGTTCCATTTAGTGATGTTTTAGTATCACCATCTTGTCTCCAAAATTGAACATCTACTTTTACATTTTTTCCTTTGTTAATCGTTTTAGCAGTTCTCTGAATACCATATTCTACCCCATCTATTTGAAAATATAGTGTACAATCAAAATCCGTTTTACGATTATTTAAGATATTAGATGCTTTATATGCTCTACTACTCTTATCATATAAACAAAACGATACTGCATCAAATAAAGAAGATTTGCCCGCTGCATTTGGGGCAAATAATCCAACTAATCCGTTTAATTTTGTAAAATCAATTTTGTTACTTTCTCCATAACTAAACATATTTGAAAACTCAAAACGAATTGGTTTCCATTGAATGTTGCGTTGGATGTCATCTTGAACGATTCTACTATTTATATCTCTGTTAATCAATTCTAGCCCTTTTAAATCTTCAGGAACTACAAAAGGCATCATTCTCTCAATATACTCATTTATAAGTGAGTTTTGATAATTGATGTCTGAAATATCTTCAAAGTCTAATTTGTTTAATCTATCACCTGTTTTAGATTTAGAAAGGGAATCGGTTCTAATAATTGTAAAATCCTCAACACCATATCTCATTTTAATTTCAGCCATTACTCTTTTAGTATCAGCGGAATCGGTATTAGATAAACGAACTCTCAAACGAGGTTTCTTTGGCATATCGGATACGATAGGAACTTTCCCATTATCAATATCCATAGTATAATACCCATAATCGTTTTGGATATCAACTGCTTCGTAAGTAAAAGTATCCAAATCCCAAACGAGGAACCCATGTTTATCTAGGGTTTCACCAAAGTTTTGTTGAATAAGAGAACCAGCATAGACAACCTTACAACCTTTTGGAGAAATCATCTCTTGTCGTTTGTGAATATCACCTAATAAGGCTAAATCGTATCCATCAAACATATCAGTTGTAAAATGACGAGATGAAACGGTGTATCCAATATCTGTTTGAGAATTATCAACTGGCCCGTGAAATAAAGCAATCTTTTTGTTTCCAAATATAGTATTTGCTTTTGGCCAATTTGCTTTATTATCAAAGATACTGAATACCGCAAAATCTATTCCACCAATACCATACACTTGAGTATCTTTGAGATATGTAAAGTTTGGTAAGTTTAAAGCATCTACAATTGGAGTAAGAACATCCAATCTATCAGAGTTATTCATATTACAATCGTGATTACCTGTAATAAGGATTGTTTCACAATGTTTAGAACACTCCGTAAATAACCAACTAATCTCCCTAACTAATTCAGGAGATAATTCTAATTTAGCATGAGCAATATCACCTGCTAAATAAATGATTGAATCATCCGTACCTCTTTTACGAATCTCCTCAAACATCTTTTCAAAAACCTGTCTGTACTCATTGTGTCTTTTCACATTACGGATGTGTATATCTGCAATATGATAAATCTTTTTCAATCTACTCATAAACTATTTATTTTATTTAATAGTAATTCTTCCGAAGTAAACTCTTTAGTTTTATTTAGTTCTTCGTAGAATTTTTCATACCCCATATCAGCGGCATCTTTATCTTTCAAATACATCATCTTAACTTGAATTCCATTCTTTCTAAAGTATTCCGCAGCTTTTAATGCTTCATTCATCGCATCGTTATCTAATGAAATTACAATATCACTAACTCCACTCATAAAGATTTTCTCAACCAATTGTTTGGATGGAAACTTACCTAAAAGTGGAATTGCATTTCTTTTGATTGTGATTGCATCAAATACACCCTCACATAGTATAATTGGTTCATTCCAATTAACCTGTGATTCTAAACAAATTATATTTTTACTGATTGGAGGGTTTTTGTATTTCATCTTCTCATCTGGATAATAAGAACGAGAAACAAAATAGTTTAGTAAACCATCCGAACTGTACGATGGTATAATTATTCTCCTACTATACAACCCATCTTTGCAATAACCAATGTTATATTTAACAATTTCCTTTATACCAATTCCTCTTTGAGAAAGATAGAACATAGCATGTTTATATTCTGGATTGAATCCAGTTGGTTCATCTGCTAATGAAATAAATTCCTTTGGGAGTTGTATAAATACTCTAGTTTCAGCATCTTCTTGTTGAGGTGTCCAATTACTATCTCCGTAGATTTGTCTAATTATGGATATAGTTTGTCTATCCACATCCAACTTACGAAGTAGAGATGTAAGTTTTTTACCACCACTATTACAATTCCAACAATGCCATTTCTGACTTTCTGTATTTACTTGCAATTTAGGTTTGTGGTGGTTACAGAAAGGGCAATAAAAGGCCAATTCATTACCTTTTAAATAATTGTATGTACCCAACACATTTGATAGTGTGGATGTAACGAGATTTTTATCAGTTTGATTCAACACAAATCAAAGATAGTATAAATATTTTAGATTTACAAGTCTTTTAAAACCAATCCTCTGGAATAATCTTATCAGAGTATTTGAATCCGTTTTTATCACACCAATCTCCATACGAAGTTTTAGAGCTTTTTGTGATTTTGTTTTTTGAATTAGAAAATACGAATCTTATATCCAGTTCTGGATTTTGAGATTTAACTAACAGATGCTTTTTCCTATCAGCTGCAACAAATCTACCTTTAGTTTCTACAAAAATACCATTAGGTAATTTGAAATCAGGATTATAAGTGTGGTTCGAAGCGGGTATGATGTAAGGAATCTTTTCAGATTCATATTTAACATCAATACCCCTCTCTTTGATTTGGCTTGAAATAGTTTCTTCAAGACCAGATTTGAATCCGTGTTTTCTAGCAACCCAACTTTTAGACTTCTTTGTAACTTTTTTAGCCATTAAAAATTATCGTTTTACTGATTCCGAATACTTTGCAAAGTTCTTTTCACCACCTCTACCTGTTTTGAATTTTGTAGCAGTTAAAACTTGCTCATCTGCTTTTTTCAAATCATTTGTAGAATATGGAGTGTTTGCAGCTTTTCCAGCTTCGAATGAAATCTTATCAACACCTAGTGATGTTTGTTGTGCTTTGTATAATTCTTCTAATGTTGCCATTTGTTTTGTAGTTTAAGTATAAATATAAGATTATGTGTCAAATCGTATAATAAAGTTAACCGGAATATCTCTTTCTGATTTAATTGGTTGAGGAAGTTTAGCTACTGCAACTAAATCACAATTATCATCATATAAACCAATTGTTGTAATGAATGGTGTTAAGAAAGAACCAGTTGAATCAATAGAACTACTTAAATCGTAATGTTCAAATCCTGCAAAGTGAGTTGAAGAACTTACGGATGATGTATAACGATAATCCAAAGTATTTCCATTTTCTAATACAGATTTTTTACGAATATATTTAACAGGTTGTTTAGAGTATACTCTATGTGTGTTTCCAGAAGAGTCAACAAATGATTCGTATTCACCACCTTCCGTTACAACTGCGGATGGGTTTTGTGAAACATTGAATTCATCTTCATTAACAATTAGCAGATATTCATGCTCATAAATTGTTTTTGTAGATTTGAATGATACCTCCCAATTAGATATTAATACATCATTAAGTGCACGAGTGATTACAATCAAACCTTGAGTATAAAATATATTACCAATTGAATTTGTTCCTGCTGCGCCTGATAAGAATGGTATATTATCTACTACCATTACACCACTTTCAATGTTAAAACTAACAATGTTCATATCATAATTCACACCATTATAAACTAAATTGAATGTTTCTGATTGAATATCAAAATCACCAACTGCAGTTTGGAAAGAAGCAGTATATGGAGAAGAAGCCAAGTCTGTAAATATGATTTCATTATCTTGAATATCTACAGATACTATAGTAATAGTATCACCTGCCGAATCTATTAAATTTCCAAAGGTATCATCTATATATGTTTTACCATTATCCAATAAACTGATTGAACCTTTTTTGATTCCCTCACCAACATATATCTGTGGAATAGAAATTACTTTTGCAGACCCACTTAAAAATCTATCTCTACCTGAATCAGAGGTTTCGTATGTATTATTTTTGGAACCAAATCTCAAAAATGGATTATCTTCTAAACCATTATAAAATTGCGCTCTTAATTGTCCGTATATAGAGTTTTTAGGATACCCGTTTGATAATTCAGATGATGATATATTGGCTTCTAAAAAAGTAATTTGATTGGAACCACTGGAAAAGTTCCATTCTTTGTAGGCTTTGAAAGGCCTAATACTAATATCCGATTTTGGTATTCGTTTTAACATATCACATATAAATATAAAGAAATAAAAAACCCCATATTACTATGGGGTTGAAACTCCAACGAGTCGGTCCTACGAGTCTATCATAGGAGTGGTAATTTATTAGAAATCTAATTTTACTTTTATAGCTACCTCTTTATCAAATGATTTAGCAATTGGTTTAGAAGTTTTTGCTACTGCTAATAATTCGTTTGCGTCATTATACAAACCAACGGTTGTAATATATACATGCGGGTCTCTCTCAAACAAAGGTTGTACAAATGCACCTACTGAACCAGTTACGAATGTAGGATTGTTAGAGAAGTTAAATTCTCTATTGTTTGCTCTTACAAAGTAATGAGATGTAGAAACATTTTCAGTTCTACGAGCTTGGAAATCAGCTCCTTTCTTCAATGCATCATATAATTTCAATGAACCAGATACTGAACCTGATTGATGATATAATGCGGTTGTTGAACCCGCTGCTGCTGATAATTCACCACCAACCGATGCAGAAAGTGCAGTTGGGTTTAATAAGATGATACCCATATCAGGATAGAATAAACCGTATCCTTGTTGTGTATATGTATCGGAATACTGTGCAATTGAAGCAGTTAAAGATGTTCCAATGTTTAATGCACCACTAACCATATTATAAACTCTACCCGCAGTTGTTACATTTTCACCAGTTCCACCTGAATCATCAATTAAGGTGATATATCCAGCTGAACCTGATAGTGCAATTTGTATATTTCCTGGGTCTAATTTTTCTTTATATCTAGCTCTATTAATGTTAAGTACATAGAATGATGATAAATCATGTCCTCCTGCAGTTGAACCAGTATAAACACTAAAATATGCATCAGCTGCATCTAACAATACATTCTTAAATTGGTTATAAACCGCAGTTGTTTGTAAATTTGAATCATCATTTTGAGATAATGTAGGTGTTCCTTTTCCATCTACATCACCATACGCAATTGAGAATTGAACCTCTGCGGAAGTGGATGATGTTGCAAGATTGTATACATCCAAATAGTATTTACCACTTACAGAGTTCAACTGTGTCGATGATGTGAAAAAATTAGTTAATGAACCCTCATCACCACTCCATATTCCAGAAGTTACAATTTCTGTTCTGTTGGTTACCTTATCAATTGCTCCAAATTTCTTATATATACCATTTGTAATGGTGGTTATATCCGAACTAATCTGTTCACCCTGACCTAAAAATTGGTTTACAATGCTAACTAATTCATTTGTATCGATAGGAGTACCTGCTACATTTGACTGTCCTGCCAAGTATTGAGCTATATTACTTGCTAAAAGGGCTCCTCTATTGTCTCTAATTAATGCCATAGTTTATTTTATTGAACGTAAGTTATCGTTACTGGTATTGTTTGTGAACCACCAGTTTCGTTACCATAAACTGTAATTGTAGTTTTGATAGTCGAAGTTAATGATGGGTTTGGAATAAATTTAAATGTCAATCCTTTTGCAATTGCCGCAGTTGCAGATACATCATCACCAATAAATACTGGTACTGAACCTACATCGGAAGTCACACCTTCACCTACAATATCACCTGCGTTTTTGTTAGAAAGAACAATAGTATATCCTAAACTTCTATTTCCAGCTGGGGATGTAGTTGGAGATAATGATACCTCACCACTTCTTTGATTAACCGAAATAGTTGGTATACCGAACTCTACAACAGGAATACGAGTTGTGTTTTTAGGTAATGTTACTAATTTGTATTTCATTACTTGAGTTTCATCAGGATTAGCTTCCAATACTGGCATACCCTTAATAGCTGCATCATAATATGCAGAACCAAGTGGGTGTGCTGGTTCGTATAAAGTGTAATCAATCTCATCATCTGCTAACGCAAATTGAGTGATGTTTAATCCTTGACCTGATGCTAATTTTTCTCTACCCTTTTTAGTAAGAATTGCATCGACAGTTAATTCGCTATTACTTAAATATCCCATAATATTTTATTATTCTTTTGTTTATAAATATAATAATTTTTAAATTTCGTTATTCTACTTCCAAAATAGGTTCGGAAGAATCTCTACCAGTCTTATTTACTCTTAATGTATTTGGATTAGATGTAAATGTTTCAATAGGTGAACTTCCATCCAATGTAGTTGCCGAAGTATTTTTAGAACCTCTAAAGAAACTATTTTGCAATCCTCTTGTTAAATCGGATGTAAATTTATTATGTGTTGGTAAATAACCATCTACATTTTTTACTTCTATTATATTACCTTTAACAGTGGGTACGGTAGAACCACTAAATGGTTGTATATTTAATTTTGTTTCAGTATATGTTTCAATATCCGAAACATAACCACCACGAGGGTCACCCAATCCGTTAGCCGAAGCAGTTATTGCAAATTTCTGTATAATTCTTTCTTTTTCTTCCGTAACCAATTGTACTCTAACTCTTTCTTTTACTACTCTGTTATCCTTATTAAAATATGTTCTAATTGCGGAGCCACTCTGTGCATAAATACCAAACCCAATTGTTTCAAATTCAGTTTGTCCTATAATTTGATTTGAATTTGAACTAACAATTTCACTTACAATTGTAGGGTCTCCCAATTCTGCATCTATAGTAATTTCTTTTTGGTAATAATCCGAATTAAAAACAAAATTAGAATTCATATCAATAGTAGAATCCTGTTGATAGTTTTCGGCCAATAAATTATTTACCGATGCAGTTGAAATTAATGCTTCATACTGATTATTTTCTGCCGTTAAATTTTGTGATATATTGGCATCTATTAATGTTTCTTTTTGAATATCTTCAAATGAAATAACACTAGTATCAGATAATTTTATTTCAGTTTCTTTCTGATAATCATCTGCAGTAGGTTTTTTGTGAACAACTTTACTTCTTTCTAAAAAGTGTGGTTCTATTAATAGACCAGTGGTTGCTTTAACCCTTGCAGGTAACATTTTCTTTAAATCTTCAAACATAGATTTCTCATATAGTTTGATTAGATTTATATAAGAATAAATATCTCTATTATCAAATCTTTGGAAATAATAATTTCTTAAATTATCCAATGATTTGTAATTTGGTTTATAATCATCTGATGGGTCCCCAATATAATTATCGATATTCAATCCACCAAAAGTTTTGGCAATATCCATATTCAACTCTTTTGTAGGAGAAAAGAATAAACCAACCCTGTTAGAATCGGTTGGAGATTGGTCAAATGCCTTTTTAGTTGCTCTACTTTTTATTGATAAATCTACACCGACACTTCCGGATATTTTTTGATTAGTTAGAGTATATTGGTCTTCAAATCTAATCTTATTAGTTGAGAACCTACTCGCTCCACCATCTGGATATTCCATCACAATCGTTCTATCAATTACTTCAAATTGGAATGGGTATTCACTTACAGATGGAAAACCAATTGCTGATGCGGATAATAATGGTGTAAGGTTTACTGAATATAATGAAGCGGTAGTTCCGTTTTCATAATGATTTCTAGTCAAACCATTTTCAAAATAAATGTTAGTATCAACATTTATTAACGAAGATGTTTCTGCTAAATTTTTAGGATATTCAAAATCTAAACGGAAATATAAATCATCGGTTGAAGATGAAACACTATTTCCATTAATCATTTCAGGGAATGAAACGTGTTCGTAGAATTTTTCAGTATCCAATACTTCAGACCATAAACGAAATTCATCCACACTACCAATATAGTTTCCACCCAATTTAATCGTAGAACCATTATTCCAATTTGTATAATTAGAAGATGATATTGATTCTTGGAATATAGTTCTTTCTTTATCGGCTTGTCTTACATCTAATTTTAATCCAGCGGAACCACTACTTACGGATATACCAAAAAACTTACCATTAAATATTGGTAATGTTGAAGTTTCTATTGATAGTGAACCACTATAATTAAATTTAACTTTACCATAATCACTATTTGTAGAACCACTTAAATTTACATTCCAACCACTACCACTTATTAAAGTATATTGGGATGATTCTAATGGTTTTACAAATAACTCAATCGTATTTGGTTTAAGACTAGAAGTATTATTTGTTTGTTTCCACTCCATCTCTATTGATGAAGTTAATGTCATATTAAGACCTGTAGTGATATTATCTAATACCAACTTACTTTTGGATGTATCACCTACTTCAGGACCTCCAAATTCTAAAATTGAAAGATTAGATGATGGAATTCCATAACATGCCATTAAAGCATGTATACCTCTTCTAGTACCTTTATGTTTAAGTAAATATGGTAAGTTGTTTACAATTCTTCTCCAAACTTCGTTAGTTCTTTGTTTTGCTGGGTTTGATTCCCTATCATTACCTTCTTTATCTTTACCAAACACATAACTCCACAAATCAGCATCTGCTGCTAAATTTTTAGCGTCCCAACTAAATGATTTTAATGTATCAAAAAGTAATTTGTCAGAAATACCATCTTTCGATTTATATCCTAATCCCCTACTTTTTTCAATTGATTTGGTATGGAAATAGATATTATCAAAATGATGTCCAATCATTGAAAAGAATAATAATAAACTTTCATTTTCATTATTATTAACAATGTATTGAGGTATATTGTTTAATACATAATTTGAATTATTGGCATCATATATATTTGCAAGTTCTTCTATATTACTGTACCAATTAGAAACTTCATTAGATGTACTCAATCTTCGAGTCGCTCCGTTATAAGGCCAACTTAAAGAAGATGATGTGTATAAGAATTTTTCAAATCCATCAAATCCGTTTACTAATTGATTTTTCTTTAATTGTTGTCTTTCTGCTTCCTGTATAGATGGTAACGAACCACTATGTGCCTGTGATGCGTTAGCTGCTGCTAAAGCAGTTTCATACACTTCAATGAGTTGAACTTTATAAACAAAATTAGCAATACGTTCATTTGCAGAACTAAAATGAACAAAATTTTCCCATAAATAAGTAGAACCAGATGAGTATTCGATATTTAATTCATCCGTAGTTATTAACGATGAACTTAAATATAGTGATATTAACTCATTAGAAGATGTAGAACTATCTAGTATTATATTATCTAATGATTCATAATTAGTAGATTGTCCTTTTACAAAATCTACATCAATTGTAAAATTAGGTCCTTTTATTGGTGGACAACTTACATCATTATTTTCCGTTAATACAACCGTTTCAATTAAAGGATTACTCATTAATTTTGTAATCCAGAATGTTGAATTATTCTGTATATTAGCAGGTAATGGTGAATATAATTTTAATATAATTGAATTAACAACATCATTTGGAGCAACAAACGTATTACCTAAATTATCCGTAGATTTTTTAGATAATGTAAAATCATCGGTTTCCCATGATGAAATTATAATTTGTTCATCGTTTCCAAAATTAGCAAGGTGAGTTAAATACTTACTTTCTTTTGAAGGTTCATCAATTTTTAATTTTTCAGAAAAAGCATTAAATAAAGCGTTAGTAATTATATCTTCATTTAATGAAAGTGTTGGAAGTGTTAATTTTGTCAACACTTCGTATTCATTACCAATTAACTCCTCTGCTCCACTTCGATTATATGGTTTTAGTATTAATGTTATATTGTCACTACCAACCCAATTTGGATAATTTTCTCTTAATTTTTTAAGATTAATTTTTATAGAACCGTTTGGTGGTTGATTACTTAATAATCCAATTTTACTGCCATCTTTTTGTTTTAACCAAACATCAACCGATGAAACTGCAAAAGAGGAATATGAAACTTCATAATCAATGTTAAAATCAGAAAATGATGGTACATCAATTGATTCTGCATATATAACCTCCGTAATAGCAGGGAAATCATTTATTGCAGTAAATGTTACAATTGCTTCTACTCTAGTGCCTGTTCCGAATTTATTACTGGTTGGAACAAAAAATATCTTTTTAGAACCGTAAACCTCATTGAAATCTTTTTGAAAGAATAAGGTTACTTCTTTATCTGAAGCTGGAATTTCTAAAACTTTATCAGCTGAAAGATATACTAAAACAGAATCTGCAAATTCAGTATTAAATGGAATTGCTATACTTTTTTCTGTATCAGAATCTTTTACGTTAACATTATATTGTATTTGATTTAATACTACTACAGGTGCTTCTGATTTAACTTCTTTTTCCGCTTCGATTACAACTCCTAATCCAGAATTTAGTAATGATGCTGGTAATTGGAATGCATAATTTTGTTTTGTTAATCTATCGTAATTAACTGAATCTGAACCAAATTGTTGAGTAGTTCCTGAATATATGTTTTTAATAAAAATGCCATCGGGTACATTACCTTTAATTTCAAAATTAACAACAGCACTATCTAAAACATTTTTAGGTATACTTCCAATCTGATTATTAGATAATTGCAATTCTCCATCTACACCTATGTTACCTTCAAATACAATTTGATATTTTAAACTTAAAGTAGTTAATTCTTTTATATTTGAATCAAACAAAATTTCATATCCAACCATCGGATTATCAACGGTTACCACATCTGCAGGAGGTGGAGGTGGAGTTTGTGTTCGTCTTGCTACTTCTGTTTTAAATCTTAAACTTATAGTTCCAAAATTGAAATTTTGAGTTTGTTGTTCTTCCCATACATCATCTATTAATGAGTATTCAGTTACACCAATTCCTTCAACTATTTCATTTGCATATTGTAGTTGTTTGGTATTAATTATAAATTTAGATAATACTTTACCATTATCTAAATTTGCAGTATAAGTTTTGGGACCATTAAATTGTAAAGATGAATTATATACAATATCAACAGATTTACCATATCCAGTAGATACACCTTCTTCAAAAAACTCTAAATCATTAGTTTCACTTACTAAATAAATTTTTAAACTAGAGGGAGGACTACTTGGTCTATATGTGGGGGCATTAAAAGGAGCCTCTCCATTGCTAGATGGGATTCCTGCGTTATTAGTAAAATCAGGATAGGAGTATAGACCGTTTTGTTCTGCCATCGATTACTTTTGTTTTATATAAGTATTTTAATATTATTTTATTGCCCCACGAGGTCTTTTAGTTGTTACCAATCCAGCTGCTTCATCTCTAAACGAAATTTCACCAGGTGTGAACACATCAACAGTTCCTTCACCCATTGTTACAGTTTGTTCACCAGTTCCTCCGCCTGTTGTTACAACTGGTGGTTCAAAAACAGGCTCTGGCATTGTTACAGGAGCCTTCTCTTCTACTACAGGTATTTTCGGAGGAGGTTGTAATGCAGGTGGTTGTGGTGGTATAACTTCAACTGGTGTGGGTGGAGTTACATTTGAGATACCTTCAAATGATACTGCTACCAATTCTGGGGAATACACATTTCTTACAATTTCTACTTTAGTATCATAAGCTTCCACTAAATTTTGAATTTCTTTTTTAACTTCTTCTACTCCAAATTCAATAGGTAACTTTTCATATTTTACAACCCTTCTACTTAATGTTTTTATATTAAATGTTATAGAATTATTTAAAATATTTTTTATTTCATTTAATAAATAATTGAAATCATATTGTTCACAATCATCAAATCGTTTCTCCGATGGAGAACCAAATGTAGATTGAGCAATATCATAATTTTTATTGTTTAACCAATAATTAACACTATCTCTGAAATCTGTAAATATTTTAGTTTTAAATGCATTAAAGTTACTTAATCCAAAATCTTTTTTAAGAACTGATTGAAAATCATTTCCAAATTTTGCTGTCAATGCATCATCTATAGATTGTAAAGATGTTCTTTCAAACGAATCCAATCCATCTAATATATTTTTTTTATAGTATTTAAAATCTCTATTTAGATTGTTTAAGTTTAAAAATTGTTTAGTATTAGTTGCGTTTATTTCAGGACTGTTAGTTTTTAATGGTATAATACGAAGTTCTGCTCTTGATGGGGATATTTCATGTATCCAAACTCTTTCTAGTTCGTTTTCACTACCAATTCTACTACGAACAAAGTTTATATTAACTTTAAGGATTCCGTTTGTAAATCCTAAATCATTCAATAATTTTTCAATATTAATAGCAAGTTCTTTTTTACCTAATGTATTAGTAAGTGAATACATATATGAACCTATATTATTTTTTTTTATATATGCTACATTTTTTCCTGATTTTTGGGGTAAGAGTATATTGTTAATATCATATACAGATACTTCCATTACATCATATTTACATTCACCAAATTCGGCTTCCTCTGTTTGATTTTTAGTAACAATAAATAAATCTTCAGCAACGAGAAATTGTCCTTCATTGGTTGAATTTGAATTTATGCTATCAAAATTTGTATATTTTCTAATACTCATAATTTATATATTAATACGAACCCGGATTTGCTTTTACAATATTACATGGGTATTCTTTAAATTCAGTTGTACCATCTTTTTTAGTTGCAATAACTTTTATAGTTCCTTTATATTCGGTAGTAGACCCCCAACCAATAAATTTGGATTCGGATTCAGCACTTTTTGGTACTGCGTTAGCTTTTATTTTAAATTCTATAGTTTCATTTCCACCACCAGCTAAATCAAAATTATTCTTTGGTATAATTAACCAATTCCAATTGTTTGCCAATTTAACTTGAAATGTTATGTTTACAGGTTGAGTATCGTTGTTTGTTATAGCCAATTGACCACCTGCTTCCCATTTAGTTGCATTGTAATCTTTTGCATTAATTTTACCAGCTAATCCCTTTGTTATATCAGTTCTAGTTGTTGCGCCTGACCACTTAATGATTGTGGTTTTAACTAAAATATCACCACCACTTGCTAATGCGGTATTGGATGCAGATTGTTGTATGGCCTGTTGTTGTTGAACTGCTCCTAATTGAGATTGTAATCCTTCAATTATGGAATTCAACGAATCAATTTGTTTAATTAGGGCTTCAATTTGTGCTTTAAATCCTGCATTTTGAGATTGTAATGATGCTCTTAAAATGGATTCATCTACTGATTTTTGTACTGCAGATTGTATCTGTGTTGCAAATTGTTCAATCACTTTTGATAACGCATCCAACTGATTAGCCAATATATCATTGGTTTGCTCTATTGCTAATCTTTTATTAGTTTCAGATAACACTTGTGATGTTAAAGTGTTGATTTCAGCATTTAAAACTTCAATATCCGTTGTTAATTTTTGAACCTGTTTTCTTAAATCCGCATTAGTAAGAACTTCAGCGTCGTATAATGGTTTAGGTACTAAATCAAGATTTACTGTAGGGATATTTGGTTTTAATTCCTTAACTTCAGTATCAATTGCTTTTAAAAGTTCAACATCATCTAATTTAGATTTAACCAATGGTTTGAATATCAAAGATGATGCGATATTATCTTCACTAACTACGGTTACACCATATTCATTTTTAGAAACAGCAGCAGACCCTGATACTTTTAGAATGTTTTCTAAATCAGTGTTTCTTTTTTCTTCTAATTTTAATGCAATTGCTTCTAATGATGTTAATGCCATTGTTATACTATTTGAAATGTTAATTTATCATCAATTATAGTAGATATTTCACCATCAATTATTTTTAATTTTAATCGGTATGTTCTATACAATGGTAATGTATTTAAATCTAAAATAAAATAATTAGATGTGTTATCACATGAAATTTTAGTGTATTCTCCAAATGGAAATATAACATCGTTTGTGATATAATCTTCTAATTGATAATATGATGTTGTAGGTAAATACTTTGATTGGTCGTATTCAAATGTTGTTGAAAATGACTTTAAAGGAAACATATCTCTACCTTTAATTCTAATTTTTATTCTACTATCTTTAGTATATTCCGTTTTTAAATTGGTAATAACTACCTTATAATCATCTTCAGCATAGCCAGTTACTGGTAATAAACTTCCAGTTGCAAAGGATGTGTCATTCCAAACTACCTCTAATTTTGGTTCATATATCGTATTGGTTTCTTTAGAAAAGAATTTTAATACACCATAATCTAATGTATTTTCTTCGTTTTCTAATCCATGATGTACGATAAACCCATTATTTGGTATAGAACCACTTAACCATCCATTAACTATACCTGTCACATTGATTCTAATATCTGCATCTTCGTAGTTGTAAGATTGAGATGCCTGTGATGCCGTATACCATGTACCACCTTCCGCATTTGCAGAACCAGTTGTACCCGGTGTAAACACTGCGGTTCCTGCCGTAACATTATCTTGCCAAGTATTAACACCATTTCTGTATTTCCAACTTACACCATCTGATGTAATGTTATCGAATTTAGTACCAGTACCCATTGACCAACTCTGTGATATTGCGTTAGCGTGTATCGTATATTCTAAAGGAATTTCTTCCGCTTGGGAGGATTTTAGATTTAAATATACAATAGAACCACTTGGGATTCCCATATTAGCTACATCAAATTTTATTAAAGTTCTAGCTATATCTTTACTAGAACCATAATACAATTTACCAACCTCTAATATCTCATCTCTACCTGCATTTTGGTCTGGTTGTTGTAAGTAAATACTGGCATCGAACGATGATGTGAATAATTTATGCATATTATAAAGCTCTTCCTTTTATATCTTTGTTAGGGTATCTTACTTCGAAAACACAAGGGTCTAATGATGGGTATACCACTTTACCTCTAGTTGCTTCATCGATATTGTATTTATTTGGTGAATAATTTCCATCTCCACCACATAAGTTTGAAATCTTAACAGATGGAACACTCATGACTCCTTCTACATTTGCAAGTATTAATTCTAATTCAGAAATGTTTATTGGTTTATTGAATGTCCAATTATCTATATTAAAATAATCTTGTATTTTAACTAAACAATTAGCAACCACTTCTCTTTTATTGTAATTTGAATAACATATTACATCAAAGTCAACACCTATGTTTACAATGAATCCATCAATCATATTTACCGCATCGGTAATCAATCGATATTCACCTAAATAAGTTTTAAGATTTTGTTTAACTGCTTGATTTAAATTTACCAAATGTTTGTTAGAATCATACCCCAAAACATACATATTGATAGCAAATGGATTATTTACTTCATTTAATGATGATTTTTTAGTTGAAAGGTATTTAATTAATTGTCCTTGAATATCCGATTTACTCATACCCTTAAATCCATCTACTAAATTAGTAAATTCTGCAATAGATGCTGGGCTAGATAAAATAGATGCAGGTGAATTGTTGTCTATCTCTCCATCTTGAGATACATACACCTTCGCAACTGAACCATATCTTTCTGGCAATGATAATGCTCTTACTATATAATCCTGTTTAGTTACTGCTCTGTTTTGTGAACCAAATGTTGCTAAAGCGTTTTGTCTGATTTCTTCAATAGATTCTGCCCCTCTACCACCTATTGCAGGTTCTAAATTTTCTACTGCAATTGATGATTTGAATGAGTTATACATACCAACAATGTCCGTTGGGATAGCCAGTAAATCATCATCGAATTCAATTTTTTGAATTTTTGTTAAATCACCAACATTAACATTTGATGCAATTCCTCCACCTGTTAAGTATTTTATACTCAACACTTGCCCAGCAGGTGCTATGCCAAATGTGTTTGTTTTTAAAAAGTTAGATGGGTCAATTCCTTGATTCAATCTATTAATAGAATTTGCCAAACCTAATCCTATATTTTTTGTATTAGGTAGTATTTGCTCATCTCTTAAATTAACATCACCACTACCAAATTGTATTTCAGTTGTATTATCCGAATTAATTTTTACAGAAAATCTACGAGGTACTTTTTGTACTTCTAAAATATATGGTACTGAACCAGAATACTGTGATAAATCATTCACATTGGGTTGTTCTACAAATATACTTTCTTGAGCCAAATATGGAACTTCATAATATCTGTTGTTATTGGAATCAGTTATTGATACTATTTGTATGATATTAGTTTCGGATAATTGAATAGATGGGTAATCAGTATCACTACCCAATGTAATAGCAGTAGTATTTTCTTTAGCTGAAATGGCTTTAATTTTTTTGGATACTAAATATTGAGTAGGGGTACCAGTTGTAGCATCCCTTTCGTATACTTCAATTGTTCTATCCGTTGGATTTTCAAAATCGATTGCATCGGTAGTTATAAAAGATACATTACTATTTGTGGAGGATTGTACCTCAAATCCAGCTTTTATTTTAAAATAAAATCTACTATCTGCGGAATAATTAACACCACCATTTTCAACTTCAAAAACCGATGGTATTAATTGATAAACAGTCAGTGTGGTTATAGCGGGTGAAGTTACTTTAGGTTTATATCCCATAGATTGAGCCAATGAAACCACATTTTTACGTTCCGTAGCATGGGATAACATTGATTCTTTTAATTGAGTATCTTGGTAAAATGAAAGAACATCTCCAATTGCAGCAGCCTGTTCAATAAACACCATACCAGGTGATGCTTCATTAAAATCTGAATATGTATTTGGGAAATAGGTTTTAGTAAAATCTATTAAATTTTGCTTAAACGTGGCAAAATCTTTACCAATGTAATTGATGTTTTTAGTATCACTACCCCAACTTTTGTTTGATGGATTAATTGCCATTACTAATTATTTATGTTTATTTGTACTGATTCTGTTAAATTTGGATTTGATGCTAAAGAAAATTGAATGTCCAATGATATTCTGTTTGTATCAATATCATTATCATCGTAATCAAATACTATTGAAGTTAAACTTAAATATGGTAACCAAGTATCAACTGCATCTACAATAGATGTTTCAATTCTTGACTCAATAGTAGCACCGTCCATCTGTTCAAATAACACCAACCAAACATCACACCCAAATTCAGGATTCATTAATCTTTCTCCTTTTTTTGTTAGGATTAGGTTTTTTAAATTATCTTTTGCTTGAGTTAGAGTAGTATAATTTGTAGAAAATACACCATTAGAATTTGAAGATTTGTTTATCCCAATTCCTAATACTTTATAATCATTTTCAGCTAAATCCGCTACTTTTACATTACCTAACTCTATTGCCATTATTTAAATCTTTTTACTAATTCTGAATAATCTCTTGATAATGCCTTTATTGTAGCATCTTGTAATCCATCACCCGTAGATTCAAAGTTTGGAACATTAGATGGTACATTTACCTCTCTAAAATCCATAGTTTCCCATTCACTCTCATCAACTCTTAATTCAGGTTTAATCATATCTAATACACTCCCAACTGCTTGAGCACCTTCCTTACGTTGTTCTGATGAAAATGGTTGGGTCATATTTAGAATCTCATTTATCATCGGGTCTTTTGAAAATTCCTTTTTGATTTGAGGTTTTTGTTGAGGTTGTACCACCTTTCTACTTTGTTGTAAAGCATTATTCGCAGCTGCAAATGGGTCTACTGATTTAATAGCCTCCTTTAAAGTAGGTGCGGTTGATGCTTTAGGTAAATTTGGAGTAACTGCACCAGATTTGATAAGTTTAGCAACTTCCTCTTTTACTTGTGCTTTTACTTCATTCTTAACCACTTCTTTAATTAGTGATACTAAAATGTCTGATTTCATAAAAATTATTGTTCTGTTTGTTAATAAATATAATAAGTTAAAATTTACACCGATTTATCTTGAGGCAAGTAGTGTAGATGATTCTATTAGTTCTGCTTCATCTCCATATATTATAGATTTTATAGCTGCTGCGATTTCTGGTTCTTGAGTTTGCTCACCTTCTATAAATCCTTTAGCGATAGCAGTTCCAATTGCAGAAAGTGTATCAGTTTGATTTTCCGTTTGAGTTATAGCACTCGTTGCATCTAATGCAGTATCTACACCAACTATTGCTATACCACCCGCGAGTGATACCATATCTTTAAAATCTAAAGAAGATAATGGACTACCACTAAATGGTTTAACAAAATAACCAGCCCATGGTAAAACTCCAGGAGCAGGTGGGGCAGGTGGAGGGTATGTACAATTACAAGTAAATAATCCACCTACCGTTAGTAAATGTACTGATGCGGATATTATAAAATTTAATAAAAATGGTGAAATACTAGCCATTGGTGGTACAACAATTGGTGTCCATATTCCAGGAGATAAATTCAAACCAGTATTTGTTGTTAAATTTGCAACTGCACCAATACATGGTATATTTGGAACAGGTATTTTAGCAGAAGTTGCACCTAACCAATATGCCTGAATCGCAGGTCCAATATCTCTTAACAAATCTCCAGTTTTACTTAATGTAGTTGTATTCAAAATTAAAAGTAAAGTTGACTCCATTAAAGCAACATTGCCTCCTGTGAATGGAACACCTCCTATCAAAGTTTTACCACCTCGTATAGCTTTATCATATTCTTCGGTTAAAGATTGAGCGAATGAGTAGTTGTTTGCTATATTATTTAAATCTGTTTCAGGGAAAAAATCACCAATAACACCAGTATCACCCAATACAGAAGTACCTCCCACAACCGAAGAAGCTACCGCTGCTATTTTAGATTTAGCAACATTTTCTGCCATTTCTAATGACATATTTAAATAAAAGTCCGACCAACTATTAGAAATTCCTCCTTTAAAAAGTTGTTTTGCCGCATTTAAATTTATAGCCATTAGGTTTTACTTAAATAATTATTAGCAGATAATATGGTTTTTAATTGTGAGTTTATTGATTGAAATGCTGCAGCGTTTTCTGGACCAACTTTCGATGGACCAGATGGTGTTAAGTAATTTTGTTGTAAAATCGCACTTATTAAATCTTTTAATATCTTAACAAGTTCCCCACCCAATACCATTTGTTGTACAGCCGCTCCTTCTTGTCCTACTCCACTATTCTTTCCTATAAATACTTTACCACTATCGGAATTAAGAAATATCTGATTAGAACCTTTTGAGTGTAATGTTATATTTTTATTATTGTGAATATAAACTTCTTGCTCTGCATCAACTGTAAAATTACCATCAGTTAGTATTCCAGTATTTCCTTTTCCAAATATAATAAATTCACTTGCTTTTGATGAAAGGATTATTCTATCTGAATTTATAAATAATTGGTCACCTTTTAACGAATCGGATGATGGATATCCTTTGAATGCAGTTTTAGTTTTAGCTACGGTTTCTTTAAAAGGTACTTTAACTTTATTAGAAGTTATATAAATTGATGTACCATCTTTGTTAATATCTTCATCTACTAATTCACCTATTTTTTTTGAATCTAATTCTGGATTCTGTTTATTACGAATGAATATAGATGGGGATGATGTTTTACTATCTTCAGTTAAAAAAAACTCACTAAAACGAATTGTGTTGCCAACTCTACCACTTATAATAGTATCACCGTTTGATGGTTTTAAAAATTTAATTTTTTCATTTACCGAATACTCGTTTTTATCTTTAGTTTTAGTTTTTGCATTTGTCTTACCACCAGTAGCAGCAGTATTAGCCATAGAACCACCACCTTGTTTTCCAGCAGGCACTTCTACATCTTCCTCTAACGTAGCGTAATAGGTTGTGTAATCTCTTCTATAATTTGAATAAGGAGTATTGGTATATGGTAGATAAAATGATTGATTGTGTAATTTTACTATCACTACCGTTTCTCCTTTGATTGGAAATGTAAAATTATTTTTATCAAATGGAAATGCGTAATCATCTACTTTGATATTACTTTCTCTTCGATAAGTAATGGCACCGTACATTCTAGCATCTTTGTCAGAAAATGCTTTATTATCGTTGTATACCGAAATAGCATCAAGTCCAGCTTCACCTGCTTCTTTAGTTAATAATTCGGTTGTTGTACCATATACATTATCTACTGTTGCTAAAAATCCAAATATGTTACTTTGGGTATCTGCCATTATAATTTAGTTTTTATCTCTTCAATTTCGACCTGAATATCTAATAACTTTTCATCGTTCTTCTTGTCCAATTCATTTACCGTATCTTCTAATTCGGTAAGCAATTGAGCCTTTTCATGTTCACTCAACCAACCATCTTCACCTATACCTTTAGCTTCAGCCTGTGCCAATCTCTGTGCAATTGTAGCCAACTTAATTAAATGGTCATCATTCTTAATGGATGAATCGATTAGGTCTCTAATAATGGGAGCTATTACAGTTGCTTCACCTACACTTTTAATTAACTTACGAAGTGATTCAATCATTTCTGAAATGTTCTTCTTCTTTACTTGTTGATTATCGTAAATATCTTTGAATAGTGATGATAAGTTTTTACCATCAAATAATTGAAATTCTGCGCTCATATTATGTTGTTCTTTACTATATAATTATAAAGTTATTCACTTATTAGATTGTATTCGTATTATATCTTACTTATTATGTAATTACCAATAACTAAATAATCCATATCACAATTTTTAAATGTGTTAACCGCAGTGTACGGGTCATTAACCATTGTTTGTCCTCTTAAATTAAAAGATGTATTCAATAGTATAGGTGTTCCACTTACTTTTTCAAATGCTTTTAACAATTCATAATACAGAGGATTTTGTTGACTTTTTACCGTTTGAATTCGTGCACTATTATCTACATGAGTTACGGATGGGATTGGTATTTCGGAAATTACTTGTACAACCTGATTCATGTATGGAACATCTTCTTCTGATTTAAAGTATTGTTGATAATCTTCGTGAGTTACGGATGGAGCAAATGGTCTAAACATTTCCCTCTTTTTGACAACCTTATTTATCCTATCTCTAACATCTGGTAAATGTGGATTGGCTAAAATAGAACGATTACCTAATGCTCTTGCACCGAATTCAGTTCTACCTTGAAACCATCCTATGATATTACCTTCATTGATTAACTCTGCGGTTTTATTTAATAACTCATCTGAATTTTTATAGTATTTAAACGATATATCTCCGATTCTATCTATAATGTTTAATACATATTCTTTACTAAATTCGGGTCCTAAATATGGGGATTGGTTATCACCACCTTTTACTTTAGGATTTCCAATTACATCATGCCACACATATAAACATGCTCCAATTGCAGAACCCGCATCAGATGGTGCGTATGGAATCCAAACATTTTTTATTGCACAATGTTTTTTTATTTTACCATTAGCAGTTCCATTATATGCACATCCTCCACCTAATACTAAATTTGAATTATCGGAATGACTGCATGAGTTATTGATAATATAATACAAACATCTCTCATACCATCGTTGTAAAGCAGCAGCTAAATCCATATGATGTTGTTCTAATTTAGATTCAGGTTCACGTGGTTCAAATCCTATCAATTTAACCAAATCCAATGTAAACATATCCGTATTAGAATACTCCCATGTAAAATACTTCTGATTTATATCAACCAAATTAACAGTATCCAATGATGCGAATGTATCAAATAATTCGTTATATTTTGAAGAATCTCCGTATGGAGCCAATCCCATTACTTTGTACTCACCACTATTTGGTTTAAATCCCAAATATGAAGTTATAGTTGAATATATTAATCCCAATGAATTTGGGAATTTGACTGTTTTAATTTCAATAATACCATTTGAATTACATTCTGCAATGGATATGGTATCCCATTCACCAACCCCATCAATTGAAATTCCAATAGCTTTATCAAAAGGTGAGGTATAAAAAGATAAAGCCAAATGAGATAAGTGATGTTTTGTAAATGTAATTACTCCATCGTATCCAATAGCATCTTTTATATATTTTTTTAAATTACCTTGAGTTGCTTTAAATTCTTTTTTAAATTTATTCCAAGTTTTGAAATACTTAATCCATCTCTTTCCTAATGTCTTACTAACTCTATCATATTTGATATTTGGTACTTCATACCAACACACCATATCAACTTCATCTATTGTAATTTGTGCATGAGATAGACATGCTTCTATGGCCTTAAACGGAAAAGAGTTGTCGTGCTTTATACCCGACAACTTCTCTTCTTCTATTGCAAATACTACCTTACCATCTATAACTAATGCCGCAGCTGAATCGTGGTAAAATGCTGATAATCCTAATTGAATCATAATCTTAAATTTTTATGTCACCATCTCTTTCGAACTCATTATATAGTTCCATTTGTCTTTCTCTCATCTTATTAACAACTTTAGTAATATAATGAGTTGGGTGTCCTGTCATTTCTCTAATAAGTAGATATAATGATTTTTTATTAAAATTTTCTATGTATTCTGCTCTTCTAAATAATTCCAATACGGAATCTGCTATTTGTAAATCTCTTTTTTTAGGAAAGAAGTTTTCCAAATGTTTATCCCAATAGTTCAACATTACTACATTAAAAGTTCTATGGTCATCATTACGAACTTCTTCTGTAAAATTGTTTTCAGTATCCCAATGGTCTGGCATTGCAGACATTATATCGGTATCTTTGTATCTTTTGTAATTTGCGTTGTTATTTAAAATTAAATAATTCCTAGCAACAATTGTAAAATACGAAAAGGCTTTACCCTTTCCATTTTTATACATATGAATCTTCTCAATCATAAACGCAACTACTTCACACATCACATCCTGTGGGTCATCATCGAAATATGAAAACTTCCATTTGTTATAAACTATTTCTGCTAGTTTATCAAATGCAGGTTTAATTCTATCTCTATATAATAAATCTTTAACACGCTGATTATCCGATAGATTATATTCGATAATAGCTTGTTCCGTATCTGATGTAAAGTATTGTTTATTTTTGGCTTTTCTAGGCATTTTAATTAAATTGTTTGAATCTTTCGATAGTTTCTTTTATTTGATAAAATATAGAACCTACTTCATCATCCTTCTCAAACATTTCACGACTATCAATTTGTCGTAATGCCTCCAGTAATGCTTCGTTTCTTTGAGTTTCTATTTCTACAAACTCTTCGTATTTTTCTAACTTTTTTAATAAGTTAAAAATAATGTAAATACATAATACGAATAATAAGGTGATTATAAATAAAGCTATTTCCATAATTACACTATTTCATATCCTTGTAAAAAATAATTATTTGCTTTTTTGTATTTAACCTCAACCAGTTCACCAGTTGGTGATTTCATTACAATTTTATCATTTCTACCATAATTATTTTTCTTTACGATAGTTGTAGAATAAACCCTATCTTTAATAGTTATTCCATCTAAATGGTCAATTTCATGCTGAACGATAACAGTCATCATTGTTTCAATTGAAACTCTTTCATCAGCTTTATCTCCTTCTGGATTGATTTCAAATTCCAATTCTCCCAAATTATCAGTTTGAACTTTAATTTTACAAGACCTAATAGTTCGTAATGGGTTTTCAATGGTTTTAGGAATGGATAAACATCCTTCATAAAAAAGAAATCCTTCTTTAGACCGTTCTGTAATAACGGGATTCACTAAAAATAGTTCTCTACTATCTTCATCGTACCCAAACTTAATATAACATGCTCTTTTTTTAATACCCAATTGAGTTGCAGATATACCTAATCCTGGGTATTCGTTTAATCCATCTTTCAGAGTTTGTTCTAATTCATCTGCTTCTTTAGCAGTAATTTCGGTTTTGGGGACGCGTGTTAAAAGAAACTCGCTAAATTCTTTAGATTGTAATCCGTTTGATGCTTTGTCTGTAATTAATTTCATATTTTTATTTATTTTTAAGTCCGTATTTTATAAATTTATACCATATTCTTTCATGTAGAAAGTATTGTATGGGTTTGTACACTAATTCAACCACTCCGAAAGCAGCACCTATTTTAATAGAACCACTTATCCACCACATTATTAAGAATCCAATTAAAGTACTTACAATGCGGTATGAGATGGTTTTAGCTATGTGTCTTTTTACCTGTGGCATCTATTTCTCCATTTCTGATTGCAGTTCCACTAATTTCGGCTATATTTGTGGGTGGTTCGTGATAAATTACATCATACCCTACTCCTCTACCATAATTTACTGATTCAATATCAGGAATAATTGATATATGAATTTTATCCCAATTATCAATAAAAAAAGATTCTTTAGTTAAATCTATCATAACCTGTTGAGCAGTTTTTGGATTATTCTCATCTGTTGGAACATCTCTAATTGCTAACCAAACATTTTTACCCTTTTCTAATTGTTGATTGATTAACCACTCATGTCCTTTGTGCCAATTCTGCCATCTTCCGATGTATAGTGCGTATTTTTTCATAACATTATTTTTATAAAAGGTAAAATTGCTAATTCTTTTCCTTTTGCTTCAACCATAATGTCCAAATCCAACTCGTATGTATTGGGGAGGGCATTAATAAGATAGGAATGTGCTTGCGGTTTTTCTTTTGGGTTGTTTTCATGTAATGCCTTCGATTCTGAATAATGAACTTCTTGCGTAATACCTTTTGGCCAAGTAGTTGCTGCTAATTTAAGAGCTTCTTCTTCCGTTAATCCACCTGTACAAAATTGGTGGTGGTGATAATCGAAAACAATAGGAATACCAGTATGTTCGTGGATATACATCAAATCTTTAACAGAGTACATAGATGCTTTATCATCATTCTCCAATGTCAATCGTTTTTGTACGCTTGGTGAGAGTCTTTTGAAGTTTTGTATCAATCTATCCATTGCAGACTTTTTATCTCCGTAGACACCATTACAATGGATATTTATATTGTTGTAATGTGTTTTTGATAACCCCATCATATCAAAAATCTTACCATGTAGTTCCAAATCGGCAAAAGTCTTTTGAATAACTTCTTCGTTTGGAGATGGTAATACATTAAATGGACCTGGATGTGAATTAATACGGATATTATGAAATTTAGCAAAATCACCTGCTTTTTTAAGCTCTGATTTGATTTCTTTGTAATCCTTTAATTGAGTAATGTCGAAATTATCACCCCACGGAATGATAGTAGATGAAAGACGGAAGAACTTAATACCATTCATCCTATTCCACTCTAAAATCTTAATAACATCCTTTGCATTGAGTAATGCAAGTTCGGAAACGTAATCTAAACCTTTTTGATTGAAGGTTTTTTTGACCATTGTACGATTAGTGGTAATTTTCTTACCTACGGTCATATTAATACATGCATATCCTATATTCATATGTTAAATATAAGAAAATTATTTCGTATTTACAAGCGTTTAGTAAATTTTGATGTTTTCATCCTCTGTGCGGAATCTAGCTAAATCTCTAACATTCCCTTTTTTAGTATTTAACCAATAATTTACCGCTTTTGGATTATTTATCCACAATTTACGATTATTCCATGGAAATTCTGGATGCATATACTCTTCCCATTTTAAATTCGGTAATTCTTCTTCTTCTTTAGGGGGATTTTCTACTATATCTTCATTTACCGTTGGTTTATCTTCCAATCCGTCGTTCAAAATTACATCCCAATCATCATACAGACCATCTTTCTCATCTGCTTGTATGATTTCTTTAAGAAGTTCTCTTTGTTTTTCTTTATCACCGTATACTTCGTATTCTTTTTCTTTTTTATCAGAAATTAATCCGTTAAATGCGATAATTAGAGCAACTGCGAGTGGGTCAAAGACAATTACAATCAAAAATATGAAGAATTTTACTACATTTTTCAATTCTATATCAAATGCCTCTGCTACAAATCGAAATCCACCCACTTCTTTCTCTAAATCTAGGTTAGTAACCTTAATTTCGTTAATTTTTTCGGTTTCGGCTGCATTTTCTTCTTGTAAAATTGAAATTTTATCATTAATTTTACTGATTTCTTTATCTCTAGCATCAATTGAACGCAGTAAACGAGAATTTACCGTACCTCCATCGATAATTTTACCTTGATTAGTATTAAATTCACTAATTTGAGTAGAAAGTTGAGTGATTTGAGCAGTGTTTTGGTCAATTTTAGTTTGATGAACTTCAATTTCTCTATCTACCTGTTGTAACTGAAGAGATTGTGCCTGAAAAGCATTAGAAAGGTATCCGAAAATACCTGCAGAGGTGATTAACATAAGAACTCCTACTGAAAGTGTAAGATACCATTTGTTAAACCCACCAATTACATCCCATTTTTGTTTTAAGTATGTTGCAGCAACTAATTTAGCTAACTCCAACGAAGATGCCATCACTATAACAGATGTAGATGCTCCTGCAAAAAGAACACCTAATCCAGTTACAGAGAAATAAGCAGCACATCCGGCTATAATAATAGCAGATAACCCCACTAATACTTTTAGCCAATTCATATTATCGATTTATTCTGGATAATTCTGCTACGCGTTCTACTAACATTCTAGCATCTGCTAATGTAGCATGTGCTTCAGATGGTGATAAATGTTGTGCACCACTAATTCCATTCTGTAAAATTCTCAATTTACCATCAATGGCTTCCAATAGGTTTTTTATTTTTTCGTCGTATATCATAGTAATAAGTATTTTTAAATAAAAAAAGGTGGTAAGTTTACCCTACCACCTATAAATATACAAAAAATAATTCACTTAATCAACTTTAATTGAAATTGATTTTGATTTCCTTTCGTCTTTCTTATCAATTGTTAAAGTAAGTAACCCATTAGTGAATTTTGCCTCCGTTTTAGTTCCATCATAATCTTTGCCTACACTGAATGTGGAATCGATGTCCTGTACTAACGGAGAACTACCTTCTTGCTTTTTTGCTTTAATTGTTACCTTATCTTCGGTAACTTCTAATTTAATGTTTTTAACATCATGCCCTAATACATTAAATGTTAATTGTTGTTTACCATCCTCCAACTGCGTTACATCGTAATCTGCCGCAAATGTATTGTAATTAGTTGTGGTAGTGTACCAGTTTGGAGAATTAAATAAATTTACTAATTTTTTTAAATCTGAATTGTACATAGTTAATTTGTTTAAGTTTTTGAAATAATTTAAATTCATATTATCCAATACTATACCAACCAAATTAATATGACAAAGTGTCAGTATTCTTTAATAAATATCTGACACAATGTCTGTATTATTTAGATTTATTGTAATTTTGTCTTTCAATAACAGTACTCATATGGTCTGCCCAATGCATTATATACTGAATGTTTGATTTAAGATACTTGGATACATCAAATACTTTATAGTATTTTACATTATCCTCATCATACATACCATCTGTAAGTTTAATACCAAAGTATTCATTTTCATTATACTGAATACCATACCTATTAAGTAAGAAGAAAGTTCTATCAGTAATAGCCATATACGAGTTCTTACTATTTCTAGTATAGACTTCACCTTTATTTTTTACATGCCAATCTGATTCATTAGGATGATAATGTAATTCTTCTTTGGTTCCTAACTTACCTAAATCATGATGTAGTGCTACAAAAATTAATTCTTCATCTGTAAAATCAGGTTCACCACCTTGTGATGTAAATAGATTTTTTACAGCAAGTGCATTCTTGCAAACATTAAAAATATGGTCGATATAACCACCTGGATATGCATTATGAAAATTTAAATTACCAGAAGCTGGTGAAATCATAAGGTTACCACCTAATTCTGATTCAGAATACATATGAAGAAGTTTTTCTAATCTTTCACCTGTGAAGTACTTTTCTAGGATTTTGAGAAACTTTTCGTAATTTGCTTTTAATTCTTGTTCTGTTTTTTGCTTCATTTTCTTGAGTAGTAATGAGTTTAACTATTAATAATACCCAAACATACGAAAAATTTTCAAATTTTCCTAGTCATTACATAAAAAGTTTTTTCTTTGTTAGGATTTCATACAGAATTTCAACTTCTTCTTCAGTAGTTAATTCAGGTAAATCATCATCAAATAATCGAACGGTGTAGATTGTGTTTCCGTTTTCATCAAAAAATTCATCAGATTCGGAACTGAATAATACTGGAGCAAATTCTATATTTTCTATATCATCTTCATCTATATCTACCAATGGTATGACGTAATAATGGTAGGAATCTATACCATCTTCTACTTCTATTTTATGACACTTCCATCTATTGAAGCTATTTTCGGTTATTGGATTCTGCGGTAATATAATCATAATTAAAATTTTTACAAGTAAATATAGTAAAAAAATATGAATTTTACAAATTACCGTTTCTTATAATAATTTTTTACCATCTTCATTAAATAATGATGAGTATACATAATTAGCGAATTGTTTATGCCCAAGAAAACTTAAATGGTAATCTTCCATTTTACCTTTGGTAGCATCTTTTATATTCTGTGCGTGTGAATCCTCCCAAATAGTTTGTGTATAAAATTCAAAATATTTATAACATTTTATTATAGATTTTAAAAAATCATATCGTTTCTCGTGACGTTTACGATATACATCGTGTCCACTAAAGTAATATGAAAAATTAACAATAGTTTCATATTTTTCTTTATTTTCAATTGTGGTCTTATAACCAGTATCGGATTTAATAACCTCACCACATACATTATAAAATTCATCTGGATTATGAGATGGTATATCAAATCTATATGAAAAAGTTTTATTAACAATTACAATATCGTTTTCCGAAATTGAATGATAATTATCTATTATCTTATCAAATATATAATCGTTAGATGCTCCACATTTTCCTAAATTATTTAATTTATAACCTAATTTATTAGCCAATATAACAGGCCAAATCAAATCATCATCTGATTTTTTATATTTTTTATAGTATTCATCTCCCTCATAATTTGGTACACACCCGTGTCCAAAGGTCATTGAATCACCAAAAGTCCAAAGTGTTGCCATTATTTAAATTAAAGGTTTTTCAGTTGTATATAAATGATGAAAATTATGTATTACATTTGGAATATTTTTAACTTTATCCAATTCTAACAAAAACGAATTATATTCAGCATGGTCTGGATTTGCTACATTTTTAATTTTAAATTCAGCTTCACTAAATGTACCCCAATCAGAAATCACATTGGTTCTAATATCCCATTTTACTTTAGTTTCTCTTTTATCCATATATGATTTAATCATTTTATAAAAATCGTACATTTCTTTATAATTAGTATCTTGCACTACAAATGAAAAAATATATTCTTTTATAGTTGGTATTTTTGTTATAAACTTTAAATTTTCATGCAACACATCCCAATTACCTCCAATTCTAGTTTTAGTTTCGTATGTTTCTTTTGTAGCAGCATCTATTGAAATCTCACAAGTATTAACATAACGATGTATACCATTCATTTTCTCCCACATTTCAGGAGTCCATAATGAACCATTTGTATGTAAATGAATTGATTTTAATTTTTTAAATCTATTTGAATCCAATGTAATAAGAAACTGTCTGAATGATTTTGAGAAAAATGGGTCAGCTGAACCACTTAATACCAATCGTTCAACGAACGGTGATATTTCATCGTTAATTTCAGTTAGTTTTTTTTCTACGGATATTCGTTTACTACCTTTATAATTTATTAATTCAACCCTACAAGATGGGCATTGAAAATTACAGCTTCTATCAAATGTAAAATTAATTATTTTAGGCCCCTTTGTTTTATGTAAATAATCAACATTTTCGGATGTATTGGGTATGAATTTAGAAGGTATTCTATTACTTTTAAAACTTGCTAAATATGGACACAAAAATTCATTACAGTATTTGTAACTACCATCAGTTACACTATCTCTTATTTTTTCAGAAATTTCAGAATTAAAACTATCCAATATCCCTTTACCACTATTAATATCCGTACTTAACCAAGATGGACAACATAAAAATTGTTTATTATCTTCTACCTCTGTAAAGAAGAATGGAGTTGTGCATATATATTTTGATTTATCAATCATACTAATTTATTCTTTAATAAATCTTTACTTAAAAATGCAATTAGAGACCATCGTTCACCACTAGTAACCTCTGTTACTTCGTGTAATCTACTACCATAAAAGGTATAGATATTTCCGGCAATTTTAGGTACAATAAATTTTGGATTATAGCAAATGAGTTCTCCTCCTTGATAATCATCATTTAAACAAGCACCTATGTTATATAAACTATGTTTATCAATATGAGGTTCAAATTTATTTCCCTTTTGTACATTTTGTAAATGAATCACATTGAGTGGTTTATTCAATGTGATGTTTGTATTCATTTTAAGATAGTTTAACAATCGTTCAAATATCCATTCAGTTATTTCATTTCTTTCTATATGCCAAGCAAAATAAATAGTTTCATTACTTTCCCACCATTCATTTGATAAATGTTTTTGAAATAAATTTGATAATGATATTATTTCGTTACATTCTTCTTTTGTAAAGTTTATCATTATAAAAATTATTTTTTTATTAAGTCAATCAGAACACTATATTAGTGATTTATTTAATGCGAAATTATCAATTGATAACCAAAAAACAATACTATATCGTATACCATCTTTAATTTTATTAACACTATGTTCGATAGATGAATCAAACATTATAACATTTCCAATTTCTTTTGAAGATACTATTGTATCATCATTGTGAAAAATACATAATTCACCACCATCATAATCGGTTTCATTTGAAAGTTGTATTATTAAAGTTTTATATCTGTTTGGATATTCAATGCCTGAATCGGTATGTCTTTTGAACTCTTGATTTTTATCATATTTCAGAATTATAAAAAAATCAGGTAAATTTTTTATTTCAAATTCTTTCAACTTTTCTAACATCATATTTGATAAATTATGTGTTAGCTCTATAGTTAACTCACTTGAAGTTCTATGTTCTGATATAACATCAATATTACTATATCCTGTTACTTTACTGCGTTTGAATGATTCATCATCAGATAATGATTTAAAGTAATGACAATCATCTTTATTGAATAATTTTTTTTGAATAATAGATTGCATCTTACATTAATTTTGGTTCTCTAACTCTCTCGTATGCTAATATCATACCAACTAACCAATCCGATGTTAATGTATCTCTTTCGTGAAATATTTTACTTCCTTCGAATATTACCCCATCACCTTGTTCTAAAATTATTTCAACTTTTTCACCACCAATCCAAAGATATAAAGGACTTGCAATTGTATCAGATTGTTTAATTAAAACACTAATAACAAGTTCACATACATCTTTGTGCTTGTGAAGTTTTTGTCCTTTAAGTGATTTTCTAGTATACCCTAAAACGGTATTTACTTTGGTTGAATAAAATTTTTCAACTTCTATTTTTAATTTTTCGGTATACCTATCAGATATTTCCCATTTATGTACTATATCAGAATCTTTAACTAGCCAATCTTTTTTCTTTTCTAGTTTTTCAAATTCAGAAAAAATGAATTCACATTCATCTAACGATAAAGCATTTTTAAGTATTTTATACATAATTAAATTAAATCTTTATCTTCGATTTTAAAATCAACAAAAGGTTCATTTACATTAAGTAGTGTATGTATTTTTTTATACATTTCATAACACCCCTTTGGTCCAGGATGGTCATCTCGTTTTTCACCAGCACCTTCTTGCCAATTTGAACTAACTTGTATTAAGGATACAAAATCTTCTGTACCCTTATTAAAAGTTTCATTCCAAGTAACAAATACTGGATTATACTCCTTTAGTAAAGTTTGAAGTTTTTTAAAAAATTTTATTTCATTATTTCTCTCACCATCTAACCATCGATAGTGTTCATCTACTTTCAAACAAGCTAATTTATTTATTAAATTACCATTTGCATAAAATCGAGTAGGTATTCTACCAGGTTCGGTAAACATAATCAAAACTCTATCCCCAGGCTCAAATTCTGGTAAATCTCCTAATTGAAATATTATGGAGTTATTATCTGACCCACGCACCGCGAATTTGTAAAATTCGTAATGGTGTGACAGATAATATGTCCAATGGTATTTCGGAATATCAAAATCAACGAATGAATCTCCAAAACAAAATAACCTAGGTTTCATAATCATTTGTATTACAAATGTTTTGCAATAAATAATTCAAAAAATTTATTAACTACAAGTTGAACTCTTCCCTTTTCTTCTGGTGTTAATTGAGATGTAGTTCTATTATTGACAGCATTTAATGCCTTTTTTTTGTACAACGGCGGGTGGTTGGTTATGTTCATGATTATTTATTTTTATTTATTATGCATTAATACTTGTTTGATAAAACTCTTGTCTTTTAAAAGTTTTATTTAGTAATTCATTATCTCCTAAACCGGAAACTATAAAATCCTCTACTATAAAGTTATGTTCACTTTCAAATAAAACATCACCATCTATTTCCAAATTATAAAAGTTATCTACATATTGAATACCAAGTTCAACACCTTTTGCTTCACAAATTGGTTTCCATTCTCCATTATCATAGAATGGATGTAATCTATCGGAAATCATTCCCTTATATTTTACAACTTCAACAACATCATTGGTAGGATGTGGTATTTTATCAGTTACAACACCTCTTACATATTCACCATTTTTATAACTCAAAACATAATCACCAATCTCAATGTCTACTATGTTTTTAAAACTACCATCTTCCATTTTTACTTTAGTATCGGCAGTGAAACACGAAGGTGGACGTAGGTTATGAACTAACACATTATTTGCAAAATAATTGTGATATGTTTCAATTTCTGATAAGTTGTATACGATAGTAGATTCTTCTACTATATTTACATTAATCAATTTAACATCTCCATTATGTAACTTTACAACATCACCGATTTCTATTTTTTCTACTTCTATTTTTTTAACAGGCTTAATTCCTTCAAATGAATCATCATTATATTGTTCTGGTTCACCTAAATAGTTAACCCATCCCTTATTGATGACGTAAATTGGATGGTCTAATGTTGCTTTTAAAATACTTCCATCTGAAAATTCATATTCAACAATCTTATCAATTTGTTTAGAAAAAGTATTTAAAACTTTACTAACTTTTGGTTCGTTATTTTTTAAATCAAATGAAACTACATAATCACCTACAACTACATCTTCGATATTTTTTGTAAGTCCATTTTCTAACAAAATTTGTGTACCTGCAACGAAGCAAGGTGCGTTATGAGAAACTACTGAATTGAATGCAGTAGAACCACTTATAATATAGGTATCGGTATCTTCAACATCTAATTCTATATAAGTTAAATTATTGTCGGTAGATACATAAAAATTTAATTCATCTATATCAATTAGATTACCATTGGCATCGTATAAATAATCTACTTCAGGATTTATATTATATATTTCTTTAAATGAACTTGCATTAGAGCTAGAATCAAAAATTAAAAACGATTTTGCTATTCCAGAGAAAAGAGAATCATCATCTACTTTTAATTCAAACATACTATTATATTTTAAGTTTTCATACTTTTTATAAATTACAATAGATGATGTTAAGTATGAACCAATTGGAAACTCATTTGTTGGAAAACTATAATTAGTATCCGTCTCCTCTTCAACAGAACGAGATATATAATAAGATTTTACATAATCACCCACAACAAACTCTGATATAGGTTTGTAAGTATTTTCATCAGTTAGTATTTGGTGAGTTGATAGTATTCCTGCTGAATCATTTTTGAATAAGTTAGTTGTAAACTCATAGTAGTGATAATCGGCTATTTTATTTGTATATTGATTTTCAACTACTTCAGAACTTAAATCGGTTGGTAAGTCAAATATTGAACTAATTTTATAAGTATGTAAATTTACTACTTCTAAATTAGAGCCATATACTATTCCAAAAAATCTATAAGATGTTATGTGGTTATTATCATCTACATTAGATGGGTGAAAATGATATTGCTCTATTAACTTATCTTCTGCTGCGTTTTCACTAATAAAGTTATTCCATCTATCTTCTGATGATTCGTTTTCAGTTTGAAAACCTATTTTAAAGAAATCAATTGGATTATGAATTTCATTCACATCCTTTATAGTTACATCTGGTATATTGTTTGGGTTTATCTCATTTGTAAGAGTGTTTTTTTCACCAAATGATGATGAATGATAATATGAAATAGAATAATCATTTATAGAATTATCCGTAAATAAATTAAAAACATTTAATCTATTTTTACAGTATTCACTATCAAACAGAGCAGATTCATCATACGCTAATCTCAAAATAAATTTATTATCAGAATCCTCAACTTGTGTTGGGTATATTGTACCATTACTTTCTTTATGTAAATTTATAACGGTTGTATCTGATGATAGAGAAGATGTAAGTTGGTTTACAAATTTTTGATGAATATCTGGTTTATAGATAATATCTAATTCAGAGATACTATTATCTACAAGTATTTGGTTAAAATCAGAAAAATCAAAATTAACTAATTCCTGATTTATAAATCCAGTATCAGTATTTAATTCTAATAATCTCAAATTACCAGTTGAGTCTTTTACAAAATCTGCGGAAAATAGTGTTCCTTTCATAATGCTTTTTTTATATGTGTATTCTTATATAAATATGATTGTTTTAAATTAAACTTCTTTTTGATTTAACATCAATTACATTTCGTAATCTATTTCTATTATCTAAAAGAGAATGAGAATTTATTTTTTGAATCCCCAAATAATGAGTTAACCTATTAATATCCTCATTACCTTGATATATGTTCTCATATGATACCATTAATTCAATTTGGGGTATATTAGATATTATCTCTTTATATTTCTGCAATCTAGATTCCTCCTCTTTGATTTCTTTTTCATTTTCTATTAACCATTGATTAGATATTTCATAGCATTCTCTCCAAGTAATAGAATTTGAAGATAGTGCCCAATAATGTGATATTGCACACTCTTGTATATCGTTTCGTATTAACCCAATGACCTTATCCCAATTACTCCAATTGAATGTATCTAATTCATTTTCTATTTCACTAATCAAATACTTTACTACTATATTGTTTTTATTTTTTTCCAATAACCTGATTTTATAGATACTCAACATATCAAAATTATCTTTTGTTGGTTCATGAATAGTTTGATATTTTTTTTCTGAACCTATCCAATTAAGTAAAGAATACCCACCACTTCTACCCATCGCGATTATTAGTATTCTCATATTTACAAAATTGAAATTAAATAACTGAATGTAGTATTAACTCATGTAATCCTTCAACGATTCCGTAATCTTTACTATCTACCCAAAAATGTAATTTTGAATGGCTTCCAAAGTTAGATTTCAATTTATTCTTTTCAGAATGACCCGACATTGTAATCATATCAATGGAATTATCTACACAATACTTCGCACAATTCAATATGTTTTTTGAATTACCAGATGATGATATTAGTATTACCAATGTATCTCCTTCTACAAAATGTTCTAAAAACATCTGATATGCATTATCCCAACCGTAATCATTCGCATAACAACTCATTCTAGGTGTATCACCAAATGTAATTGTTTTAATTCCCAACATTTTATGGTAATCTTCGGCTATGTGTAACGCAACCGCATTACTTCCACCATTACCCAATATAATGATATTACTATGATGGCGTATTAAGTTATTTAATGTTGCTAATTTACCTGTCTCTATTTCAGCTAAACATTTTTTATATTCTTGTAAATTCATATATTCTTTATAAATTTTCTACACTATTCCATTTTTTTAAATCACAACTACCCATAACAGGTGTGAATATCTTTTTACCTAATGGGCATCCACACTCACCGCATATCTCTGTAAATACTACGGAAGGAGTTCTTGATGGACAAGTTTGACAAATAGTGTATCGTTTTCCGGCTAATGTAGTTTGTTCGGGAGTTGGATTTGCCGCTCTTCTCCAACTTAAAAATATCTCTGATGCTTTATTCATAAAGATTTCACTATATCATTGATTCGTTTACATTGCTCAAAGAGTTCAAAATCTATCATTCTCTGATGTATCCAATCTAATATCGAACTATACTCCTCCTTCTTAACAGTAACGTATGCAGGTACTCCTTCAAATCTAAATATAACTAACTCTTTAGTTCCTTTGATTTTTTTGAAAATTTCGATTAAATCAATAATCTTAACCATCTGCTCCGCCGTCATTTCTATTTTACAAATATAATCTTTCCAATCTAATTGGATATAACTTTTTTCTAAACTAGATAAAACCTTGGCGTTCATACAGATGTAAATGATTAGAGTATAACAATATACTAATAATTATTAAATTTTCCAAAATAATCGATGAAATACTTGTTTTTTATTTCGGAATTTCGTACATTGTGATTGTAATAAAGATACCCTATATGAAAAACGAAACAGATATTCTAATAAAAATATCAGAGTTAGAACTTGCACTCTCAAAAGAGATGAAACTCGATATCTTACACGATATTAATATATTAAAAATACAAACTCAAATCGATACTCTTAATTGGGTATTAGAAAAATAATTACGAAAGTACTTGGAATTGCGAAAAGTTTTTCGTAGATTAGTAGAGTAATAAGAAATGAACCTTTAACCCCCCTTAATTATGAATTACCTTATTGACCCCCAAAGTTTAGTGTTCAACTCTCATAGAGTTAGTGGTTTCACCAAAATGGTTGGTGATGAGCATATCCCACAATGGGATTTGTTGGAAGTAGCAACCGAAGTTGCTGAAGAATGGACAGATGATTGGCCTGAAGACCAAGGATTTGGTTCATCTGATGGAACTTATATGATGAAAGATTTCATCGATAATGTGATTTGGAGATATGCTAGTGGTAGATTGATGACCAAATTTACTCCATCACTTTCGATAGTGGAGTATTCGGAAGCCGAATATCACAATAGAGTTCAACGAATGGAAAGCGGACTATAATATGAGAAAGACAGAATTCTTTAAAAACTATGGTGGAGCATTAGTTGCTATAACCGCCGATGATGCAGAGTATGGTGATTTCCTACTACTTCATCCAGAAGAAATAGAAATGGCAAAAGTAT